TTTCTTAACTATAAAACCTTTGGTATGTAACATTAAAGTGTTACATTTGTAATGTGATAAAGAACTAACAATAACAACTAATTAAACAACAAAGTTATGAAAGCAACAAGAATTAATGCAAAGCAAGCACAAGGGTTAATTAACAACGAAGAAGAAAGATTTAACGATCAGCCGGCAATAATTAATAACGGTGATAGCAAAGAAACTTCTATTTCCTACGAAGGTAAAACAATCAAAATTAAATGTTTGCTTTCAAATACGAAGGCTTGCAAATGGGATAAAAAATACCCGGAAAATCATAATCACTACATTGTAACAGTGAGCTATGAGGGCAAAAGATTATCTTTTGATTGGTTTGATAGCTTTCAAAATTTCCGTTGCGGTGTCATTGATAAGGATAGAAATGAAATTGTTGAAATGTTTTATTCGTTTTTACAGGATATTCTTTACAAAAACGAATATTCGAATAAAAACGATTTTTGCAAAGAAGAGGGAAATGTACCTATTTTATGGAGTGCATTGTGCAAGCATGAAAATAAATATAATAGAGTGTTTGAAGGCGTTGATATTTACGAACTTGCAAACAATTTGCGAGAAACATTTGATTTTTAACGATTTAAAGCGATAAGGATATGAAAACAAAGTATATTTATAAGGGTGAAGAAATTTTACACAGTACGTTTATTTCTCTATGTCGAAAAATTGGTGTAAATGGTGGGAGAAAATTTACTACTTTGGAGAAATTGCAGCAAGAAGCAAACAAAGGAAACGAAAAAGCGATTGAATTATTATCAAATTTGCAAATACAATGAATAGGGTGTATAAATGGATAGTTGACGGGCTGGAGTTCTCCAGCCTTCAAAAAGCAAAGCAATTTTGTAGGGAAAGTAAAACAGGTGCTAAAGGCATTTGTGGAGTTGACAGGAACGGAAATAATGTAACTTTTACACCTATTGAGAGCACAAAGCGCGGTATTTCCTTTGGAAAGTCCTATAAAATAAATGTAAATAATACACTTTAAAGAACTATAAAACAACAAAGTTATGAAGATGAAAGCTATACAAGTAACATTAGAGGCGTTGAAAGTGGTATTTATTTCTTTCGTTATCGCTCTTATTGTTCTATTTGTTGATGAAAGGAACTTTTTGCATGTTATCTTATCAGTTCCTATTGTTTTAATTTTACTTTATATTTTGGTTGAAAAATCATTTATAAGTAACAAACAAAACAAAGAAAAATCATCAAATTAACTTTTCTTAACTATAAAACCTTTGGTATGTAACATTAAAGTGTTACATTTGTATATCGAAAAACAAGTAATAACATAAACAAATAAAGATCATGAGAACAAAAGAACAAATTTTTGAATTTATTGCTACAGAACTGAAAAACAACAATACTATTGTTGTAGCAACTTTGGGCAATGGAGGTGGTGGATTAACCCTATTACAGGGTGATTGTGCAGAATTTATTGAGGAGCTTAAAACCTACTCTTTTGACGGAAAAGCGAAAGGCTGCTTGGATATAGTCGAAAGCGAATATGTAGAAGCAACAAGCGAAATATATCAGTTTTCCGGGAATGACGGGTACAAAGTACAAATTTTAACTTATTAATAAAGCAACTAACTAAACTAATTAAACAAGGTGCGCAAACCTTGACAAAACGCAATAAAGCTATGACAACTACAGTAAATAACAACGAAAACAAGGTAACTGTAAATCGTATTGGTTTCTCTGGATTATTTTCTAAGTTCTTTAAAGAAGACACACAAGTATATGATTATCTTTTTGAAGGCGGTAAATGTTATTCCTTTGCCTACTATATTGGGTTAAATGATGATTGCAAAAACGGACATTTAACCTTTAGTTTTACCGGCGAAATTAAGGTTAAAAAAAGAAATGGAAGGTTTTACACTTATATAAGTGGTGCTATAGGTAATGTTATCGCTTACTTTAAGCCTGAACTTTTAATGTTTGAAAGACTACACCTTTGCAACCACTTGGGACAACCAATGTTTATAGATGACATTCGCTTTCATATCAATGAAGGCAAAACAAATGAACAAATAGCGGAAATGTATAATATTTCTAATTTGGAAGCTATCGAAATATTACGTAACGCTTCAGACAACAAAGATTTATTTCACTACCTTGTTTTTCACTTGGGCGTTGCTGATGCTTGGGAAAAGCAAGCAAAAGAAGCTATCCGGGAAATGGAAGCAAAAACGGGCTTAACTTTGAAAATTGAAAATAAGGATAAAGTTTACAAGCAATTTGACGCAGAAAAGTGTAACGACATGGCCTATTTGTTCAAACATGGTTACGCGACAAAAGAAATGAAACGAGCGCGTGAAGAAACTGCAAGATCAAAGAAACGGTTAGAAGAACTTGCAGAGATTGAAAAAGAGTTTGCCAAAAGTGTAGAAAAAGCAAAAAGAATTTATGAAGTAAAAAGGGCAGTTGTTTCTTTCGGCATAAGTTGGGATAACGTTACCCTTTACGATCATAAAAACGAACTTTGTTTTAATTGGTTAGATTGCTGCGAAAAGGTTCCTTCTGATTTAATCAACGAACTTGTGTGCAGTAATACTTTACCGGAAGGAATAGAGGTAACGAACCTGGACAAAGGTAGGGAGTAATAACCCTACTTATTTTATCAATCAATTCATAAAGCATAAACAATTTATTAACAATAATATAAACTAATAGGAGATATTAAAAATGAAAGCAACTAATAATAACACAGATACTTTATTTATAGAAATTTTTGTAGAATTGTTGGCAATTGCAAAAACATACTTCCAAGAACTTTTTAAAAACGAAAAACCGGGCGTATATACATTGAAAGACGTTTACGCCTATATCGCAAACTGCGAAAGCCTTGAAACAAAGCAAGGGAAAGCAGAAAGACTAACAGAGAAAGAAAAAGAACAAGCGACAAAATACTACACAAAAAGTCCTTATTATTCAAATATTGATTCTTTTTTTATAAATAGCGTGTCTTATGTATGTAAGGTGTCTAATAATATTGTCTCTATTGAAAAAGGCAATTTTAAATGCAGTTTTGATATAGTCAAAGTGTTTGAATATTTGGAAAGGTTCAAACAGTTGTCCGGCGCCAAAGAAAAATTAGAATTTGTCAAAGAAGGAAATCAGGTACAAGAAAGCGAGGATAATTGTATTTGTTCTTTTGATATTGTATTTAATAAGAAAGACAAAACGTTTCTAACTGTAAAAACCAAAAATTCAAGTCGATATATTGATAACAATATTTTGATAGATATAAATTTAAGCAAAATATATGCTACTGATTCTTTTATCTGTAAAAGTAGAAATGTGAAAATATCCAATTTTTCCGGTGTTTGGGGCAAGTATGTATGTATATCTTTTGATATCTTTAAAAAGTTGGTAGGGAAAGAATGTCATATTATTGTTGGTAGCGACGACAAAGAGGGACAAATAGTCGTAACGATCGTAACGGGTAAAGGTGAAATATTTGAGTGTCGTTACAATGATTTCAATAAGAATGTAAATATAGAGGGCGTTTACCCTATTTTATACAAGGAATTAAAATTGACAGTTAAGGACAACAAACAGTTCACAAAGGACTTAAAAACTATATCTAAAGTTTCAGAATTTGTTTCTTTCGAGATAGAAAAAGGATCAGACCGATTAAGAGTGAATTATATCACAGAATTAGGAATAGGAGACATAGATGGTAAATACGGAGAATTGTTTGTACAATTGTCTGAACCGTCTAATTTTAGTTATAGATCAGATAATAGATTAAGTAAAGTACTTTCTTGTCTGGACGGTTGGAACGGCGAAATATATTTTACAAAAGAATATAGTTATTGTAAACTTTCTTTTGTCTCTGACAACTGTGACAACTGTTTTATGATTGATAACAAAATTAATTATTTTAATCCAATTAGAGATAAGAACGATTCTTTCCCGGATAAGTTAACCCCTGTTTATTGTGGAAAAGAAACAAAAGAACCGGACACAGATACTAAGCCTGTAAGAACGCCGGAAATCAAAAATGATACAAACCTACAGGAGAGCAAAGAAAGTACTGCAAACGTAACAGAAATAAGCGAAAAAGAAAAAGAGTTTGAATTATTGGAAGCTGACAAGGAATATTTTACTGGGTGTTCTTTAGGTGAGGTAAGAGCATGTTTGAATAGCAAAGGTTTGAGTGTCACTATAGACAAAGACAACAATATTTTTTGTGTCTCCAAAGACGGTGATAGCCTTATACGTGAGATTCGCGTTTGGGCTTACACAGAAATTTTAGAGATAAACACAAAAGTAGGCGTTCATATAGAAAAGGATATAAATACAAGCATTCCTTTCTCTGATTTTTTGGAGCAATCTTTGATAAATTTAAAAAGACATGCTACAAACAAAGTATTTTTCTTTATGGAGAAAGACGGTTATAGTTGGGAGCAACCGAACGCACAAACATTCCACCTATTCAAGAACGGAAAAGAAAAGACGTTTAAAAATGAGTTTGAAGCATATAACTTTGTCCGAGACAAAGAGAATAAAAGTTATTTTGACTTTAATGTCTCTGACTATACGGACGATATGATAGAAGTAACCGGACTTGACCTGGAAAGCATCACGTCTAAAGTAAAACAGGATAGCCCAAAAGAGTTAAAAGTTATACAGGATATAAAGCTATATGATAAAACCGGGAAAATAGTGTTTACTTATGATAATGGAAGTATAGACACTGTAGTAGAAGCAACTTTCAACGGTGATAGTGTGCTGCAAAGTGTATTACAAAAGATAAACGAAAACATGTAACACTATGATCAGGTTAAATAAATTTCTTTCCTTGTTTGTCTCTAAAAGGCAGATAAGGAAAGAAAAAGGAAAGAATAGAATGAAGTATTACACAAAAGACAATGTTAAGTTTGTAACATGGAAATACAATGCCGGCGTGCCGTGCTTCTATTTGAACAAATCTGTAGATATTGTGAATGTGCTTCTATTGAATGATTCAAAAAAGTTACAAGGTTTTTTCTGTAAAGGATATTTTGTGAAGAATATCCTAAAGAAAAACAAAAAGAAATTTTTGCCGGGCAACTTTTATCAGTTCCTTTATAAATTGGTATATGTCGGCTACAAAATAGAAAACGGAGAAAGACTGAAAATGTATCAGCTTAAAGAGGTTGCATATTTTGAAAGTGTTTAGCCTTTCCAAAGAAAAAGATTTGTATATCTTTGCTATGTGTAGAAAATTTTATGTTTGTTATATTATTAGTTTAGTTATTCAATTGATATTTAGTAGTTTAATTAGTTTATGTTATTATTTTGTCCTTACCGGTACGCGATGTATAGGTAAGGACTTTTGTTTTTGTCCTTTCTTTAGTGTAGTTTTGTCACATAATAAAAACAACCATTAAATTTTTGTCAAAATGAAGTTACAAAAGTCTGTAGACAAACCTTCTATAGTTTGCGATAACTGTAGATACAAAATCGAATGTCCTTATGTGGACAAATCAGAATGTTTTGAATATAATAGTGCACAGCTTTCCAAATCTCAAATCGAAGAATTGAACAATGAAGAAGGAGAAACAGCTTACTAATAAAGATTTACCGGCTATTTCCCAAAAGGACTTTGTGGAAATAATAGAACAAGCTCCAGAAGTGATCCAGACCGCTTCCAGTGAGCTAAAAAACGCTTTTGTCGCTTTGGAAACGGCAGAAAGGGCACTTTCTGAATCGTCTTACCGTTTCTTTGTTTTTGAAGGTAAGGACGGGGAAGAGATTACGGCCGATTTGAAAAGTTACTCAGCAAAGGGTTTTATCCTTCGTCACGGCGGAAAGGAATCGGACGTAAAGAAAGCACAACGGCACAAAGAAATGTATGTTATGCCTCTTATAGAAGAAATAAAGAGGTGCAAAGAGGTATTCAACGACATTTATCGAAAAGAAATGCTTTCTTCCGTCACGCCGGAGATCATGTCCTATATCGTGAAACTGTTTGGGGAGATGAACGGCGTTGATGATGTCCAGAAAATCCTAAAGGAAGAAAAGAAGATAAAACTTACCCAAAAGGAACTGCAAGCCATCTTCGCCAAAAAGAAAGCGGAAATCGAAAGCAAACGTGCCGTATTTCTTGCTTCATCCAACCAATATAAGGTAGCAACGGAAGCTGGACGGCTACAGATCATAAACACTATCATAATAGACCTACAGCACCGGTATCAAAAATACCTTGCAGAAGAAAAGGAAGAAAAGGCATTGATATTCGAGCGGGAAATAAGAAACATGCTGGAGCAAGCCCGGAAAGAAGTAAAGGGAAATGAACTAAAGCTGACTGTAGACGGGAAAATTGATATTGTCGCCACCTTACACGGACAAGAAAACGTTTCTCGTGTGTTCCGTACACTTCCAATCAATTCTATTATAATAGGTCTCGTCGCTGCAAAATCAGGTCTTGACCCTACTGTATTGGTGCATCAGCTTGCAACAAGTTACTACAAGGACTTCAACGGCTTCAATAAAACAATTCTGGGTAGGGAAAAGATTATGCTTCCTGGCGATCTGATACGTGCAGCCAATTGGGAAGAGCTGGAAAAGCAAAACCAGAAGTTCCTGGACGAAATGACGCCTTATGAAGTACAGGAGGCTACTTACATAGATGATGAAAGAAAAGCCTCTGTAAAGGACAGATTAAAGGCTTTACGACTTAAATAAGAAAGGAAGTGGCATGACGAACAAGGAAAGAAAGATAAATCTCTATATAAAAAGAGTGGAAAGGTTTAATGAGCTTTGTCCCTCCAACGGGTTTCTGTGGGGAAGTACGATTATAAAACCTATCACAAGACGGAATTTGAAAATAGCTCTGTCGGAAGAAAAAGAAGAAAGCATAGACCGGAAGATAAAAGGAGTTGAAAAGTTTATAAAATACTTGGAAGGGGACGCGGGTAGTGATGGAAGGAAAAGAATGCTACCGGAACTGAAAAAGTATCTGATAAACGTAAAGGACGCGAAAATAAAAATATCCCCATCTATAAAAGTGTTTGTAAATGGGGATATAAGATCGCGTTTGTCTCTTTTGGAAAAGAAAGACGGAAAATGGATTGTATCGGACTACCGGGGAACAGTATTGAAACTGAAAAACCAAGAATCAGCCCTTCAAAGGGAAATCTTGTTCAGATTGAAAGCAAAATATGACCGGTCGATCATACCCAATACAAAAACTATTTTCCGGGCTTATTCTTAACCCAGATACATCTCTCCATGAAGTTCGGGATATTTGGAATCACGCATAATGTTCCGTACCTTTGTCTTTGTCCAAGCAGGAGCAGCATTCTTTACCGGAATGATCATAGGTTTCTTTTTGGGAGTTTCAATATTCTTCTTTTCGTAAGGCATACTATTAGTTTTTAAAGACGAAAGGGCTAAGAACCGATTTTTACAGATTGTGTTCAAAGCCCTTTCTTGATTAACGTAATTTACTAACAACGAGATTGTTAATACGCCTACTCTGTTAAGGATTTTCGGCGTCCTCCTTTATTAAAAACTTAGATTTATTTATATAGAGGAATTTAGAATAGATTTTGTTATTTCATGTTTTCACCTCCTTTCTTTTGATAGGTTTGCAACTCGATTAACTATAAACAATTATACAGGTATATATTTCTTACTCAATTGTAATCCAGATGTCTTCTTTTGAAGAAGAAAGTTTAGAATATACTTTTTCAAACGCTTCTTTGATAGAAGTAAGTCTCCCTATTTCTGTGTTAAATCCTACCCCTATACATCCTTCTACATTGTCTGCTGTGGCGGCAGAATGAATCAAAACGCCAGAAAAGCCTTTTATTCCTTCCAGTCTTGGAACTTTCCCTTTACATACATTCATATAAAATTCCTTTTGGCTGAATTTAGGGGAGACCACATTCATAAGAATTTTATATCTGCCGGAAGGAATAGCTGTCTTTCCATATATTTTTTTAGATTTTATTTCTTCTTCCGACATACTTTGTGTCAATCCTCTGTCGGTGTCTTCAATGGTGTTACAAATAAATTCACCATTAATATACAATCTCCCTATTGTATATTTTTCTTTTTTCCATTTTCTATCTACTTTAATCTCCATAATTAATTGATTTTTAAAAAGTTTATAGCAAATTAATCATATCGTCTATCGTCACTTCCTTTAGGTTTACACCGGGATATTCATCTTTGATCAGTTCGTCTATGTATTCTACATCTTCAAACCTTTCTTGTTGGATCAAGAGGTTTCTAAGTCCTATGAGATAATTAAGCCTTACGGAATCGATCCTTGAATCTATTGCCATGCAATAGTTTTTCAAGTTCTTAACTCTTAGCCATAGGATAAATACAATCCCCAATAGGAAAACTGCTATTATCCCCAGAATTATAATACAAATTGTTGAAAATTCCATGTTTTTATCGTTTGTAAGCCATTTTTTCTAACTCTACAGTAGTCATGTTCTCCGGGATTGTTTTAAGACGTTTGTAACGTCCTCTTTCAATCCGTTCTATAAATCCCGCTCTGTAAAGATAGGTAATAGTTTTTCTAAGTGTACCGTTAAAGAATAAATTACATCTCGACACATCGTAAAACTCAAATGGACGGTCTATGGAATTAATATGTCTAATGAGTTTTTGAAGCTCTGTTTCTTTCTTTCTGCTCATGTTATGAAATATATTTAAATTGTACTTGTGAAAGGTAGGAAAGCGTATCTTCACAGACCGGCTTTCCTAAAAATGAATCTTAACTATTTATGGAAAATATATAAATTATTCTATTTCATTTAGTTTCATGTGACTTAAAATATGTACAATCACTTCTACTGTCCATCCGTTCCCAAGCATTTTGCATTGTTGTGTTGCGCTACATTCCCATTTATACCAATCTGGAATTGTTTGTAATCTTGCGCGTTCAGTAGGAGTAAGCCTTCTTATTCTGTCCTTTTGATAAACAAGATCGTACACACCGGCACCACCCAAGCATAATGTTTGGGATTTCTGGTTTTCTGTCCTGCAATCTATACCAAAACCGTTTCCATTGGCTTTATTTCTTTCAAGATGTCGTTGCAGACCTGTTAACGCTTTTTGTGAAAGAAAACGATTGTCTTCCAAAACTTCTTCCATTACATCCTTTAGAACAAGACCTTTGTCTTTTGGCAAAGGAATGCTGCCTTTATTTATATTCATCCAGTAGATACGTTTCCTGTTTTGCGCAGAAACTAAAGCAGAATTGATATGAATACCTTTTGTGTTTAAAGCCTTATCAAATACTGATTCCCATCTTTTACCCATTTCCACATTTTCCAACAGAAATTGGACATTTGGATTTATCTTCTTTGCTTCTTTTAAAATACGAACAAATTCCCAAAACAAATAAGATTGACCTGTAAATTCAACCCCTTGCTCTTTTAGATCAAGATATTGTTCTAAAGAAAGAACTTCAATGTTTTCTTTTGTAGAAAGACCTTCTCTCCTGCCAATCATAGATAAATTGTAACAAGGGCTTCCTCCTAAAATCAAATCAATTCTTTCTAAATCAGTCACTTTTATATTTCTAACATCTCCTAATTGAATCGTATTGGGAAAATTGAGTTGCGTTTGCTTTATGGCAAACTTGTCTATCTCACTTGCATAGTATATGTCGGGTTCAATTCCCAATTCCTTCAACGCTATCTGTCCACAGGACATCCCGTCAAACAAGCTAAGCACATTCATGGTTTCAATCTATTTCTATGTATGTTTCTAATTCAGTCAATGTAACTGATTTTATCACTAAATCTTCAATATCCGACAGAAAATCAAAATACAACTTTGTTCTTTCTATGGCTTCCGTATCGGAATCGGATTTAACCATCAAAACAGCTTTCTGCATTTTTACTTTTCCTTTAGGGGTCGCTTCTGGATAGTAGGAAACGACTTTGAAAAATTTCTCTCCCTCTCCTACTACAGAAATAATGTCTGTTTCCTTGATAGGAGAAATCCTAAAATCTTCATTTGTTTCTTTGCTTCCCCAATCAGTAGTGATCGCTTCTACTTCCGTATAGGTGTAAGCCCTGACAAGAATAGTTCTTTTAACAGGTATTCTTGGCGGTTTAAAACCGTCTGGATTGTCTGTCCAGTAATTTATAGTTGATTCGAAATACATGATGCTTTAGATTAATGATTGTAAAATAATTCCTTTTGTAAAATCGCACCCCTCACTACCCCTTGGGATAATAACGAAATTCTTAGACGGTGATTCCATCTTAAAATTGTAGGTTATTTCCGGGTCGGGAAGGAAAGATGCTTTTTCTATGTACAGAAACTTTTTGGCTTTCTTTCTCCATGCGGAAAAATCATAGGAGAAAAGCGGTATCCCTTCTGCCGACAACAAAGACATCCAGTTTCCCCACATATCCATTACAAGAAGTCCTGCTGTTGCTTTGAAACTGTCCCCGGTATTCAAAGTAAAATTCATTACATGGTTGTAATCGTCTTTGATACACTCTGCAAGCTCCCTTCCAAATTCTGAATGATTTTTTAAGGTGATTGCAAGGGTGAGATGTCCGGTTTCGTATATCTCATCACATCTCATGGCTCTTGCGTCACTGTCTAAAGCAACAAGGACATCTTTTGTGATTCCGTCATTCTTCCCCATCTTCCTTTTTGTTAGGGATAAGAAGAACAGATGGTACGCCATTGCAGCCTTGGTTCAAAGGTATCTCATTCCATTTGCCTTTTGTAATGGCTTTCGCTTTCAAAAATATATCCAAAGGAACTCCTAACATTAATGGTTGCGGTTTGTAGGAATGATCCTTTCTCCATTTTGCCATTTGAAGCTCGATGTTTGTCTTTACAGCTTCCATAGAAGGTAAATAGGATTCCAGTCCTTCTATTTTGTTTGCATTGAAAAGCGAAATGTTCCCATTTTCATGAGGAACAATGATATAAAATTTATTCTTTTTCATCTTCTTAGTTTTTGATGTTGCAAATGTAACATTATACTGTTACATAATCGCTCTTTTATAGTTAAAATACGTAAAATTGTCAGTTTTTCTTTCTTTTGTTTGTTACTTATAAAGGCGATTCTTCTGTATTTATATGGCAATAAACCAGTTCTTCCTTTGCCCTTGTAATAGCAACGAACTTCAAGCAATCCTCTGCATACAAGGCTTTAGGTGTCTTTGCAAACTTGGAAGGAATTAATTCAGGATTTAAAAAGAAAACCCGTTTTGCTTCCAACCCTTTGCTTTTGTGTATGGTAGAAAGAATGATGCCGGTTTTATCGTCAGAGAAAATGTTTTTGATCTTTTGTTTCAAAGCTAAAAAAGAACCAGGGAAACGCTTGTATAGAATTTCAATGATAGAAACTTTTTCTTTCAATGCCACATAAGAAGCGTTGTTGGTAATAGCGATTTCAGACAGACCTTTTCCTTTTAATTTAGAGACTTTATCGTCTAATAGGAGGTATAGGTCGTCCAAGCGTTCCTGTCCATCTAAAAGCCGGCAAAGACTTTCTCCAAAATCCCGTCCCATGATGGATGCTTTCTTTCCTTTTTCTAATAGCATAATAAAAGTAGCAACTAATGGATAGTTGTTCCGGCAAAGAATAAAATCTCCGCTTTCGGCTTCAAAAATATCACCACTTCTTACAACACCTTCTTTTGCTGTAGCAGTACATTCCGTGCCGGGAAACACTTCGTTTGCTTTTTCAACAATTTTCTTTGCACATCTGTAAGTAACAGAAAGTGGGAGACAAATCGTATTAGGCATTCCTTTTATAGAATTGAATACATCCAAATCGGAACCCATGAAATTATAAATAAGTTGTTTTGAATCCCCTACAGCAACAAACCTTCCTCTTGGTTTGATATATCTTTGTAAAATTTCCTTTTGAAGTGTGAATAAATCCTGTCCTTCATCTGCCATAACAACTTGATACTTAGGAAAGTTCATTTCATCCACAAAATTATATGGAATCCATAACATATCTGGAAAGTCCATTTTGAAAGATTTGTTGTCTTGTATTTTGGCACAATCCTTTCTCCACCTTTCATTGATTTTATTCAGATCATTTATCATTGAATTTTCATAATCCAAATCATATTCAATGCAAAGCGCAGAGACATTTCTTTCGTTGATTTCACAAAGCGACAGCCTAATCTTTTCCCACAATTCTTGTAAGGCAAAATAATATCGCATTTTCTCTTTGTACTCCTTTTTTCTAAAATCAAATAATTCCATACAAAGAGAAAAGCATTTGTTTTCTTCAAGCTGCATTCGGAATCGAAAATTTTTCATTAATGTACGAAGCCCCATTGAATGAAAAGTGTTGCACTCTACTGTAGTAGGTAGTTTTGTTTTTAGCTCTTCTGCAATGCTTTTGTTGAAAGCCATAAATAAACAACTTGTTCCTGCCGGCGTTCTGTTGCATAACTCTTTGAGTGTAAAGGTTTTACCGCTACCCGGTGCAGCTTCTACTACTATGTTTTTATTGGTATTCTCGTAAGCATCGAAAATAGCCAATTGATACTTGCTCCATTCCATAATTCTTTTCGTTTGCTTTTATTGCTGTTAGTCTTCTTTTCTTAGATAGTGTAGGAACTCAAACGGCTCTCTTATGCCATCCAAATATTCTTCGTCCCATTCGTTATCGTACGCTTCCCTTTCAAAAGAAATGTTTCTGTAAGCCTCTTTAAAACTCTTGTATTGAATTAATCTTACAACCCATTCTATCCCATACCACAAAAAGAAAGGTAGGACAAGAAGCTCTATTTGCTGTTTTAGATGAATTGATTCATGGTTTATTATTCTTTCTGCCAATGGTTTATATTCTTTCCTTGCAAAAATAAAAGGAAAAACGGCCATTGCTACATATCCCTTGAAAGGGATCAGCTTATTATACACGACGATCTTTTTCATATTTACTGAATTTTTTGTAATCCGCTAAATAGTCGGCAATGAAATTTCCACAAACAATAGGATCATTGTAATCTTTCTTATGTCCCGGAATCCATTTGACCTTTATTCTTAGTTTTGCGTGTTTCAAGACTTCCATGAAGATTTTGTCCCACAAGTCCTGATTCTCTACACGCAAGTCTTCTTTCACCCAATCTACGAATCTGTATTTTAATTGATCAGCTACGTATTGGCTGTCTATATAGAAGGTAACGGTTGCCCTTAAATCCTTTTTAATAGCCTTTAAAGCCATTAGAACGGCTTCCGTTTCCCTTCTGCCTATGGTGGTATGAGAAAACCCTTTTCTTATGTGATATTCCTTGTCTTTCCATTTGATGTAAACGGCAGACCCACCCAGCCTTTTAGGATGTTTTGCATAGCAACTGCCGTCTGTCCAAACTTCAAGAACCTTTCCTTTTCTTTGCTTTTTCGCCATACTTCTTTAAAATCATCAAACTTGAATCATCCTCAAAACCCTTGTTCAACATATCGGTAACCGACTTCTTGTTTTTCAGCATTTCCCATAAATCCTTGTCTATGGTAGAAGAAGAAAGCAGGTATTGAATTGTGACCGGGTTTTGTTGTCCGCTTCTCTCCAATCTTCCTATTACCTGTACAAGATCACTTGGACGAGGTGGCAGTTCCAAAATAGCCATGTTCGAGCAAACCTTTTGAAGTCCATCTACTCCAGTACCTAAGCATCCTATATTGGCAAATAAAAGTCTTTTGGAAGGATCAGAAGAAAAGTCAGACAATGTTTTTTCTCTTTTCTTTCCAGTTGTCTCACCTATAACAAGCAGGCTGTTCTTGAAAAATTTTTGTATATCTTTCAAAATAGTGGAATGAGAACCGAATACGAGCAATTTATCGTCTTCGTTTGCTTCTAACCATTCTTCTATCCACTTTTTAATTGCCTTTACCTTTCCTTCTAAAGAAAGTTGTTTTAGAAGATTCATCTTTACCAGAAACTCTGCCCTTGCTGCCTTTTCTACCCTTTCTTCATCTTTGAAATGCTTAAAGATAAATTCCAATAAATCTTCTTCCGCAGACTTGTAAGCCTTCTTGTTGGTTATCTCGCATTCTATCATGTTTTCGGTTACAGGCGGAAGCTCTTTTAAAGCATCCCGTTTACTTACATGGAAATAGCAACATTTGATGAGAAGGTCGTTCAATTCCTTGATATTGGATGCACCTGTCACATCCATTCCAAAAAAATTTTCTTTCATGTTGCAATACCTTTCAAAGAAATAGTGATGATAGGGATCATTCGGCGCAATCTCTTTCAATCTTCCTATAAGTGCAAGTATGTTCAATAGTTCTGCCGGACGGTTCATGATAAGCGTACCGGTTAATCCTATGATAGCAGAAGATTTCCCTGCTAACTTCTTAAACGTCTTGCTCCGTATGGATTTCCTGTTTTTCAGAAAATGAATTTCATCAGCTACGACAAGTGAAAATTTCTTTTTCTTCATCCCGTCCAGCCTTATTTCTATAGAGGTCTTGCCGTTCTTTTCCGTTCTTCTCCCCAGAATGTCGTAATTGATCACAAGAACATCGGCATCAAAATCTTCTGCCGGTGAAGTAGTGGAAATGACAGATACCCGTCTATTGGGATTTGTTTCTTTCCACTCTCTCAACCAACCGGATTTCACAGAAGCCGGACATACCACCATACAAGGGAAAAGATCAAGCATTTCTGCATAGAAAATGGACGAAGCGGTCTTCCCTGTTCCGACCGAAGAACCGTTTACATGGTTTCCGTGATTGATAGCGTAATAAAGATAGTCCATTTGATAGCTTCTCGGCTTTTTCAAGAGAGAAAGCTCTTCTACCAATACCTCTATATCCTTTCTTGACAAAAGTTCCTCAAAAGGCTTTATTTCAGCTTTACAACCTGTACGAACAATAGAAAGAGGATCAGTTTCTTCTATTCCACAATCCGCTACAAATTCTTTGAGTAGAATTTCTTTTGCAGGATCGGATTTGACATACAATTCCTTGTTAGCTGTATTTCTTTTATAAGAAGAAATGAGTTTAAGTCTAAGTAACGCTTCCTTGTCCAATCCGGCAAAATACCAATAATCCTTTTCCTTGTAGTAGTACGTCATTTCTTTCTATTGTCTATAAATTCAAAATAATACTTGCCATTCTTACACTTAATCTTCTTAATGATACAGAAATTCTTAATATTGACTTTTCCATCTCTTTCCAGTTTGTCAAATATGACTTCAAAGAGTAGGGAGATAATCTTGTCTACAGATCGCATGGAAATAAAACTTCTGGCATTTGTCCTAAACCCGGCTTTATTCAATACTTTCATGAAGTTGAGAGTTACCTCCCTGTAAATCTTATTCATTCGTTTCTATGTCAAATTAAACTACTCAAATTGATCATCTTCATTAGGATCATAAGTTTCTTCATCCTCAAAGTCATTGATCCAGTCTTCTATATCTCTTTCCATCCTATTCTGATTTCAAATTCTTCTGGCGTCAAAATAGGAATGTTCAAATCCTTAGCTTTTTTTATTTTGGATGAAGAACTTTCTTTGTCTTTTGTTACAAGGATTGTGGTGTTTTTAGATACACTGGAAACAATTTTGTGGCCTTCTTTTACAAGACGTTCTTCCCACTGTTTGTTTCTGAACCCTGTAAAGCAAACTGATTCGGGATTGTCGTTTTCCACCGTTTCTTCTTGGATAAAAGAAATAGAAACAGGTGTACCACTGCAAAGATCAAAGAATGCCTTTAGTCCGTCATTGAAAGATTTTGCAGTAGTCTCGGCAATACCATCAATAGAAAGCAAGTCTTTCATAGGAACTTCCTCGTTTTCAAACATATAGTCTATCTGGTCTTTGGTGAGGCTGTTGAAAATCATCTGGCAAGTCTTTTCTCCTATTACACCACCGAACACATTGTAAGCAGTCAGAACTCTTGCAAAAGGAACTCCATCGTCTACATAGGAATCAAATTGCTTTCGCAGTTTTTTGGAAAGGCTTTTACCTATTCCTTCGATCTTTTCAAGTTCCTCTTTTGTTACGTTTATGATGTCCTCGATAGAGAAAAGTCCACCTTTATAGAGTTTTCTTACAGTTGCTTCCTGCATTTCTTCCGTACCCAATGTAGCAAAGAAATAGACAAGTTGCTTTATCGCTTTTTCATCACAATTAGGATTTAAACAAACAAGGTCGGTTAGGGTTGCATCCCATTTCAAAGGTTCTCCACAAGAAGGACAGAACATCATGCTGTCACACATCCCCTCAAAGCACTCAATACTGTATTTTAACGTTTCCAAGTGTTTGGGGATAACATCTCCACTTCTTGTGACCACTATATAAGCATTAGGGCAAATATGGTTATCAGTAATGTATTTTGCATTGTAACCGGTACAGCGTGTAACCGTAGCACCATCAAATTCAACCGGTTCAAAAACAATTACAGGCTTACTTTTGCCATCTTTTGAAATACCCCATTCAATAGAAGTAACTTTGGTTGTGTATCTTTCTTGCCAGTCGGGATTTTTGTAAGCAATAGCATAACGCGGATTTCCATTAGGAAGTCTACCCAAAGCATTACGAATATTCTTGTTATCCACTTCAATTACAAGACCGTCACATTTGAAATTTTTGGTAAGCTCAAACAGTTCATTCAAGTAATCAAAAGCGGATTTTTCGTCATCGAAAATAGAAGCAGAAGTCACCCAATACTGCGTAGCATACGGTTCATAGGTATTGTAAAGCTCTGCAAGTTGCAAAGATTTGTCCCTATCCAAGTCCATGATACCGTATCGGATATAAGCGGTGTTCCCTAAAACCTGCGGATTCATTTCATCTGCATTGAAAGCTCCTGCCACAGAATTTCTTGCACTTTTGTAACCAAGAGGTTTTACGTTTTTCAAAAACATACCGACAGGAATAATGGCTTCACCAAAAGTAAAGCAAGATTTCTTTCCCATAGGGTTGCCATGATTGACATATTCGTAATGCCGGTCACTTCTTTGTCCTTCTACTCCGTCACCTCTTGTCCAGCATTCATTTGTCGATTCGTCCACCAAAAGGGAAATGCCGTCATATTTAGGTGTAATGACAATTTTGTCATTTGGGTGAAGTTCCCATACATCTTTGACCCATCTTCTGATCTCACTGATTGTTTTTACCTTTTCCAAAGAAAACATAGGATATGGCAACTTTTCCATCCGGTCACCTTTTTTGTTTTCTTCAATGATAGGCTTTGTCAGGATTTCGCTATCAGGATATTCCTTTTTCAATTGATCAATCAAAAGATCATACTCCTTATCGCTCATCATAGGAGCACCTTCTCTGTATTTTTGGTTGGCTTCTATGATTTTGCCTTCCAGTTCTTTTTGTTTCTGTGTCATGATTTTATTTGTTTAAGGATGAAAGGAATGCTCTGGTATTTTCTATAGAATCACACTTGCTTTCTTCTTTTTGTTTGTCCTTGATTTCTATCAAAATCTCATAGGCTTCCGGGAAGTTGTCTTGTAATTGCTTTTCTGTGTTGATATGGTCGAGAGCACAAGCAACTCTGTTTCTGGTTTCGTTTTCCAGCTTTTTAAGCTCATACGCTTTCTTGCTCCATTCCAAAATATCTTTTTCGAAATAGCGTTTTAAATCGTCCATGTATTCATTATAAAACATTTTGGGCATCCCTATTCCATCAAAAGGAATGGTTTCATAGATACAGACACCCTTTATTTTTAGAAGATCGTTTATGGAAATACTTCTGTAAAACAAAAGTGGCTGCATGGACGGATATCTATCTACAATAGATTCTATTTCTGGCGGCAGAATAGCATTCACTCTATCTTGCAATTGTGTTCCAATTTTCGCCAAATAATCACTCAATTTCTTTCCTGCTTTTTGGACAAATTTATTTCTAATCAGTTCTTTGTCCGATACTAATAGTTTAGCCATAATCTCAAATTCTTTTCGTTACTTTTAGTAATATGAATAATGCAATCAAAACCGTAAAAGCACCCATCCCTATACCTCCCATGAAAGAAAGCAATCTATTAGGAGCCGCCTTTACCTCTTCTTTCAAGTTTTCGTTTTCTTCGCTTACTTTAGACAACCTTTCTTTGAGGCTTTTTACAACCAATTCCAGACTATCGCAAGAAGCTACTATAACAATAGTGTCACCTTTCTTTTGAACTGAAAGATTAGCTTGTCCCTTACTTGTTTCCCTCTTTTCCCCATCTTCCATTTTTTGAGGATTGATAACGAGGTTTGCAATTGAATAGGGAATTTTTACAAGCGTATCTGTTAGCTCTCTTTCCCAGAATAGGGAATCTTTTAGTGTAAAGTTATAGTCTGTCTTTTGGGAAGGACGGGATTTGCACCCGCCCAAACCAATAAAACAACAAAATAACAAACAAAAAGCAATTACCGAATTTCTTCTCATATCTTTTCTTTTATGATTGCCGATTTCAAAAATCCTGTTATTCCTATCCTTAGGGATTTCAGTTTTCCATTTCGAATAACATCCAGCTCAATGTTTCTAAAATCCCTTGCCACCCTCACACCTTTGATTGTGGCTTCTTCTATTCCGGGAAGTTCTATTGTCTTATCTCTCAATCTGTTTAGGATACAGTTATTCTTCGAGTTCATGCGGTTTTAATACGCTTTTGTAAATCACGAAGTTCTCATGTCCGAAACTGATAGAGACGGAATCACATTCTTTTATCCATCCCCTTATTGTTCCTTCCGAATAATTGGAAAGGTTGGCTTTTAGAATAATATCTGTAATGTCCCTTCCAATTGCTTCGTTTTGGTAAAAGTCCCTTGTCTTCCCGTTGAAGTTGTCTAAAAGGATGGCTCTTTCCATCTTTCCGTCTGCCGACATAATAGCAAGAACAGGCTTCTTTCCTATTCGTTGCATATGACTGATAGCTATATAAGAATTACGTTCCATGGTTGATATTTATTTTATGTTCAACACGTTCTTAATTGTTTTCTCTTGATAGAAGCGTTTTCTATCCTCACTTCCGTCTTTCTTTGAAAAGTCGTTTGCCCTTTTCTTTAACATCTTCGCTTTGTTCTCGGTGGACATCATTTTAAATTCTCCTATGGAAATATCGGGAACTGTTTCGTTCTTTTCTTCTTCATAGGAAACTTGAATGCCACATACCGGACATTTGGGAAGATTTGAAGGGACAAGTTTATTGTACCGAAAGACGAACTTTGCATTTGTCATGGGAGATTTTATCCCAAACCTTTCGCAGTTTTCATTATCACAATAAATTCTTATCATTTTGAATCTGTTTGATTTTGTCCTTCAAAAGAGAAAGTTGCTTTTCCACTTCTTCCAGCCTTGAAGGATCATTTACATTGCTTTTGAGGTAGGAAAGATCATGTTCGATACTTTCCAGTCTGTCCAAGAAGGACAAGACAAAAATGTTCAAATACTTACCGTTTGCCATAGTCGAAATTATTTTGTTTGTTACTTATAACGGACGCAAATGTAACAGTATATTATTACATCACCAAGCATTTTTGTACATTTTTGTCTTGAAATTGTCAGATTTCTAAATCAGACCTTTCCGTCTTGCATATTCGGCAATCAGAATACCATCCCTGTCCGGGTGTTTTAGAAGCACTTCCGGGAACAACCTTTTCCCTATATCCAAAGAAGCCTTTTTAAGCTCCGGTGCGCCTGTAATTCCCTTTGGCAGTAGCTCTCTTTGCCATTCCTTGGAATCCACAAAAATATACGGTACTTGGTAAAGCTCCAATACAGTCAGCTCTGCTTCCAACGCACGCATGGCAGAACAAGTTGCCTCAAAGCGTGCAGGATTCTTCATGGGACGTTCAACAATCGCAACGCATGGTGCGTGTTCCTGTAAATCTGCAATAATTTCTGCCAATACTTTTACATCCACACGAGAGATGTTTTTCTTTGCTTTTGTGTAATCCTGACCGGAAATAACAGGTGTTTTTACCATGTTGTAGTAGGTAAGATCTTTCCCTACTATTCCAATCGAGCCGGTCACACCATTATCTATTCCAATATAAAATTTCAATTCTGTTTCCTTACTCATTGTTCAATACGGCTTACGCCGTTCTCCTTTACTATTTTAAGCGTTTTGCATGAAGCGTTTTCATTCGAAATATGGGTGGTAACCAAAATAGGATATTGGATAAACTCCAACGCTTCGATCACATCATACAGGCTTTCTTTCGACAGCCCTTCCGTGATTTCATCAATGGATAGGAATTGCAGTCCTCCCCATTTGTTTGTTTCGTTTATCATATTCTGGATAGCAATGATAAGGGCTATTTCCACCCTTGCGCGTTCTCCACCGCTGTAGTACCAAAAGTTTTCCGCTTCGTCCCGGACGACATACGGTGTTATTTCTTCTTTGATGTCCCCGTCCGCTTTTGTCTTAAATCCTTCTATTAAGATACGAAGGTCGCTGTTTTCCGCTTTCAGAATGTTATTAGCTCTCGATTGGATATTTTTCAACTGTTCCAATGCAAGGTACATCTTGAAAGACTTAAATCTGCCGATCCATTCTTTTTTCTTGAATAGAAGTGCGTCCAAATCGGAAAGCTCCTTGTCATATCCGGCAATCGAAAGCATAGTGTCCTCTATTTGTTTTTCTTGTGAAGACGCATCCACTTTCGTAGCTTTTTCTTTCTTGATTTCCTTTATCTGCTTTTCATTGTCTTTGATATCGGACATATTGGATTCAATCTTTTCAGACAAGGTTTTCTTTTTCCTTTCCAAAGAAGAAATAGTGCTTTTGATACTTTCAATATCATCATTGATCTTGTAAATAGACGTATTGATTTCCTGTGCCGACTGACGAATCTTGTCTATTTCATCCTCTTGCTCGTTTTTTATTTGGATGAAAGAAGAAATAAGGTCTTCGTATTCTTTCAAAGATTCGTCCAAAGTCTCCATCTCGGAAACAACTTCTTTCTCCTGTTTTCCGATTTTCACTTTCTTCTTTTCCTCCTGCTCCAGCGTAGTGTCTTTCAATGTAAGGAATTTGTGCTTACATTTTGGACAAGTAATTGCACCGGATAAGTTTACAAGGACTTTTCTAAGGGACACTTTCAAATCGTCATGGATTTTTGAAAGCTCTTCTTTCATTTCCAAGACTTCATTCTGATTTGCTTTTGCTTCTCCCAATTCCTTTTTAACGGATTCGATTGTCTCTTGTATCTCTTTGGTAGAAGGCAGGCAGTCTTTCTTCTTTTCTTCCTCTTTCAAAAGGTCTTCCAGCTCTTCCAAAGCGGAATTATTTTCTTTTATGCTTTTGTCTGCACGACTAATTTCATACCGGAAAGAATCAATTTCTTCTTTCAGAGACTTTATCATACCTTCTCTTTTTTCGATACGAAATAGTTTGTCGGCTTCAAAGTCAAAATTGGCAGCATCTTCTATTACCTGTTTTAGTGCGTCCACACTGCCTTCTGCACGATCCCTTTTACTTTGAATAGCAAGTTTTTGAGAAGATAAAGTGTCCAGTTCTTTTTGAATGATGTCTTTTGCTCCATCCAAAAAATCGTAATTGATAAACCGGCTGATAAGAGCCAGCTTATCCGTATTGGAGCTTTTAAAGAACGATTTGTAGTATTCCTTGCAGATAAGGAAATAGCTTTTTAAATCTTCCGGTGAAATGGCAATCCAAGAAAGGATATAGTTGTTCCCGTCTTTTACGGTAGCAAGTTCTACCGGTTTACCGTTCAAAGACACATTTAGTTTACTGCTTCCTTTTAAGGGCAAAATACGCTCGATAGAGAGAGTTTCTTTTCTTATTGGACACTCTATATCCAATAATACTTTTGCTTCCTTCTCACCCCTTCTAATGAGCTTTTTATCCACACTGCTTCGGTAATTGTTCCCGGTAATGGCAAAATAGACAGCTTGCTGCATGGATGAATTATGGGTAGGAATGTAGTTGTTTGTGACAAACATGCCGTCTTCACCGGAAACAGTTATGCACTGTTGTTCTTCCGCGCCCAAACAAGTAAAAACGATCATCTTCCGGGAAGATTTACCCAAACATTCCGGCACTTCAAAAAAGACTTCTTCGTTTTTCGATCTTTTCATGATTTCTTCAAGCGGGATCACATGCCAGTCTTCGTCTTTATGCAAACGTACTTTCCATAAATGACTTCTGTTGCATTTGACTTCCGTCCCGTCAGAAAACGTAATCTTATAAGCAACATCAATGTCATGAAAAGGGATTGCTCTTACTACTTGATACCCACCGGAAGGATGAAGGATAACATCTCCTACCTTTATTTCTCTCATTTTTACAAACCCATTAGGAGTAAGGATGTCTGCATCCATTGTTAAGGCTTTCCCGCTACCATTACTTCCTTGATTGTCGTCTGTTTTATTTAACCCTACAAGTGCAGTTACCCCATCTTGAAATTCGTATTTAAAGTGTTCGAATGACACGAAATTTGTTGCTTCAATTCTAATCGGCTTCATTTTCTTCTTCCTTGTTTTCAAATGTTGTTTCTTTCTTTCTGAACGTATCAAGAACATCCTTCTTGATTTTCCCAAACAGCTTTGCATCTTCCAAAAGACGTTTTCTTGTTTTCGGGAAACCGAACCCTATCTTTTCTTCACCATAATAGATGTAAGTCCCCTTTTTGGAAAGTACACCCAAATCAAGTCCCATGTTCACAATTTCCATCACCTTGTCAATCCCTACCCCGAACCGGATAATGATTTGACATGCTTTAAAAGGCGGTGCAACCTTGTTTTTCTTACAGGTTATCTTCACCTTGTTGGAAACTTGTGTTTCTCCTTCTTTTTCAGAACCCACACGAGCAAGCTCGATCCTCTGACTTGCATAAAAAGGAATGGCAAAACCTCCCGGCGTTGTGGTGGCCGCGCCGTATCCGCCTATGTTAGACCGGATTTGATTGATGCAAAAAAGGATACATCCGGTCTGCTTACAGATGTTCTTTAGGATATTTACTTGGGAACTTAAAAGGCGAGCTGTAAGTCCTATATGTGCGTCCCCTGCCTCTCCATTCAAAAGAGCAGTAGGAACAAGTCCGGCAATGGAATCGATCACAACAAGTCCGATAGATTCTTCATTGCACATTTCCTTTGCTATTTCAAGCACTTCTTCTGCGGTAGAAGGCTGGGAAAGGATAAACTTGTCGGGGGACAAATCAATTCCTATCGCCTGCATGTATTTTGGATCAACAGCGTTTTCCGTGTCAAGATATCCTACCGCTTTTCCTGTTTTCTGCACTTCCGTTGCCAAATGGAAAGCAATACTTGTCTTACCGGAAGAAAAGCCTCCGTAGGCTTCCACAACACGACCTTTTGCCCATCCTCCACCAAGTATTTCGTCCAGTAGGTAAGAACCGGAATGAACAAATTCAATGTCCTGCCTTTTCCCTGCCACAGCATCCTTGCCAAAACGATCTTCTATTCTTGAAATAAGATCACCTAAACGATTGGGTTTCTTTTCTTCTACAGGTTGCTCGTCTGTCACAACAAGAGCTTCTTCTATCTTTTTAGTTTCCTTTTTCTTCGCCATAAAGCAGTTTGTTTAAAATTTCCTTTCCTTCTTTTTCATCATATCCGTTTTCTTTGCAGAAAGACGAAAATCTGTCTTCTATATCCTTTTTCTCCAAAGTCTTTACCTCTACGGTAGGAGCAAGGACTTCCTTTATTTCTATTTCCTTGAATTTCTTTTTGATGTCCACACCTTCTTTTGTAAAAGCATCTTTATCAAAAGCATCAAGTGAAGATTGTTTTCCCCAAACCTTTACCCTTACACGAGCGGTAGGGTTTTCTTTCTTGAACTTGTTAATAAGTGCCACCGCTTGCTTGTGTGGTGTTTCTTCTAAGTCAATTTCCAGTTTTTTGAATACTGTTCCTTTTGTGGAAGGGATAAGATCGACTTCCAAATCAGAATCCAGAAGCCAAAAACCCTTCTTTTCATCTTCCCCAAAATTGTTCTGTTGAACACTTCCCAAATGGTAAATGTTACTGCCTACACGTTGGTAATTATGATAGTGTCCCAAATACACTTTTTTAAACATCTCGAACATGGAAGGCTTTAGTTCGCTTTTTACTTCTGTACCGTCCATGTTCTTGCTACCGGTTACAGCAAAATGCCCAAATAGGATATTCTTCTTTCTCTTGTCCCCGATTTCCGCCAATTCATCAAGCAGAATATCGTCAGTGAAAAACGGCAGAAAAAAACAATAAACCCCTTCTATCTGCATACCGTCCAATTCTTCCACCAAAGTAAAAGAAGGATGATGCTTAAAGGCTGTAAGAAATGACTTTTGACTTGAATAGGATGTTTTGTCATGATTACCGGGAATACAAATTATTTGATGTCCGTTTTCGTCATACGCTTCCAATATTTCGTGAAGTGTAGAAAGACACACTTCCCTTTGAGATACCCTGTTGTCAAAAACATCACCCAGCCAGATATGGGTTTTAATACCCTTTTTACCGGCTATTTCCATTTCTTCCAGCAAAATATCTTTTATGGTAGAAGCATTTCCCTCTGACAGATGATGGTCGGTTGAGATTATAGCTAAATATTTTTTGCTCATTTGTTGTTTTGTTAGAAAGGAAGGGGACTGTATTTCAAGTCCCCAAACCAAATTAGAAAAATATGAAAACTAAAAAAAGAAGAAATTATTTCTTTTTCATTCTGGCTTTCAGCTCTTGCAATCTTGCTTTAGCCTTTAGAAGTTCTTCGTCCTTGTCCGTAGCATCTTCGTCAATAGGAGATTCTTCTTTGGGTTCTTCCTCATTTTCCGGTTCATCGTCCGATTCCGGTTCAGATGCCGTTTCTGTGGAAGTTTCATCTTCTTCCGGGAAAGGAAGTGCCTCTCCAGCTTGTGCCAAATCATACCAAGAACGAACCTCTGCTATTGTCAGATCGTCCGGCAATTCAGCTTCCGGGTACTCTTCTCCAATATAGTCTTCCAAGAACTTTTTCATCTTTGAAAGGGGAGGGTAGGAAGCGACTTTTGCTGCTTTTTCTTTTGCCGGTGCACTTGCCGGATTCTTTCTCGGAGCAGATTTTTCTTCTTCCTCATCTTCGTTTTCCGGTTCTTCCGCTTTCTTTGACTTAGAAGTGGATTTTGTCTTTTTGGGAGCTTCATCTTCCCCCTCATCGTCTTTGCTACCCTCTTCCGGGATCAATGCAGCCATCTCCTCTATTTCAATAAGGAAGCCATCATCAGCAAAAATATCGTATCCGTTTTCTTCGTCAAAACGCTTCAACCCGTCAAGAGCCATATTGAAATCTTTCTGTGAATAAACATCCTTGTAGATTTCTTCCAGCGTAGGAACTTCATTCAAGAAATACTCCATATCTTCATCAGGAATAACAGTTTCTTCAAAGAACTCATCCCAAGTTTGTCCTTTTTTCGGAATACCGGCAGACAAAGAGTAGGTTTTCTTTCCTTTATCATCTTCCCCCATTGTGATCACAAGCGGGTATGCTCCTTCCAATTGAGAGAAAATATCGAAAGAAACCGTTTCATCGTCCGACATTTCAACCGAGATTTCCTTTATGCGGTTCATCCATGTTCCATACAATTGCAAACGGGCAAAGTCTTTTGTCCCTTGGTACACATAGCAAACATACGCCAAAGACGGGTTGATACCCCATACGAACTTGTTTCCTTTTTTGTACCCCATAATAGGGTTAAGGAATTTTCTGCGTTCTGTATCGTCCTGGTATTCTTCGGAAGCCTTTTTTCTCACATAGTCGCAATACAGGACAATAGGGTCTTTCCCTTTCAAAAGATTCTTTCCGTGAATGTCGGCGCAGAAAACATTCTTGTCTTTTACCTCTTTGCCGGTCACCTTACCGTTCGCATCATAAGTAGGAACTTCTACACGCAATTTGGACATCTTACAAGCTACATAAGCCTTTCCCATTGCTGGAACGACACGAAATACGTTCTTTCCTTTCTGAACAGTAGCAAAGCCTGTATAGCTCTTACTACCTTTGTACATTGTCTTTTCAGCCTGTTTTACTTCTGCTTCTACATCTTCAATTGATTGCTTCTTGAATTTCGATTTGTCAAATTTCATAATTCTTTTTAATTTAATTGATTGATAAATAAATCGTTATTTCTCTTTTACCTGTTTTAAAAACGCTTCAATAATCTGCTTTTGTTCTTTTTCAAACATACCCACAAATTCTTTAAAAGAAACAGGTTTATTTGCCTTGTCTTCTGTCTCAAAATAGGGTACTCTTTCGGCAATTCCTTTTAAGTCTATACCATAGGCTTCTGCCGTTTCATACTGCTTGCCCGTTTCCTTTGCTGTTCTGATTCTGTACAAATCCCATAGAAATGGTGCATTCGTACATTGAACGATTTTAAACTCTTCCGTTAGTTTGATTTCCATATTATTCTTTCTCTTTTATGATTAAAAATGTATTGATTTCACCTTCTACCAAATTGTCCAGAAATTCTTCCGGTGTTACCTTCGGGACAAGTCCCGTCAACTTCTTGTCCTTTGACTGCAACGCCCAATAGAGACTGTCTATTTCCGCCAAATGCTTTTTCTTTTTGATCAAATCCTTTTGCATGGCGTGTAGTTCCGAATTGATTGTCAAAATATCATCCAAAGAACTTTCCGTGAGCTTCACAAGTCCTATGTCTTCCACTTTTACCTTTCCGCCGTTTACAATGGATTCACGTCTTATCTGTGTAGCAAGTTGTGCTTTATAGACATTAAATTCCACTTTTGCAGATTCGTATTCCGATTCTGCCTGTGCTCTAAGAAGTCCTACTTTATTCAGTAAGACGGAACAAGTAGCGATTTCCCCATACAGATTTGCATGATCTATGGAAGTCACTGCATCCATGTCCAATTCATTTTTCAAATCATTGGAGAGCAAGACTATCGCTTTATCTCCTATATTTCTTACCAGTTTCATACCCCAAGTTTTATGAATTTACTGTTACTGTTTACTTGCAACACATACTCTTCCTTGAACTTGTCAAAGTTAGCCTTTCCACTTAGTAGGAGGAGGTTTTTCTTTGTGGACTGAAAGAACTCTGCATTTTCCTCATAATCGTCCGGGAAAATAACCACACGAAGGAATTTGTAATTGCTTTCAAGCAAAAGATTGGCAAACCGTCCTTTCTTTCCCTCTCTTTCTTCCACTTCTAAAACGTAACCGCCTACCATAACCATTTCATAGGTCGATCCGTCATAATTCTGCAAATCTTCCACATTGTAGAAAACCCCGTTTCTGACTTTTGGCTTTAAATATTCCCTTACCAAACCTTCGTAGTCAAAGAAAGCAAAACCGGACTTGTTCTTTTGCTGTAAAAGCCACCACCAATCCTTACCGATCTTTTTCTTTTCAAAGGCAAGAAAATATTCATCCTTTTCCTTGTCAATTTTGATCTTGTTCTTTTCCCGGTACTTTCCAAGCATGAACTCTCTTGCAGAAAAAATATTGGAAAATTCCCTTGTTTCATCCATCATATCGAACGCACCGGAATAAATAAGGTTTTCAATAACGGATTTATTCACTGCCGACCCCTTGAATGTATGACGATCAATAAATTCAGCCAAAGAAAAATACTCTCCATTTTTAGAGCGTTCTTCCATAATCTGATTCTGTGCCTTTTCTCCTACTTGCTTTGTTGCATTGATCGCCCAATAGATACTATTATCTTTTTTGTCAGCCACAATGTTTATATCAGACTTATTGATATTTACAGGTTTGATTTCTATCCCTTCGGTCTGCTGCATCTCGTTGACATATTGAGGAAAATCAGTTTCACTTGCACGAGACAAAGCGACCGACCAAAATTCCAAAGGATAATGCACTTTCAACCACAAAGAATTGTAAGCATTGATAGCGTAACTTGCTGAATGTGAGCGGTTAAAGGAATAAGAACCAAACTTTTCCATCTGTTCCCAAAGAGCTTCTGCACTCTCTTTTGTTACCCCTTTTTCGCCAAATCTCTCAACATATCCATTGACAAATTTAGGACGCAATTTTTTAATTTTGTCCATTTTTTTCTTTCCAATTGCTGCGCGTGCTATATCTGCTTCTTCTTCTGTGAAACCTGCAAGAATTTGTACGGCTTTAATGATCTGTTCCTGATAAATCCAAACCGAATAGGTATTTTTCAATATTTCTTCTGTACCAATAGGATATTCTGGCTCTTTTTCTCCGTTTTTCAAAGCAATGTAGTCCATGTGAAAGCCATTTTCCATTGGGCCGGGACGGAACAAGGAAAGTGCTGCTACTACATCATCCATATTCTTAGGTTTCAATTTTTGCGTATAGGCACACAGTCCCTTTGCTGAAAACTGGAATATATCACTAAGCCAACCATTTGCAAAATATCTGTAAACCTCTGGATCATCATACTCAATATCTGAATAGAGATTAATTTTCCTACCCGTATTCTTTTCGATCAGATTCAGAATGTCTGTGAATTTGTCCAATTGCTCAATGCCCAAAATATCCTCTTTCAAAAAGCCAGCTTCATCCATTTCTCCGCCTTCCCATTCACTGACAATCAAATCACCCGATTTTCTAACCGGACACCACTCATACATTGACTTTTCTTTTGGAAAGATCATCATAGCACAAGCATGAATAGAAGCTGCCTTTTGTTGTCCAAGAAGAAGGAAAACAACATTCATCATCTCTGGGTATTTATTCAGAAATTGATTTATTTCTGACCTCTTGCAAGCAAGTTTCAAAAAATCTTCTTCCGTCTTTACATCTTCTATCATTTTGGTAAGCCTCCTAAGAGTAGGGATTGAAGCTCCATAAATCTTTCCTACATCATTTATAGCCTGTTTTATCTGCAAAGTGGTATATGTACCCACAGAACAAACTTGCGAAGCTCCAAAACGATTTTCCATGTATTGTTTTACTGCCGGTCGGTATTCTCCCGGCACATCCGTATCAATGTCTAACGCTCCCCCTTGTCCGAAAACAAGGGGGAAATTGATCGGGGAGCGATCCCGGTACAAATCGCTCCACCTCTATTTCTTTAATTTTTTCTATTTTCATATTCTTGTTACTTGATATTAGACTAAAGGGGAATAAAAAATAAAATGTCATCTCCTACTTTCAACGCTTTAGTTGTTGTATTGATAGGAAGGACTTTCTTTGTTCCATCTTCAAAAATTACCTCATACATCTTTTTCTTTTCAAAATGTCCTAATCGTCCTCTTGTCAAAAATCTTTCAAAAAGTAAGTTAAACTTCAAAGGATGTGTATTTATGATACCAAAAAGGTAAGAAATTAAAGAACCGCTTGCACTTCCGCGACCCGCACCTAACAAAATGTTATTTTCTTTGCACCAATTGACAATATCGCGCAAGATCAAAAAGTAATCCACAACATCGCCAAACTTAATGATCTTAGATTCTCTTTCTATTCTTTCTACAAGCACATCCTCCGAGTAATCTTCCAAAAGTTCCGGTTTGTTCTCCAATCCTTCGTAAATCAAAGAATCAAACATATCTTCATTGGAAGCGTACTTCTTCTTTTCTTCCTTCGTCATTTCATAACGGGGAAGATGCCGACTGTCAGTAGGAATTTCAAAGTTGCAACTTTCTGCAATCATATCAGCATTGCTTCTTGCTATCATATAAAATTCCTCTCCCTTTTCACTATCCCCAAATAAAGAAAGAAGTTCTTCCATATAAGTCGCTTCATCTTTGAAATATTGATTACCGGATTTGTAGTTTACTTTCCCGTCAATCTTATTTACGACTTCCCGAAGTATAGCGTATTCCGGCTCAATATAATAAGCATCAAAAATGGCTACGGGCTTCATTTTGGACTTATAGAACTTTTCAAAGTTCATCAAGTAGGAGGTGTCCCTATCATTTTTTGTGTATTCCACAGTATCAACCTGCCAAAACACATTAGGTTTGCTTCTTAAAAGAATAGGGACATCTTCAAACTGTATCGTTTTCGGGTCAAATACGATATACACATCTGAAACGTGTTCCGACATGTCTTTGGGGGAAACAAACTTTCCACTATCGTCACAATTCAAAACCTTGTTTAATGCAAGTAAATGCTGCCAGCCTTTTTCATTCTTTGCATAGATTTTGTAAGTATAGACGATATCCTTCTTTTCATCCTTTACTGGGACTTCCAGACCAAACACAGGGATGATTCCTTCTGCCTTGCAAGCGTTTTGAAATTTGAGTGCACCTGCCAAAGTTGCTTTTTCAACAATCCCCAATCTTTCTATTCCTAAGAATTTGGCTTTCTTTGCCCAATCCGGGTATAATCCTGTACCATTCAAAAGTTCAAACGATCCATGTACTCCCAAGAAATTAGTAGAAAGACCTGCCATTTCACTTTGTCCTCTCCATTTTACCCGGTTAAGTTTAGGCTCGTTTTCCTTCCCTTTGTCCAATGTGTACCATACACCACCAAGACGAAAGATGTAACCATCTTCTTCGGTGCGTTCACAATCCCAACGAAAATCCTCTGAAAAGAAATATCCATCTTCGTTAGGTTCAAAAACTTCGTATGATTTCCCCTCAAAGGAAACAGTGTAATTTTCCTTATCGAGAGAGTGTTGTATAGTATTGGAAGAAAGATATTCTTCCAACTCATTTAAAAGTCGATCCATCGTATTTTCTTCTTTTCGTTTTCACAGACAAACATACAACTTTTGTATGCAATTATTGTATGTTTTTACAATCCTTAACCCTACATTTAACCTAAGTTTATTCGTGTATTCAAAACACTTTTGATAAACTTCAATCGGTTAAAAGGGGTATCGTTTGGTATCACTTCATAAGGCAATTTTCTTTCTATCAAAAACTTCCTTATTTCTACATCCCAACATTTTCTTCTCTCTGCATCTGCCATTCTTTCCCCATCATTTTCTACATCCCAATAAATAGGGAAATAAAAAATAATAGGAAGAAAATATTCACTAACGTTTATAAAATCCAATTGTCTTTTCAATTCTGCGTCTCTTTGAATAGAAGCAGGAATTGTTTTCGTAAACGTATGCACATCTATTATGCTTCTATCGGAAACATAGCAATCTGTGTTTAATAGTTCCGCATACTTATCAAAAATCAGTTTTTGATTTTGAACAGAAGTAAAGGAAGGTTCTATCTTCCCTTCCTTTACTAACTGTCTTGTTATGCTATCTATTTTATCGAACCGGTCAAACGATCTGTCTTTCTTTAAAAGTTCAAACACAGAAGTCTTTCCGACACAAGAAGCTCCCAAAAAAGTTACCGCCCTAACCATTACCGATTATCTCCGTCACCGTGAATTTTGTTTTCCGCCTTTCTCTTTGCCAGCTTTTCCACATTCTGCTTTGCAATGGATACCAAAGATTGGTTCAATTCCTTTCCTTCAATGTAGACAACAAGATTCTGCAATCCCACAAGAATTTGTTCCAATGCAGTATGACAAAGTTCTTTTCTCCTTTCGGGGAAAGGTTTGCTGTAATCATCGTCCCGGAAGTATTTCTTCACTTGACCGTTAATGATACCTACCTGTTGGAGCAAATAGGAGGGACTTAATCTGTACACATCCGTATCGTCCAATCTGTGCAATTCTTCGGGAAACTCCAATGCAGGCAAATCCAATTCCTGTCTTGTCATTGCAACATACCAAAGCACATCTCCCACTTCTTTCAAAATTTCCTTTGCTTCGGCAGCGTTGTCCACCTTTTCAAAAACTTCTGCCAATTCATTGGTAAGTCCCATTACTACATACGAAATAGCTACTTCTTTTGCATAACACGCTGTTGAAGCCGCGTGCGCTTCATACTCTTTAAAAGTCATAATACGAAATTTAAATTAGTTGATTTATAATAACTTACCATCAAAACACATGATAAGCCTTTTTATTTTGATATTTGAATATTCCACATCTTTTTTCTTTCCGTTCACTTTGATAGTGACCGTTTGATTCTTTATATCGTTCTTCAGAATCCGATACTCTTTGTCATCATAAATAACAATCTGATCCTTTCCAAGCAAATAGATCATATCCCAAAACCACTGCGAGTTTCTTTTCTGTTCATTGGTGGAATACTGGAAATTGGGAATACCGGTAGGATTCAAGAACTCTTTCTCATAAAAAGAAAAATATTCTTTCACCGAAAAGAAAATAGACCGTTTAAAATGTCTTTTTGCCAACAATTCGATCCGTTCCTTTTTAAACTCTGCAATATCATTTGCCATCTTGACAAATTCGGGCTTATCAAAAATAAGGCTTCTTACCTTGTGGGTAAAGTATTCCAATTGGAGCACTTTCAAATATTCGTCTATCGACAATTCTCTGCTTCTATCCATCTGATCTTATGATTTGTAGTTTTCAACAAAAGTAGGAATAACCTACCACATTTTCTTGATTTTAGAGACGTAAAAATTGATAGGGTCATACAAGTTATCCAAAACTTCTTCCAAATAATCCATATCCATATCTCCCGGGTCAATGCCCGGTTTGTAAAGATAAGCTATCTTGGTGTTGAATGACTTTGCAAGCATCAACCCTGCACTTTTGGATTCTTCAACAGTCGCATCGTCATACATCAGAATCACATTCTTTACCCCTTTTCTTTCCAAATAGGATATTTGTTCTTTGCTTATACTTTTCCCAAAAGTGAACACACACTTCAAATCCCTGCAATCCCAAAGTTTTAAAAGATTGTCTATACCTACTTTGTCAAATAACCCTTCCACTATTATCACGTCCTTTGTAATAGAAGAAAGCTCGTTGTAACCGCCTAATATTTTTGTAAAGTTCGTCCCTATGCTGTTTTCATATCGCAAATGCGGTTTAGTACCGGTTTCCTTTGCCCTTTCCAAATCTCTTTTATGCCACTCTTTGGAATATCTGCTTCTGCCGAGCCATCCCACCAGCTTATCATCCATTTTCATTTTAAAGATGATGTAGTTTTTCAAATCCTTTTCTAAAATAGATTTGGTTTCAGACGGTTCAAAAAGTGCGTAATGATACGCTCTAAACCCTCTTTCGTCTAAATAAGGGTCAGATTTCAGTCTTTCAAGACGAAGGGGAAGTTTTACTTCCGGCAATTCTTCGGACACATCTTCATCCACATCATCTTTCAAAGGTGTAAGTTTTACACTTAATGAATTTTGATATTCCATCCGTATAAGATCTTTCCTTCCTATCTTGTCCAGAAAATCCTTCAATGGTTTTTTGCTACCGCATTTCCAACAGTGAAACACACCGCCGTGAGGATTCAAAAGAACACCCCATTTCTTCGATTTTCCGCAGTAGGGACAATCCATGTCCTTGTTGGAGAGCCACCCTTGCGAACCGAACATGCGAAGTCCGAACGCCGCCTTTACTTCTTCTTCATCTATCCTAATCATGATCCTAAATACTTTCCATTTTGTCTGCTTCCGTCTTTTTCTTACGTGCCTGTTTCTTTATCTCTTTCCTTTCAGAAATTTGATTGTACATCTCCATCGTTCGCCCCCTGTGATAGAAACGTCTTTTGTCGTAATTGGTAGCAATCGTAATCACTTCTTGACTTTCCTTGTAATCACGGAGCTTGTCGACATAAATACGAGCCGTTGCGTTTGCCTTTTCCTCTATTGTCATATTCAGGGTGAACACAAAAGAAAAAGGTTTTACAAGCGTTTTGTCACCTTCTGTATAAGAACGGTCAATCACCTTATCCGGGTTGTTCCATACTTCAAACGGGACATCACTTGTCTGTGTGGCCGTAATGATAGGAGCACCTATTTCATCCGCCAAGTTCTTCAAAAGCTGGGCACAAGTCTGTAGTTTTTCTTTCTTGTGATCAGGATCAGAATCTATCTTTTTGGATATACCGGTCTTTACCAAATCCAGAGAATCGAGTATTACCAATCCGGGGAACTTGCCATGTGTATTAAAATAGTCATAACAAAGCTGCCGGACATCCCCCATAGAAGCCTGCCCGAACTTTTTGAATCCATACACTTCAATGTCAGAACTAAGCTCTTTTACTTCTTTAATAGCCTGTTCTATCTTCTTTCTGTCCTTTGGACTGATATTGCCGGATTTAATGTCAGAATAGGATTGAGCAGACCATAACTGGTCGTATATTTGCATACAGGCTTTAATTCCACCTTCCAACTGGATATGAAGAACCGGAACACCTCTAATGGCAGCAGAATACCCATGCCATTTAAGAATTGAGCTCTTACCAACTCCGCTTCGAGCAATCCAAAGAGATGTATCTCCTATTTCCATACCACCAAAAGAAACATCATCCAATCTGTCCACTCCAAAAGGTACTTTTACGGGCTTTTCAGAGGCAGCATCTCCTTCCATACGTCTTTCTACCATCCGTTCATGAAAACCCCCAAAAACAGACTGAAAACCGCCTGATTTGGAACGAAACGACATTTCCAATATCCTTTGGGATTCTTCGGCATTGACACGTATTGCTTCCTCCTTCTTTCCTTCTTCATACAAGTCATGCACTTTCCTTGAAAGAAGTTCAAATTCTGTTTCCTTGACAAAAGACTGCAATTGGTCTATTGCAATTTCCCTGTCTATCAAAGCCGCCTTCTTTATTTCCTTTGCAGCGAGCTGCACGGCATCCTCGTCACATAATTTCTGACAAATAACACCGATAGAAGGCAGCTTATTCTTTTCTGTATATTGTATGATCGCTTCCCTAAGAATGAATTTATAGCCTACCCATTCTTTAGGAATCAATTCGTATTTCAAATATTCCGAAGCTATACGCATTATGACTTCATCGGAAAACATCAATTTAAAGATTTCCGCCATGAAGCCGGGATTCAGTTTACCCATGATCCATATACTTATTTATACCATATTTATACTAAAATTGTTACCTGATCCGTTTTCTTCACGAAGGGTATGTATAGATAAAAAATTTGACATCACTATATCATCGTGTCCTGAACTCGCTTCTAATTTCCCTTTATCGCTTCTGAAAGTAACGGACGCAAACTCACTAAACATCAACTCTACCTTTTGTCTTGTCTCCCCTTCCTTGTAAGGAACTTTAATCTGTCCTCTTTCAAACATAGCAGACAAAGATGGAAGACCGGAATAGAGGTCTTTTTTGTTTCCTTCTGTTGTCGTAAACTGCTCGATATTGGAAAGACCCCTTTCTCTTGCAAGTGCAGACAAGATCCCTTGGAAACCGTTTGCCTCGCATACTATCTTGTCCGGCTTGTACAGACGGTTGAAAAGAACGATCTTGTCCACCTGTTCGTTATGGGACATCCCCTTTGCACGGAAATAGTTTATCAGATAGAAGTTGTTCGAATAGTCAATACCCCAAACAGAATAGACAGTATAGTCAGCACCAATATTACCAGATACGGCAAAGTCACATCCTACCACTACTCTTTGAAGTTCAAACGGAAAAAATTCTATACTGTCTGCAAAAGAAACTTTGTCCATCCCTGTAGTTGACCTTCTTAGATACTCATAAGGAAAGATCGTTGAGTTATCGGAAATAGGAATAACCAAATACTCACGGGCAAATACGATAGAACCAAGTTCCGTTCTTTTTACCTTTATATCTTCAAAGGTGTATCTATCCGGTGCAAGAGGTCTACCATCCGGGAAAACAATAGGATATTCAAACGAATAAAAACGTTTGTCACCTTTTATTACATTGTACAGTTCATTCGGAGCAGTCGAATAAGGTGTACCAGATATAATCAAATACCCGTATGGTTCTACAATAGGTGTAATTGTACCTCTAAAAACTTCTTTCAACTTTTCCCTTTGCTCATCGCTATACAAAGAACTTTCGTCTGGCATATCGTCTATGATTGCTGCACCAACGTGCAGACCACGAATAAACCCGTCCTTACCACGGACATGAAGTATAGCACCGTTCTCACCTTCTATTGCTGTTTCACCTAATTTCGCCTTTCCATTCGGATCAAGTTTTTCTTTTAAAATATCGTTAGTAGTGATTTCTTCTATGATCTTGTTCACATGCACCTTTGCAAGTGTCATAGTGTTTGTGATCATAGCCGTCTCTTTCCGGTTCTTGTTGTCAACCGTATCACCTCCATAGAGCATAGGTCTCGTGTAAGAATACAATCGCCACAAAGGAAAGGAATAACACCACATATAGCTGTTATGACAAACCGTACCATCTTCTAATAGGAACTTATGGTCACCATCACAGGTAAAACCGTAATAGTCATCTTCACCAACCAAAGACACATAAATTTCCGTCTCTCTTAGTCCGTTCTTAGTAGACCTATAACCTTTATAAGAAAAACCCTTTCTAAGGTTCATTTTCGCCACTTCTACAGGAACAATGCTCCTATCGGATAGGCAAAGCAGGTGTCCTTCGCTTACGGTATAATCCATACCACCTATTTGCCTTACTTCATACATAGGACATCTTCCTCTGTGAAGCTCTAAGACTTTTCGAGGTTTGAAGTCCTGTCCCATTACTTTGTCACCTACTTTTATGTCCTGTACCTTCTTCAAAGAGCCATCCGCCATAACAACTAAAGTGTTGATACACAGACATTTGCCTGCTCCGCGGGCGCACAGGTAACTACTCCACGGAAAGAGTTGTGTAAGGTTTCCCCATTCCAAATTTCTCCATCCTAAATTGAAATTGGAAAGGACGGTTGCGTTAAAATAGTTGTACGAAAGGATTCTTAGGTTTTCATCCATTGACGCAAACAGGTTGTCCACATATCCCAATTTTTCGGTATCGAGAGACCGTCCAAAATTCATTGCATACTCTGTCTGATCTATAATAGTTTCAAGCATCTTGTCCATATCCCTTTTATACCCACCCGAAAAGAGTTGGGATATAGTAGGAGAAGGTAGTCTGTCTATTATATCGTCCACAGTAGTAAACAACCTTTTTGCTTGCAAATCGGTCAGAACCCCACCTTTTGAATTATATACTATTGCCACGTTACAAAGCAAATTTTTCTCGGAAAGGATTCTTGACCGTCATGCCATCTTGTTCGGCAGTTGTTCCTTCTCCTCGAAGTTTCTTTACGAAATTTATCATAAGCAGTGCGTTCGCATAGGTATCATCACCGGCACGGTGCGCGTTTACAAGATCAATACCTTCCTTGTCACAAATAGTATGCAGTTGATAATTTTCAGCTTCTCCATAAGCCATGTGAGCCAATTGCATCGTATCCAACGAAAATTTTACATACTTGCTTAGATCATCTCCCATGAACTTAAAGAAGTTCTCCAAGAAAGGGTTGTCAAACCCTACTATGTTGTGACCGCAAAGAGTACATAGTTGGCGCGGGTTTTTGTATCTTTTGAAAATATCCAGACACTTTTTGTAAGCCTCTTTTAACGAAATTGCCTTTTTATTCTGGATAGATTCAGTGATACCATGCACAGCTTCCGCTTCCGCTGAATAGGAAAGACCTTCTTTATAGTCGCGCGGAAGGATCATAGATACTTCTTCGCATATTTCCAATTTCTCCATATCTATGATTGCAAACGCAATTTCTATAAGAGGAATCGCATCAAAAGCCGGTTTGTCTTTCGAAGGAAGTCCTCCGGTTTCATTGTCATAGCATATCAAATACTTACTCGAACTTTTCATTTTCTTTACATTAAAATTTTCTTTCCATAAATTCTTGCCAACTCAAACTCTGCCATGCAACCCTTTGATTCTTGCCAATCTGGTGTAAAGAAAACAGCATCACATTCCAAAAGTGCTTCAATGTCCCTACCCATGTAATAGGAATAGGACTTACCTTCTTCATCGCAAACATCAAATGGAGTAATAACTTCATCGCATTTTTCTTCAAGAAACTTCTTAACCTTTTCTGCGTATTCTTTCGTTTCTTCTATATCATGCCCAGAAATAGGCAAACTTACATATATCTTCATTCCATTTTCTATTTTGTTTCTCTTACAAGTTTCCACAACCTTACATTGCTTCCTATCGGTACGCAAGGGACAATGCTCAATCCTTCTCCTAAATAGGAAGGAACTTTGCCCATTACCGCATAAGCTCTGATGTTCCAGTATGAAAACTTTCCTCCATCTTTCTTTTTATAATGCTCATTGAAATAGTCTGTCATTCCAACGAGATTTAAATTCTTTACTATAACTTCCTTAGCCATAGATTATTAATTCAACACTAATTTCAACCTGTCGAAGTCACGGGAACAGTTTTCCTCGCTTTCATACCGGACATGAATGTTTTTGTAAGGATTATCCTTTAACGTTACATCATCCGGCATTCTATTTATGATTATTTCCGGTACACCTTCATCCGTGTAACCCATTTCTGCGGAAACAATAAATATTCTTGTCAAAGCCAATTTTCCATCAGAAAACACGAACATACGTTGCTTCTTCGTATATCCCCTTTCCGACCACTTAATACATTCTTCGGTAAAGTCAGCAATACTTTCCGTATCTTGAAGTGCTATCACATCTTCCAGCTTTCCTTTCAGAACGTTTAACTTCAAATCCCCAAATAAATTTGCAATGGATTGAAGTAATACCTCTATGTTTTCGTCTATTCGCATACATCCAACTCAATTAAATGATCATTTTCTCTAAGAACTTCCCTTGTTCGTCCGTTCTGCGTTTCCACTACCAGCATAGTGCCATCTTCCACTTGGTAGAAACTGATCACTTTGCCTTCAAAGTAATAGCATCCTTCTGTCCAGCATACTGTCATAGCATTAAAAATTAAAGATTATACATTTCCTGTTTTACTTTCCTAATATAAGACTTAACTTTCTTTCCTCTGTGGAAAACGATCGCCTTGTCTATATCTTTGGTAGGGTTGTGGTGGGATTGGTATATTTCAAACATTTCTCTTGACTTTACAGGATCAAATCTGTCTTTATAGGAATAGAGATGTCTCCCTTTTATCCGGTTCACTTCGTCCACATAAACCTTCAACATCTGAAACCTACCAGAAGCGGAGCTTACCTTGTTTTTCGCTTTATCATCGCAACCGGATTCAACCATGCAAATGGCATGAACCAACCTTTCCCACACAACCTTATCTCTATCTTCTTTCGTAGTGGAAAGAACTTTTGCGTCAGAAACAAGAAGGGGAATAAACGACAATACCGTCAATACAAGAATCTTTTTCATACGATTTCCCTTTCGTTAAATTCATGTAATCTGTGACAAGCGGAACAAAGAAGTTCGATATTGTTCTTATCCAGCTTCAAATCCGGTCTTGCTCCTCTTGATCTGATATGCGAAAAGAAAATAGCTTTTGGTTCATCCCCCAAAGGCTTTCCACATTTTACACAAACATGAGGTCTTTCCTGCCATATCTCCGTAAATAAGGATTGAAGGTCACCTCTACGTTCTTTGGTTGTTTCTGTGTCACAATCTTTACAGAGCCACTTCATCCTATTGTAGATGTAATGATTTTCACCACATCTTTTACAAGGACGATATTCGTATTTCTCCTTCTTTTTCAGCACGTTACTCAAACTTATAGCTTTTAATTCTTTCAATCTGATTTTCAAGATACTGAACTCTCTTATCAATTGTTGCGTTAATAGCTTTCTTTGCTTCTTCTTTTGTGAAAAACACATCTCTGCCAATTTTAGCCATTTCACGTTCTCCTTCCGGGATGATATACTCCAGACCTCTGAAAGTAGTTGTTTCCCATTTTTTTACTTCTTTAATTTCACCTGTCATAAGTGCTGAACGCACGTCATACATTACTTTTTCTTCCATAACAATTTAAACTTTGTATTCTGTTAAACCTATCTATTAATTCACACACATAGTCCATCTTTTTCTCACTTTCCTTACTCGAAAGATAGATAAACCCGAAACTCCTTACAAACTTAGGGTTTCCAAACCATCCGTACCTTACGATCAAAAGCTCTGCTCTTTTCGTATCGTAAAAACAAGGGACAATTTTAACTTCAAGTTCCTTTCTTCTTTTTCTCATCTGTCCTTATATTTTTCTTCACACAATTTTATATACCTGCATCCTTTGCATTTCTTTTCATGATACAAAAACCCATCATAGCTTTCACAAAGGATGTATCCTCTCGGAGAATCAAAATAAAGCTGTCTTTCTTTATCCAAATAGGAATCAGACAAGGCTTCTTCTTTCTGGATAGGGTTTCTAAGGTCGTATTCCATAACGAATTTAGAGGTAAACCACATATCCTTTTGTGTTCGTTTTCTCCATCTTTCAATAGCTGCTTTCCCTATCACATTAGGAAGAGGAATAATACTCAATTTCGACACCGACAAAATAAAAACCTGCCTATTAAATTGAAAAGTAAGATAGTTCCAAAGATTCCCCACTATTTCATTTTCAAGAAAATCTTTTATCCTTTCCCTGTCCTTTCTTTTTGCATGAAACTCATACTTCGGGTTGTTTGTCAGTTTCCCCTGTAAGTATTCATAAATCGTTTCAAATTCTTCTCGTCTTGTCATTGCTGTCGAAATTAGATTATAAAATCATTGCATACAAAAGTTGTATATTTTAAGTGATAAAAGAAGGGGAAGTTTTTGTTCCCCTGTCTCGCTGACAAAACTACAACTTTTGTAACTATTCCCAAACCAAATTAATGTTAAAAATCTCATCGGTCTCTTTTTCAACCTTCTTATAGCGGTTTTGGGTGTTCGTATCTCTCTCTGCCACAAGATCATAGTCATTTTTTATAATTTTCTTATCAAGCGACCGACAGAACCACAAACAGATTTCATCCCCAGCTTCCATATCACCAAGCGATACCGGTTCTTCCTCTTTTGCTTCATAAAATTGAATCCAATAAGGTTTTTCGTTCATGGAAGATGTGCGCGAAGTAACCGGATTTTCTTCTTCATCCTTTCCCATCCCTATAGCTCCTACCGTGATTGTCCCGTAGGGGTTATCCGTTACAGAAGAAAACCATAATTCGACGTTTTTAAACGTTTCTGTGCCCTCATTTTTCAGAATAAGTGCAATGTATTGCTCACGAGGATTTGAAGCCAAATTAAGGCTTATTTCATCAAATAAATTGCTAAACATGTCATTGGGTACAGGGGTGGATGATTTGTACCCACCCAAAGAATCTGAAACTTTGGACTGCGGACTGTTATATCCCGAACTGACCGTATAATAAAACCGTAACATAAGTCTTAACTTGGTAATTATATACAAGTTTACACCTGTAATATTAGTTAATAAATTTCTTAACTGGGTTATACCCAAACCCTGTATAGGGTGGCATTACTGCATCCCCTTTTACTTTTCTCATGATGTTATAACTTCCGTTGACATCAGCATTAAGTAAGATTCCATCTTTTGTTCTAAAAAGCCCTCTCTTAATTCTTTTACCAACGTAAGTATCATGGTGTTCCACAGATTCTAAATCAAAAGAACTGCATTTTGACGTATGAGATTCGTTTACTTCAACAAATCTTAGCCCTTGTCTTTCTGATTTATATCTTAACATTGATATGAACATATCAAAAGGAATTGAGACAAAATTCTGGTTGTTTCTTTTACCAAGATTGGATTCTTGTTTCCATCCATCGTTATGTCCGACTATCAATGTTGTTATATTATCTTCCAAACAAGTATTGATTATTTCTTTACTTGCCTTGTGAAGATAATCCTTTACTTTGTTGTTTCTCTTTCTTGTAAGAGACATTAACCGTCTTGAATTTTCTTTTCCATTTACTTTTTTTAATTGTTGTTGAATTTTCGATCTTTTCTTGTTGTAATACTGATTGATGGATTTTAATTTCCTTCCATCAATCAAAACAGGTTTACTGTTTGTGTTAGTAACAATAGAAGCAAGATTATTTACGCCCAAATCAATAGACATGACCCTATTGTTATCGGGAAGCTGTTTTTTTACAGAAGATTCATAAACAACTTCTATAGTATAACAATCTGCTTTAGGAATAAATCGAACTTGTTTTACAGAACCTTCTTTGCAATTCGTTTTCAAAGGTGACAATCCTTCTTTCTTTGGAAAGAAAATGAAGTTTCCTTTGTGCTTAAACTGCGCATAAGAATAAGAAAATACATTTCTACCTTTTGTTTTATGTTTATATCTCGGAAATTTTGGGCAACCAGTAAACTTTTTATTATCCCGTTTCCAAGACTTGATAGCAGAGAAATAAGATTTTAGGTTCTTATCTAAAGCCATAAGAACTTGTTGAGAAGATGATCCACTCATTGCTCTATAATCTATATTATTTTCTGTTACCATTTTCTTGTTAAGTTCTCCTGCTCTTATCCACTTTCCCGTACTAAGAAACTCTTGCTTTATTGTATATAAAGCAGCGTTATACAAGTTCTTAGACAAGAAACAAATTCGATCTAAATCTTTATATCTCTTATCATTTACAGAAATAATATGTTGTTCTACCAAATACATGGCGCAAATATAAATAGAATATTTGAAATTTCCTATTTAAAATCTACAACTTTAAATATTTCTGTAAACTGGTATATAGTTACCCTTAACTTTTAGAAGTTGACATGAATATATTCCCAAGCGACCAATATTCGCTTTTCACTTCATTGTAAACAGATACCGTGCCGCCAGAATTTTGTACACGAGCGATATAATATTCATCCACTTCTTTGTCTGGCGGAGTGCTGATGCTTACTTCTGGGACTAAAGAAATAACATAATCGTCATAAGTGTACAAACCGTTTCGCTGCTCGGAAGTCAATACACCTCCCAAAGGAAGTGTCCCAAGCACAATAGCTCTTAAATTCGATTCCGCTACAAATGTAGTTGCGGATGTAAGAAGTAAGTTTTGGCTGTCAATTATGTTTACAATCTGATAAACGCCATTATTCAAAGGAACAGAACCGTCTTGTTTTTCAAACCTAATAGAAATAGGAGTTGACGAAGACTGCCCTCTCACCTTGCCTGAAAAATCAACCGAACCAGACACAATACCTTGTGAGTTTACGCTTACATACCCCTTTTCGTAATTTCTTGTTTTGTAAGCAATCTTCACCCAATAGAAATTGCTGTCATTCGGCACAACAATGTTGTCTTCTACATTGATATCTATAAAGTTCCCGGCACTGGTAAGAGCCATCCCAGGAAGTACCTTAATAGTGCCAGAGTTTGTTCCTGTTTCCACTTTAAAAGGTTCTATAAGATTTTCATCTTCTACTGGTTTGTTAACTGTATTAGGATTGATCTTAGACGGGTCATTCGTAATCATCCCAAAAGAATAAGATGCCTGTAGCACCGCCTTCATAAGCGGTGCTGTAGCAAAGAAAGAAATCATATTTGAAAGTTCTTCTTTCTCTAAAAAAACATTTCTACTAACATTTAACTTGCTCATACTCAATATTTTAATTATTTTTGACTTACTATTTCCATCCACTTGGGACACCCTCGCAATTCGTACCTGTAAAAGTCTGACTATGACTTGTTACGTTATTGTTCCCAGACTCCGTTATCTTTACATAATTGGATGATCCTGTAAGGATTTGAATAACAGGGACAGTTCCAAGTTTCGAGCAACCATAAAACATTCTGTCCATATTAACTTTTCCTACCCCTGCAACAGAACGATCATAAAAAGATGTATAAGAAACTGCATAAGCCTGTTCTGTTCCTAAAGAAAGATTTGTACAGCCTGAAAACATTTCGGTACAATTCAAGCTATTGCCAATATTCTCAAAATTGGTGTTATTAAACTGATTTCCTATATCCACATTCACAGGTCGTGCAGATGTCCCTGGTTGTCCTACATAATTTCCTGTTCTTCCAAAAGAAGTGAGTGACGTGCATCCTGCAAAGCATCTCCTAAGATTAGTAAGTGTCGTAAGATCATTAAAGAACTTAGCGGGAATTTGTTTCACACCCGTGTTCTCAAACATACTTTCTGCATTCTGCAACTTTCCATTCTTCATATCAAAAGAAGATATATCAGATAAATTCCTACAATTCGCAAACATTCTTGAAGCGTTTGTTACACTTGACGGAAGTCCCTGTCCATAAGGAATAGACAAATAAGTACAATTCTCAAACAATGACTGCATATTTGTTGCCTTCGAAGAGTAAGAAAACATAGCGGTAGACCAGCCGTCGACAAGACTTGTACAACCGACAAAGCAACCAACAAAAGAAACAATGTTTGTGCAATATCTGAACCATAATACCGGAAGTTCGGTTATGGCTGTGCAGCCTTGAAATGTATATTGCATATACTGTGCATTCGTTGAATTGCTAAATGGAGAACTTGTAGCTGATTGACCTCCTGTATTTTTCAAAGCCGTACATTCAAAAAATACAGCATGGAAATCTTCTGTGCCACCTCCCCTTCCAAAAGTACCATTGCCAACGCATGAAGTCAAACTCTTACAACTTCTAAACAAGGAAGAATGATAAACACATGAAGTAGGAACAAGTTGACCACTCGGGAGACTTGTAACCCCACTGCTCCAGAAAGCACCCGCACAAGAATTACCTGTCATTTTGGTAAACAAACCAGAAGGAATAGACCTAAGACTTGTGCAATCTCTAAACCAACAGATAACACCCCCTGAAATAGAAGGAATTGTGTTTGTTGCAATCGATGAAAGACTTGTACATCCTCTAAAGGCAGAATGGTTGCCGCCGGCAGCGTCCACATTATAAGTGCCAGAACTTCCCTGAATAGAAAATGATTCGGGCCACTGTTTGATTGCAGTAGCTCTTGTATGATTTCTGAAATTGGCATACACAGTAGAAGGGTTACTTGTATTTCTACTTCCGCCTTGTACCCTTACTTCTCTCCCCACTATTTCATAAACGCCATTTGATACAGATGGCGTTTGAGGCGATCCGCTATAAGAAACGATAAGAGCTTTCCAAAGATAAAGGTAAATACTGCTCCCTCCTGCGTTCGTTGATTCATCTCCTGTCCCTACACATTCCGAATCCGTAGCGGAAGCATACACATAACCTCCAGAAGGAGAAGAAACCGTTATCCTACCACTTCCATTTGTCTGATCTGTACCACTGTAATAAGACGATCCGTCAGGCGCGGTAGTTCTTATATTCACGGAAGCATAAGGTTGCAATACATTTTCCTTTCTAAGATAAATATAAGTTGTTGTAAGCTCATAGTCAAGAGTGAAATCTATATACGTGTCAGCTCCCGATATTGCAATATTGTTTTTCGTTTGGGATTGATAATTGTCTGCCGTACAAGTGGCATTATACGACCCTGATTGTATTCCAGTAAGTGTAAGCTGTCCTTGTGAGTTGGTGTACCCACTCTTTCCTCCATAAGTTACGTAAGCTCGATTAATGTTATATCCATTTCGGGATTTCACTGTAATATGAGCACTGTAAGTCTTGTTAGAAACACCTACCCTTTGTTGTGGCATTGATTCCTGATTAACTGTGACAGAACCTTCCGTAGGCTGATAGTCATAAACGGAAACTTCATATCTGTAAGTTTTCCCCATCTGCATCATAAAGGTCGTTGTACCGTCCGACCCTGTATTTTGCGTACTAAGTCCTTCTGGTTTTACAGAAGCTCCTGAAACTGGAAGTCCTGTATCGGAATTATAAACATAGAACTGCACTCTCGTTTCTTTTCTTGGCATTGCGACATTCACTGTTTTTGGAAGGTCATTTGGTTGCACAACCCCTGTCTGATCACTGAAATATTGCTTCGAAGCCACCCAATCGTAACGCATTCTCGGAACAGAGAATTTGATTTGTCCGTTACTTGTCAGACCTGTTTGTTCTCCTGCGCCTCCCTTGTTAAGTGTTATTCTTGTGCCGTTGGAAATGATACCGTTATCCTCTGTTACAACAAATGTAAGATCATATAAAGTTTGATCCATATAGATGCTCACCACCTGTACAGCTCCGTTCACAGTAAACTGCTGTTCCCTGTCCTCGTATTCCTCATAAGAAGCAATAGCGGTATATACTCCATTAGGAAGTTCCAATACAATACCGGAAGAATCTTCCTGCACAAAATCCTTATCGTTTACTTTCACTTTCGCACCTTCAACGACTGTTCCTCCTGCGCCGTACACCTTGATAGTAGTCTTATAGGTAAGTTGTTTCAAGTCTATCGTAAGGTGTGAATTATTGTAAAACTCATAGTTTTCCACATATACCCGTTGATGATTGTTGTCGTAAAATACATCATAAGAATATTTTCCTCCCAACACTCCTTCAAAAACAGCCTGTCCATTGTCAGAAGTCTGTTTTGTCAAACCTGCAAATCTTACGGTAGCTCCATTTAAAGGATTTTTCTCTCCCGTAAAGGTGTTGTAATCATTTACAGTAAACGTCATGTTAAAAGTAGGCATAGGATTGAAGCTCACTTGTATATCCTTATTACTGTCCACAACAACATCCCCATTTACAGGAATCCAGTTTTGCTTTTCAACAAGATAAGTGTAATCACCTCCCAATATATTCGTGAATGTCACTTTCCCATTCGTGCCCGTTCTTTTGCTTTCCGAATAAGCGACAGTATCCTCTGTTGCCAGTCTGTCCTTTGCGGTAAGTGTCACATTTGCACCTTCCACTGCGCCAGTAGATGAATTTGTCACCGTAAATGTAACCGTATATCTTGGTATCAATATAAGCGTTACAGGTTCGGATTGATCGTCTTGTACATTGATGTTCTTACTTATGGTATAATAATCCGTCTTGCTTACAGTATAAGGGTATAAACCAGGAAAAGCCATAAATATGGCATTACCAGAAGAATCCGTATATTTAAATTCACCATTAAAAGTAACAAGGGCATTTTGTATAGGTCTTTCATTTTCGTCCCTTACAACGAACGTGACTTTTCTTTCATACACATCTCCTTGCATTTGAATATATTCCACCTGCGTTTCTTCATCGTCTTCCAATACCTGAAACAATCTATCTTCTATATTCATGAACAAAGACTTCTCCACATCAATAGAATAATCACCAGGATAAAGTACAATAGATGCTTCCCCGTTTCTGTCCGTCACAAGACGTTTGTCTAAAATGGAAATAGAAGCTCCTTCTATGTAAGCTCCCCTATCCGACAATACTTTGAAAATAACATTCTTCTCTTTCAAAGGCTGAATATCCTCACTACCCATTATGTTTTTGTAGGTAACAAGGTAATCTTCTGTAAATCCTTTTACTCCTTCCTCGCTTGTAAGGGAATTATTAAGATAATAAGCAGCTATCACGTCCTTTTCCCCTAAATTACCTTGATAGAATGGAAGGAAAAGCGGTTTTATCTTTATATCATAAATATACACGGAAGAGGAAGGATTTGACCTGTCTTGTGTAAGACTTAATGACAAGAATTTCATTCCGTCTTTCATTTGAAGCCCTCTCCCTTTCGGGAAATTAAGCTCTAACTGCTTTGCGTATGCCCTATTCTTTCTCGATAGAATTGCCCGGCATTCATAATACACTCCAGCTACAGGAAGTTCCAGGATTCCTTTACTGCCGGAAACAAAATTGTTGCTCTCTGCACTTCCATAAGATTCCTTACATATCATAGGTTGAACGGCTTCGTTAAACACTTCCACACCGAATTTCAAATTTTGGTTGCTTGTGGAAGATGTTTTAACCTTAAAAGAAATCTGATAAGAAAGATTTTCTGAAATAGGAAGGAGCTTCGTTTTGTCAATTTCAGAAGAAATACCCACCAAAGCATTTCCAACGAAAGTCATTGCCTGTATAGGAGTGCCATTGTTGTCTATATCATCCACAATAACAACACCTGTAGGGTTCACAAGTGGATAGGCATTCAAATCTTTTACACTTTCCGTTGTTTCATACCCTTTTGTAACATTCAAAACCGTGTCTGTCCTGTTCCATGTAGGAGAGCTATGTCCCATTGTCCATCCAGTATCACGAGACATCAAAAGGGCAAATATAAACTCATCCTCCGTCTTATATCTAATAAGACGGAGAAGCTCCCCAAGTATCATGCCTTCCTTGTTTACAATATCAAGTGTTCCTCTTTTTCTATATTCCTTCACATAATTATTGAACAGATATTTCATCTGTTCGAGTGTGTCCACTTCATCTGTCACAAGTCCTCTGTTTTCAATAAAAAGTTCAAACAGAATCTTGTTCGTATCAATCTCGTTGTATTGCTTAGCATATAAAACAACAAGCGCAAAGATATGACAGACTGTTTCCCAATACGCCTTAAAATCCTCTCCGTCCTTCTTTATAAAAGTAGGAAGAATGCCGGGAGAAGATACCTTTTCAAGTACATTCTCCGCCCATTCCATTACGGCAGGATCGTTTTCTTCGAAGAACCGTTTGAACACGGTCTTATTGTAGATTTCCTGTGACATCCTTAGCTTATTAATAATTAAACTTTCTCAACATACAATCCAACAAGGGCTGATAAATCATGTGTAAGAGGTTGTTCACTATTTCTTGTACATTTGTATTTTATACCATTTTGGATATAATATTTATCTTTGAATATTTCCATAGGTGGAATATAAATAATAGGATCATCTATAGTACCTTTATGTTCTTCATCTACTACTTTCCACAAACTTGCAGTAGCCATAGAAGGTTTCCAGTTTTCCTGTGTTGTGTGCCCCTGGATACATTCCCAAAGAACATTATCAGATAAATATCTTTCTCCTACTTTAACAGTAATACCAGCAATCCATTCTGGATAACGATCTTTTACCTGTAAGGCTTCACTTGGAGTTAATTCATATGTATTTATATTCTTAGCTACTTCTTCATCAAGAATGTTTAAAGCCATTATGCGACTAAAATCTCTGTTAATTACAGGTTCTTCTCCTTCCGGATAAGTCCATCCGTCGCTTGATAAAAGATTAAGAAATTCCGGATCGCTAAACGAATATCTCGGAAAATCTTCGTCACCAAATGGTAACAGCATCTCTTCGTGCAGGATCACTTTGCTTTGATCCACACTTGTTCTCATTTCGGGTAAAATCTCAATACCGTGGGACTTTGCCCATAATAAATCAACAATTGCGTATGTCATCTATTTTTATTTCTTTTTATTATACAAATTAACAAATTCATTTACATCAAGATAGTCAATCCCGAAATTTTCTGCGGTTCTTTTATCACTATCAGAAAACTGTCCTTCAAGTCCACTTGCGTCACCTATCATAAGTGTAATAGATTTTATGTAATCAAAATCATCGCCAACATAGTTTTCACAAAGATGATTAAGCATTCCTACGTTTGGTTTTCTATACAAATCATTTTTATCATTCGTGGTACAATATTCCGAATAGCATTTTACTCCGCAATATTCTTTTACGCATTGTGATACATATTCTATTTTAGATTGAAATCTTTGATGATCCACAAAACCAGCTTCAATTCCCCCTTGATTACTTACAATTAAAACATACTCAGGAGAAAACTGCTTAATTGCATCCAAAACATCAAATTTGATTTTCATATCCCAAATTCCTTTAGGAAATGTTTTGCCACTTAATGTCTCAATTAACGTATCATCCAGATCACAGAATAAAACTTTGTACTTCTTCATATTATTTTGCTTTTAAAGTTTGTAAATAGTTATATGCTTTTATACAATCTTCCTTGGAAAGGACTGTAGGATAAATCGCTAAGTTTTTGAAAGCAATTTTAGTATAACTGTTACCTGAATATCCTATAGTTAAGAAATTTTTACTGGTAGATTCCGTTTCTTCATTATAAATAGATTCTTTCCAGTCTTTTGAATAAATCCTGCCATCAGAACAAATTGCATTAACGGTATTTTGATCGGGAATCAAATTATTTCTACCATTTTTTATATTAATGAGTATTGGATTATAATTATAAATGACTATACTATCAAATTTTACAATACCAGCATTGTCTTTTTTCCCTGTATTTATAAGCTCCCAATCTCCTATTACAGTCCAATCATTACCCATTTCAAATATAGACGAAGTTATCTTATCATCCACCCCATCAGTAATCAGATAGCCTTCGTATTCGGGGATTTGTTCAACTAAAACATCTACTTCTTGTGAAGAATTATACCATATACCATTCGTAGAAGTTGCTGCATACTGTTTTTGGAAAGTGTATGTACCATCTTTATTAACGCTAATATATTCACCGCTTTTGTTTGCATTTCCAATTAAACAACGATCACCTTCTTTCATGCCTGTGATACGTATCTTCCAATCAGCAGAATCAGATTCGTTTAATAAAATCAAAACATTGCTGCTGTTTCCGGTTCCGATCATTCTAAACGAATCTTTTTTTACATCTGTGGACTTAACTACATTATCTTTAAGATTAAATGAGTTGAAGTTATATGCATACAACCCATACCCGCTCCCTTCTGCAAACCCAAAATTAGACAGTACAAGATCATTACCATTGCCCGTAATGTTGGCAATAGTAGCACGATCTTCGTCCTCGTTGGTTTTGCCTACCACTGTCCATGCCTGGTCGGGGAAGAGCCAGGGATAGGTTTTAACGAAGTAGTCTTTGATCTTGGTCAGTTCTTCTTCGGTGGCATCATGATCGAGAAATACAAGTTCCCAGATAGCAGCATTGGCAAATAAAGACCCTCCTATTGAACAAATGAGCAAATAAGGGCCGCCTGTATCATTACCACTTGCTATATCAACTCCATTATAGTTATTTGATGTTTGGCAAAGTAATACATTATTTTCATTTACGTTTATTACTGGCATCTGTCCGAAAGACAGAGTTCTTACTATCTTCGGATTAGTATTATTGTATTTTATTTCACAACCAAATGCTCCCCACGCTTTAGTCTCCCACCTCGATTCTTTTAAATTCGCAACAAGAACCTCATTGTTTGTTTTATTTTCTGGTGTCAACCACTGTCTCAACGCCACAACCGTATATCCCTTTTCTTTAGTCAGAATAGGGAAGTTATCACAGGTACCGTAATCATCTACACCATCAAAGACAAGTGCACCGGGGTAGAGGGGAAGTTGTTCGATGGTAATATTGCAATCTATAGGATAGGTTTGGGACATCACTTTCCACTTCATATTATATCTACTATCGTAATCATACGACGGCAAAGTATATATACCATCGTTCTTTATTTCTGTCCATAATTCTTTCCCATCATTAAATACACCATAACGCAAATATATATCATCCGTTAATCCTTTTATCAATACTTTGTACTCAACAGATTTAAGGCTTGCCTTTGTTTCAAATAACGCATTATTTGTTTTAGTACTTGTAATATGGATTGTATTATCAGTAACTTCACCTGTACCAAATGTCCCTTGAGTAATATAATTTGCCCAAATGCTAGAATCACCCCAGTTTAATTTATATCCACCTACTCCGGACATCCCACCCCAAAGGAAGTTCTTCATTTGCAAGTCATGTCCATTACCTGTCTTATCTACCCACACAGGATTTTCTTTCATCTGCTCATTAGTAAGACCGGAAGCGGAATATCTTGCAATCATACCAGAAATAGATGGGAAAGGAGGAATAGGAGATACTCCACCCCCTCCCCTAAATCTCCTAAAAGGAATTGCGTTAATATTTCCTATTAAATTCATTGTCAATTCCTTTCCTTAAAAACCTATACTAAGATTGGTTGCCGTTGTCCCTTCTTTCAAAATCTTCTGAACCATGTACATGAGTGGCATTCCTATATTTGTACTCACTTCCGCTTCCGAAATGGTATATTCCATTCCACCTGAAAGGATTACCTTAATTGCCCCTTCTGAAAGAGGAATGATTACAAACGGAACTTTTTGTCCGTTTTGGTCAACCAGAGCAATATCTTCGTTAATATCAGATAAGTTCCATGCACTACTGATTAAAGAAGGCACAGCTTCACCATTAGTAGTTATCAGCTTATTGGAATTAGCTGTTACTGTTCTTTTGATAATATCCATAATTATGAAAATTTTAAACGTTTAAAATATTGTCTAAGTATATACTAACCACAAAGATAATCTTTTCTCAACAAACATAGCAAACGCATATCTTTTCTTTTTCTTACAAATACGTTTCCCTTCTGATAGTAGGGAGAGGGGGAAGAGGCAAAAACACCGACCGTGCACCAAACAAACCTGAATGGAAAGGTGGTGTTATGGGTGGCAATGGCGGTATGATCGCTTTCAAGAAAAACTTATTAATTTCCAAAAATGGTAGTAGTGGTGTTTCGCAGATTAATGAAATAGATTTTTCCTATAACAATGTTGGTTTTATTGGTTTGTATGTCCGTTATATTCAAAGTTTAGGACTGGAAATAACTGCCTTTCTTAGCCATTCTTCTAACGGAATAGACAAAAACAATGATTATTGGGAATTTACTTTAAATGGAGAAACAGACAGTGATCTTTTTTACTTCGGAAGAACAGAAGGCGGTGTTGGTACTCCTATTTTATCAGCCGGTAGTGGTGGTACTTATGGAAATGGTGAACAGACTACATCTACCAATAAAACCGTGCAAGGTGGAGAAGGTGGCGATGGAAGATTGGGAACACAAGGGCCATATTACAACACCGGAATTAAAACAGTTGTAACTATCCCTATCCGATCTATATTTGGTGGAACAGGAAAAGGTGGGCCAAGCTATTATAACTCTACTACAAGCTGTTTAGCCGGCGGTGCGGGAGGTTATGGGGATGGAAGTATGAACGGCAAAGCTGGATATGGTGCTGGCGGAACAGCTTTCAAAATATCTTCATCTTCAACTGATTTTTATAACGAAGGCGATGGGATTGTCTGCTTGTATTATCATAATAACCCTCTATAGACAAAAAAAGGGAGAGTGTATTTTACTCTCCCTTAATGATTTCCAAAAATTAAATAGGTTCGTTGTGGTAGTATATACAGAAAATACCTTCTCCTGGTTTCGTAACATTTCCTGCATCATCATCTGCCGGAGAACATTGTTGTCCAGAGCCATACCCAGCAATTCTTGTTTTACCTCCGTCTGGAGAAGTGAAATTAGAACCACCATACCCTGCACCTCCCCATGAAGACGCACCAGTTCTTATCCCAGAATTGGTGTTCAGATATCCCGATTCACCTTTACTTGTACCTCCAAAAATGGATTGAATAGGGATAGTAACCGAAGATTGAACAGGTTTGGTTACTTCGCCCAAAACAGTGCTTTCGTAAGAGCATTTAAATCCGTATCTACCGTCTCCACCTGGTGCACCGTCCGGTTGCATTCTTGGACCTGTAGAAGAATAAGTTTCTTCTTTTGCGTTTTGGCTTCCCGGACTTCCACTACAATAAAATGTACCTGCCATGTGAGCAGCTATAGCACCAGAACTTTTTGCGTTATATACAGAATAATTAGATAGTCTGCTTTCTTGTGGCATAGTAAGGTCAGCATCATTACGAGCCTCGCTTACCCCATTATAAGCTGTATATTCATAAGTTGTTATTCCTAATTTTATGGAATATTTTGTGCCGTATGTCCAGCTACCCGCATTTGGAACATTGCTAAATGTAATTTTAGCTATTCGACCATCTGAAATATCCGATATCAATATATTAGGAATATATACAATTTGTCCAGTTGTTCCGCCCAGCAATACAAAACTATGCCAAGATTCCCAAAACTGAAAACCTTCTCCCCCTCTCCCTACTATCAGAAGGGAAACGTATTTGTAGGAGGTGTCCAACACGTAGTTCGTTTGGTTGGACGTGATTTGCACCAACTTGTTCGGTTTAGTTAGGGTGTATTCCAAATTCACACTTGTTTGATAAACCCCACTTATACTTCCTGTCGTTGAAAAATCACTGAAACCGGAAGATGTAATCTTAATCTGATAATTTCCCGCAGGAATTTTGTCAAACCGTGCCGTGTATGTTGCTGGTCCTGCCGAACCTGTATGCTTCTGCCCTTCTGAATCTGTAAATTCCACATTACCACCAGTAGGGTTTACTTTTACTTGCACCATATACAGCGGAGTAAGATTTACTTGCACCTGCATTCCTTCACTGTTCACAGTAATGCTTTGGGATGTTTCTTTGGAAAAATCCCCTTCCGGTACATACAAGATATACTGTCCGTATGTGACATTGGCGAACGTTACGGTAGTGGTTATATTTTTAGTCTGAATCACCTCTAGCCCCGTACTGTCCTTTAGTTGGATTTGGCTTGGCATACCTTGCATTTGTCCAACTCTTCTTACTTGAACATTAATAGTATTGTATATCTGCAAAAGGAAGGTGTTAAGCGCAGTTTTCCCGCTTACTTCAACCGTTTCCTCTTTGCTTTCAAATCCATCTTTAGAAAAAGCTACTTTATAGCTTCCGTCTGGTACAAATAAAACGACTGTCCCGTTTTGTGAAGTTGTACCGGAAGCCATCTGCACCCCTCCTTCCTTATTTTCAGTCACAACAACCTGTACGCCGGAAATGTCAGTTGCCCCGTCTAATGTGTTCCTATGGACAACTACTGTAAGCTCTCTTGCAGGTTGCAAAGTAACCTCAATTGTTTTCGCTTCATTTAATACACCGACTTTCCCATTCTGCATTGCATAACCATCAGCACTGACCTCATAATCATAATCAACACCTAATGCAGCAGAAATAACAGCTTCTCCATTGCTGTTTGTATTCTGCTGATAATTGTTTGATGCAGATGTCATTTTTACAAGAGCGTTCTGAATAGGAATTGCTATGTTAGATAAAGGAAGAAGGGTAAAAGGCAAAACTTTAAAACTGTTACTTTTACCTGGTTGAGGAGAATTTCCATTTAGCCAATAAAGAGTTGCGTTATTTGAATCTCCATACTGGGTACATGTTTGAATGGATTCGCTCCCCCATAAAGAAAGACCCAATGTACTCAAAATCTCTTCCACCTGTGTTTTGTAAGAATACAAAGTAGTTACTTCACTAAATGAAGGTAAATATCCACTCTGCCCATTCCCAAACGTATATGTCTTGGCGTATTCTGCCGCAGGTGCATTGCCAGTTCTCAATTGAGATATTATCGTGTCGGTATAAATGAAACCATGCGTTGCTTTATATAAGTTTGAGGATGATACGCCAGTACTTAACATTGGTACATTGGGGATCAAAGTTCCTTGTCCTCCAAAAGCGTAGTTTTGGGCACTTATGGCTGTCGATACCATAAACGAATCAGTATCGGTTGAAATGCCTATGCCGCATACATCAGATATTCCCTTACCAGATGATGCCCATTCTTCTTTTGTGTAACGATTATTGTCTTTATCGTAGATATACACACCATTTGGAACAGGATTGTATTCATAGGTACAGAAAGGACGAACTGTATATGAATTACCTTTGGTCGTTCCCCTTTTTGTGCCATTAACCCAACCAAAAATCCAAGCATCATTTGAATTATATTGTGTCGAAGTCCAATATGAACCACTACTCAATGGATCTGAACCGATTGTCGCACTTATTGAAGTGTCGATCTTAACTCTGTTTAATTGAGCTACACCCCACTGTCCACAAGAAGGCAAGAACCAAGAATTTGTACCGAATCCTTCTGTAGAATAAGCTGCACACTGATGTGCCGCCGTGCTTTCCGTTGGTTTCGCAAGTATGATGTTTTGAGAATTTGTCTTACCTGCGAAGTCACACATGGCTAAAGATTTATTTGTTTCAGTTACTACATCATAAATAGTGCCTAATGAATTTGTCCAAAAACTGGCAGTCAGATTTTCCAAACCTATGAAGTCAAAATCCTTACTTCTTACATCGGTAATGACACCGACACAAGTTTTAGTACCGTCCAATTCAGTTGACCATGTTTTGTCACCATACACAAAATCACCTATTTGAGGGCGAGTAAGTAAAGGCTGCTTTGCGGTTACCTTAAATGTTACATTTGTATTGTTTGCAATCAAAATTTCTTTATTGACAGCGGGCGCATTTACATTCAACGTGCCTGATTGTGCTTCCAAAGGAGAAGGCGGGGTAACTGTATAATCATAGCTTCCGTGCAAAACTTTATTTGCCGGAATATCTGAACTTATTGCCTTTTTGCCATAGAAAGAGAATGTGATATTCAAATCTTTCAAATCATCTGCGGATAATGTACCTCCGTCAAAAGATTGCACATGCACTGACCAAATGGTAGAATTACCTATTGTTTCTGTATCCAACAAAAGATCAGAAAGCTGGAATCTTTGAATTACATCATTTTCCATCTCCACCGTTAAGGGAGCGTTTTGCGAGCCATAAGTTATAACTATCTTCAGATTGGACGGAACACCACTTACCTTAAAACCAAAATCCAAAGCCTTGTGATAATCCACTGTCTTTTCTGTGCCAATTTGGAAAAGATCATTCGAAAACCCTATAAGTCCGGCATCCACATTAAACAAAACATAAGTCTCTGTAGAAGCTGTCGATGTCTTGATTACACTCGTTAAAGTAAGGTTCTTTTTCGCTCCATCCCAACTTCCTTCCCAGCCATCTATCCTATTTGAGTTGTAAATTCTGGTAAGACTTTCCGTAACACTACTATTATCCTTATCCTGAACAATTGTCAATGGAGAGACAATTACACCATTGGGGAAATAGGTCTTTAATTGATCTGTTGTTACGCCTTCCGATGGAACAAGATATTTTTCATCTTCTTGAAAAACAGGACAACCGGAAAAATCCGCATCGCTGTCTTGTGACCACTCAAACTCTCCACCATCAAACGTCATAGTAGCCACACCAGACGAGTTAGTCGTCCCTTTGTATTTGTTAGATGAATCGCTTCGATCTGTCATTTCGATAACGACATTCTCAATAGGAGAACTATCTTTTTGACTTTTTACAGTAAATGTAACCGTTGAAATTTGAAGCATCTCAACCGTTATGTTCTGATCTCCACCAGCAATTGTAAATTCACCTGTTACATCTTTATAACTGGATTTCTTTGCTGTATAGATATACTGTCCGTTCTTGTAAGTCAAAATAAGAATGCCGTTAGAAGCAGTAGCTCCACTTGCAACAGGTGTGTCTGGAGATTCTGCCTTGGCAAAACTTATAGCTACATCTTGTGTAGATGGAACAGTCTGAAAAGTAACGTTATATTTTACATAATCAGCTAAATCCAATTCAATGGTACTTGCGGTAGTTGCCACACTAAATGTTCCGCTTGGCACTTCCGCCAGATTAGGATTATCCGTACTTGTAGTAGGAATCTGATATTGATAATCCCCTGTAGGAAGATCAATTGCCGCGATACCCTGACTGTTTGTTACAATGGTTTCAGGAAGTGCCCTTGCGCTACTTTGTCCTACAATTATCTTTACATCCGCCAAAGCAGAATTTCCTACCTTTGTATGGAATGTAACTGTCGCTCCGGGAACAAGTGTTATCTGTACACTTTTTTCAGCTTCTTCGATTTGCACATTTCCTGTCCCGTTTAAAAAACCTGTTTTTGAATAAGCGTAAGTATGCGTTCCTGTGGAAAGATTTATTGTTGCTATACCGTCTTGCCCCGTTGTGATTGTATCATTACCATCAATAGTAATTTCAACGCCTTGTGTGGTTGGTGAAGTTGTAAATGTAGTTTCAAATCCATAAGTCAATTCTATCACTTTCTCCTGATCGGCATCCTGAACACTTCCCACTCCTTCTTCCGGTGAATATCCTGTGAGCGACGCATTCCAATCATAAGCACCGTTTATTACCTGCACAGGGTCAGTTGTGCCATCGTCTTTTGTTTTAAGACTTACAGTATTTCCACTTAATATGGCCGGTCCACTTACACTGACAGTCACATCTTTTAAGCCTGATTTTCCTGCGGCGGTCACTTTAAAGGTAAGATTCCATATCTTCTTCAATATCTGCGTAAACGTAGCCTCTCCAATTACTTCAAATGAAAGAGTTTCAGTCTTATAGCTGTTCTTCATGAATGAAGCGGTATATTTACCAGCTTTTAGACTGATTATCGCTTCTCCTGACGCATTTGTGGTAACTGTCTTGCCCTCATTTTCTATATCAATAGACACTCCTTGCAAAAGATTGGGCGAAGCCATGTTATCTTTTACTACAAACGTAATATTATATGATATAGGGGTAAGTTGAGCTAATACGTTCTTGTTGCTACCGGAAACTTCCACATTACCTTGTGTCTGAACATAACCTTCCTTCGTTACCGTATAAGGATACTGACCGTCAGAAAGACGAACCGTTACCAAACCACCCTGCGAAGTCTGATAGTCCTTTTCGTTGATATGAATATTAGCGTTTTCAATTGCAACACCTTCATCTGTCTGTACAGTAAATACAATATCGTATTTCTTGTACTCCATATTTACAGGAAAAGACGGAATATCTGCACTTACAACTTCCAGCTCGCCTAAATAATCGTCCATACCATTGGCAACCACCGTAAACGGATATGTACCATTTTTTAACTGCAAGGACACCTCACCATTATCCTGTGTCTGATAAGACGTTGCATTTATCTCCACTGTAGCCCCCTTAATAGGTTCTTTCAATGGATTTTTTACCGTCATTATGACGTTGTAAAGTCTTGCCTTTAAACTTATTACACTACTGTTATCACTGTCAAGAACAGTAACCGAAGAACTGCCGTCATAATATCCCGACTTTGTTACGGTATAAGGATATGTCCCGTTTTGAAGGCTTGCAACAGCTTGCCCTCTTTCATTTGTAGGATAAGAAGAGCCATTGATATTTACTGCTGCTCCTTGTACTGGGCTACTATTATCACTGTCAAGAACAGTAATAACTACACTATAATGTTTCAATACAAGGGTTCTTTGAATAAATGTATCCTGTCCTTCTACGTTGAACGATCCGGTCAAATCATCATATCCCTTTTTCTGCACGGTGTAGCTGTAATTTCCACTCTTTAATTTTATAGTAGCTTGTCCAGAACCGTTTACATTCAATACTCCCGGCTGTCCTTCTATTTTGATTGTAGCTCCTTCTGCCGGATTCCCCTGATTTACCTGCGAAATATTAAATTTCACATTGTATAAAAAGAAATCCATCTCAAAGGTAACGTCCGCATTCTGGTTGTTGACCTTAATTTCCCCCTGTAAAGTATCATACCCTGTCTTTTCGATTGTTACAGGATATTCACCATTTACAAGTGGTATTTCCGCCTCTCCATGCTGGTTCGTAAGATATTCTCCATTGTTTACCTTTACAATGGCATTCGGTATAAGCTGATTTTCCTTATCCTTTACAATGACAGTAATCGTCCATACCTTAAATTCCAATTCAGGATATACTTCTTTATCTCTACCATCCACAACTACACTGCCGGAATACTCATCATATCCCAACTTTTCAATAGTGTAGGGATAGTTCCCGTTCCTTGCGGACAAAGAAGCCACACCTTGCAAATTGGTAGTGGTTGTTCTGTTATCCATCATTACATTTGCATAAGGAACAACCCCTCCCTTTTCGTCCGTCACATGGAAAGTGACCGTATAAGGAGCTAAAACCATTTGTACATCAATGGAAACACTACCGTTCAACACTACAAACATTCCTTCTACGGGGATATATCCCGAAGCAGAGATGATATATTCATACTGCCCATTTGCAAGTTGTATAGTAGCTTGTCCGTTGTCATTGGTTACGACCGCATTGTTTCCTATAGAAATATTTGCCCCTTCAACAGGTCTCCCCTCTGAATCCGTCACATTGAAATAAGCCTCTTGGTAAAGGCTAAGTGAACTGTCGTTAATGCCTACGAACAAATCCTCCGGTTCGGACGGGTAAAACAACGGAGAAAGGTTACTATCAGAATCGTACAAGATATTTCCGTCCTGATCACGCATCACAAAACCCTTTATACGCGGAAGCTGATTTGCCGGGACTTGCTGATCGTAATACGGAAAAAAATACTCATCCGGCACATACTTTACACCATCAGTCTTTTTTACAATGTCCAACAGATCGTCCCATTCCACAATTTTCCCAGGTGTCCAAAAACGGAAATCAAGATATTTGGTAAGGTTCACCTGTATGTTCTGACGCACAGTAGCAACATCGTAGTCCGGTTGAAGCTGAACACGGAAATCCAACCCCCTTTCTGAACCCACATAGAACCAATCGATATTCTTGATACCAATACCAACTGCTTTTCCTTCGATATTCAGTTCTGAAATACCAAAATATCCTTGTGCGTTTTCAAGAAGTGTATCAAGTTCTTCTTCGGTAAAGAAAATGCCATTTTGCGAAACAATATAGAGATTATATATGCCCTTTTCGTCCAAGCCGGCACTCATTACTTTTAAGACACGATCGTCTATGTTGCTAAGTGTCTGTGTCCAGTATTCTATTGTGTTCTTGCTAAGGATATTCAGATTGTTCTTAATACGGATTCTAAACGTTTCATCATCCTCACTATCACGTCCTCCAATAGCATAATATTCATTCGTACATTCGATATGACCTTGTGGCTGCGGCGAAACATTGGTAATGCTGTTAGGCGGTACGTTTGTGGAATACCCTGCGTTGATACTTCTTACCTTTACATATCCATAACCACTTTCCCCTACAGTCAATGCTTCATCAACTTGGAAACGAATACCGTTCTTGTTTACAAAAGTAACAGACGTATCATATACTGTACCTGGATTAGCAGATACCCTTATATATGTCGAAGAACCCAAAGCACCTTTACGCGGGCTGACACCATACAAAGCAGCAGCCTTATCCAAATAAACGCCTGTAGCTGTGTCTGGAAATATCTGCGCTTCCTTTATGGCAATATCCTTCATGGCTTTCTGTGCCACCTTTGCCACTCCAAATGCTGTAGCGTTCACAACCGAACCGTCAGCCACATTACTTACTTTGGCTGTCTTATCCAAAAACATCTCTATAAAAAGATTCTTTAGATTGGTTATTGTTGCACTTGTTTTTGTAATCATCTGAATATCAATTATATAGGAACATTTACTAAATAATCTTTCTTTGTTACCGTTTTACATTGCAAAGAAAGGAACACGGCATCTTCCTCTCTTTTTACATCCATCAACTCCACAGAGTCCCATCTTGAATCCCTTTGGAACATGTTCATTACATCCTTAAAAATAGAAGGGTACTGGATTGCGTTCACCGTTGTTCCTATGAACTCATTTGCAATTCCATAATCCTTAAACTCTGGTATAGCACCTTTTTGAGAAGAAAGAATAGTATCCAAAGCCTGTCGGATCGCATCATCGCCTATCACTATCTTTAAATCGTCATTCTCAAAGACAAAATTCACATCTATGTCACGTCCCAAGATATTATCTCCCACAAGTACATCCACAACAGTATCAAGATAATTATTCCCAGCGTTCTTTAGATTGATATAGAACTTGTTTCCTCCATCAGAGAACGAATAATCAGTTTCTTCTATATACTGCGGTATTGTAATATTCATCCAATCATCTTCCGGGTTGGTACTGTTAAGCTGTCTGGATACATCTTCAAACCGTTCCCCTGTCCGAAGTGTCTTTTCCATCTGCAAAGTATTGTTCCTGTCTAAAGAAGAACTTCTAAGCCACCTTGCGGAACTTTTAATAGTGGAAAGTTTTGTCTGTGTCTCTGTAAAGTTGTCCAGAATATCCCACATGGAAATGTCATCCAAAGTATTTTCATGTAGGATGAACAAAGGCTCAATCGTTTCCGATTCTCTCACAAGTTCCACAAGGCGCAAAAAAGAATCCTTGTCCATCTCCCCACCATTACTATAATAGTCCACAATAAGAGGATAATCGTTGGCACAGAAATCAACAAACTTCTGGAAATATGACTTTATATCATATCCCGTTACGTTGTAAAATTTTTCGAAAGCATCATCCATTGCCCAACAAACCTTTAGAGATTGAACTTGCAAATTCATTTATGCCCTTTTGTATCACATTAGAGGCGCACATTTCCAAAAGCGAACCTTTACTACCACTTGTTCCCGAAACCGCTTCTAAAGGAGCTATAACAGTCATTTCAAGATTGTATTCCCATATCATATTCTTTGATATACTCTGACTGAAATTAACGCCACGCGGTGGAATCGTAACAAGATAGCTTTCTCCAAGTGCCATGTTATAGAAGAAAAGTTTCATGGGAAACCCGTTCTCGTCCACTCCGTTGCTTTTATCTATGATAGATTGTAATATCTTGATACAACCATATCCCGTTTTGATGCCGGCATCAAAGGAAGGCATAGTGAGAGAACTTGTAGATTTTCCCTGCAATTGATAGAGATAACGTTTTCCTGCCGAGATGCTGAAAGCCGCACCTGTCAATGAAACGCTATCAGAACCGCTTAAAAGAATCTTGAATGTTCTTCCAAAGTTCCCCTTTATCGTGATTGTCTGCGGCATGAAAACAGGAGAGGTAAGTACCGTTATACCACCTGCTGTGTTAACTACCGTAGTTCTTTTAGGTTCACTCTTGTCTATACTCTCCGGGCTGATAGGGAAAGTAAAGACATCAATTGTGTTCCCTTTGGAATCTGCCAACTCCAAAGAACACATATACACTTCAAAATCATTCGGGAATTGCGCAGCCATCATGGAGCGACCCAAATTTTTAAGCGTTGATTTTGCTGTCTTAACTACTGAATCCAAAACTGCCACGGCTATAAGTGTTTAAATTGTTTCTCAAAAGTACAAACTTTTTCTTGTAACACACTATCCCTGTGTTATTTTTTCATTCTCATAATCAGAAGCATTGAAAGATTGTGCCGATTGTGTTGGTGAAGTAACAGGTACAGGCGCAGGACTTGGTACACCTGCTGTTGCACTAACCAAAAATGAACCGGCTGGTACATTATGTGTATGAGAATTGAATGTACTTACAAATGCGTTCAATTTACTTGTAAGATTATCCAATTCCACCAATCCTTTCAGTCCTCCACCATTGAACTCAATTATATCATTGTTCATTTTGAGTGTAGAAGCTCCTGTTTTCAAATCCAACTGTTCTTTGGTTATTGTACTTTGTACATCATCCCCAATTTTAACCGACACGCCTGTATCATCTACCTGTAAAGATTGTTCAAGTTCTTCTGTTTTCCAATGAAAAGAAACCTTTTCCAAGTCCATAGAAACACGTCTTTCTTCTTCCTCCGGTTTTTCGGGATTGACAATCTTAGCTTCCATTTGGGTATAACTCTTTACAGAAACCTTTTCGCCTCCAGTCACATTTACACTACCGGTAGATTCAATGTTCACCTCCGATTCGGAAGAACCAGTTGCTTTCACGTTTACAGAAGCCTTTTCAGGGGAATTGATAGAAACGGAAATTGTATTGTCGGTAGGATCAACCATCAAAGAGGCCGTCACATTTCCTATTGTTTTTCTAAACCGGAAGGTATTCTCTTTCCACATAGGAGATTGATCGTTTCTACAATAACTTCCTACTACAATAGGAATACCGTCATACGGATTAGTAGCTATCACCACTGCCGACCCTTGCTCATTTTCTTTTAAAGGAAACTCTATATTCGCCAACACTTCGTTTGTGATATATATATCCCTAAAGAAAACACCGCCATTTCCCATAACAGAAACACGCCCGGTACGAAAGCAAGTCTCTACATACAAATCCCTGTCCACTCCGTTAGGAATGACTATAAACCCGAATGAAATAGGTTCAGAAGAACCATTTAATTTTCTTACCTTTCCCCCTGCCATAATTAACTAAACATCTTACGATTCAAAAAATAATCAAACTGATCTTTGTCCACTTTAGGCATGACAAGCGTTGTTATTTTATCCGCTTCTGCTTGCTTTGCTGCATTTCTTATTTCTGTCAAATCAATCAATTTGAAATAATCCGGTTTAACATCTTTACTTTCTTCTCCGGCATTATCCTGCCGGTTCTTCACATTCGAGAAAGAGTTAGAAAGAATCGGCATATACATACCTCTTTCTACTTGTAAAATCGTTTGTCTTTGCAAGTTGCCATCCAAAAACGAAACATTGTTTACAACCGAAGAAACATAAAAGAACTCGTTTGTCGGTTCAAAATAAATGAACGTCCCGACCTTTATTCTTCTGTCCCCGTTGATCGTAATAGTCCCTGTCCTTGTAAACGGCAAATAAGCTGTTGATTCCATAATGTAAATCAAATCGTTTGTTGCGGCCGCCTGAAAATTTGCAAGAGATCGAGTTGCCTCCGTACCTTCCAAATCCTTATAATTCAAATACTGATCCGTAAAGGACATTTTCTTGTTACCGAAAACTTCCGCATACTCATTCAAATATACAATAGGAACAAAAGCAAGACTTGTTGTATTTGTCTGTCCGGCATGGTTACTCATTACTTTTAGCTGATACCACGAATAACTTCTTGTATCATAAGACAAATCATACCCGTGCATATTTTCAGACTTAACTGTAATATATTGCCCATTCTTATACGCACCCAAAATAGCATCCTTGTTGAACGGTGGCTGTCTTACCACAAGGTCTATTGTATTGACATAAGTATCAAAATAAAACTCAACCAAAGGGAATTGACAAACCCTATTCATATACTCCAAAAGTGTACCGTTTGGATTGGCAATAGAAGAATCTATGAGAACCCTCTTTTCAAGCACATCTTCCACAAACACTTTGAATATCTGCCAAATTCCATTTACAGATTGTTTTTCGTCTACGCCTATATCATAGCTTTCCGTTCTTTTATCTTGCCATGAATCAAACACACTATTCTTCGCTATCCCTATGTTTGACATCACATTCACAATAAACCAAATACATTCCCGGATAGGCTTCATTTGATACGACCACAAAAGATTGGAAAATGCACCAGTAAGGACGTTTCTTTTAAACCAGATGCTATCTTCGCTCATTTCATACCAATGAGAAAATGTATCGGTTGCGTTAAGCAAAGGGATAAAATAGCAACCATCATCTGAAAACAATTTGTTTATGTCCCGTCCTTCTATTGTAATGGATTTTATGTTTCCTTGTGCTTCGTAAGATGTGGTACAAGTATCTACAAACCCTATCATATCCCAAATATTGTCCTTTGCTACTTTAGAAACAGGAATTTCCAAATCGACACGTTTGCCAAAATCCACATCTCCTTTATTGTTTTCTTTTTGCAAACGTTCAAACCGTATAAAGACAATATCGTTGTTTTGTATAAATTTCTCTTGGAAAGACTTAACTTGCGCACCAGTATTAGAAACTGTATTAAATTGTTCCAAAACAGAATCCCCAAACTTAAATGAGCTTCCATTAAAATAAAAAGGTGCTAACAAAATGCTAAACTCTCCCGTTTGTTTAGATTTAGTTGTAACCGTCTGCAACACATAAGGGGATAAGTCGATCACTTTGTCAATTGATTTTATGTACATCCATACCCGGATGTTCATAGATATTATTTTGGCGTTTATCCCGGTTCCTTCCAATGCAGAAGTTACATTTGTATCAGGCAAATATTCAGAATCACTTATCAGTTCTTCGTAGTTATCTCCCCAATATGCTTTAAAACTTCCCTGTGAAACAAACTGCCCTTCTTTTGCAGCTTTCACAAGAGAAATAGGTGTATCTCCTTTAGGACACCACAAAACCGTTCCTTGTTTTATATAAGGCAATGTGCCGGAATCATAGTCACTTTTGTATTTGACTTGTTCTTCCTTATCATACGTTCCCCAAATAATATCCAAATTTGTGATACCCTTACCATTTTCAACCTTCATCAATTCAGAAGGTGTAAATTTCTTTTTCCCAGACGGAAGAATTTTTTGCCAATAATTTATAAAGTCCTCCGGTTTTGCTTGCCGATAACTTTCCAGAGGATAAATAGGTGGATTCTTCCTTTCTTTGTTTTTTTCTTCTGTTGCCATACCGTTAGTTTTCTTTATCTGTTAAAGATTGTGCCCACTCTCTAACAGAGTATTTAAGCAAAGCATGAGGAATAGCAAATAAACCTAAAGGTGAAGATGATGCTAAATCCATCGCCCCATTTGACAATTTATCTTTGTTTTCTGAAACAAATTTTTCAAGAATAGAAGGAAAGTTTGCAGAAGCAGTATAAATAGCATTCAAAGTGTTCAAAATTTTACCCAATCTATCTATATTTGCTTCCCCAATACCGATCATTCTATTCTCATAAGTCGACATCATTTTTTCCCCTGATGTAACGGTTCTTTCGGCAGCAGTAGGTTCATATCTATTTGTCGGATCGTTACGTTGTTGTAAGGCTTGTTCCGCTTGACGAACCGTTTCAAATATCTTCTCATAATCAAAATTACCACCTGCCGTAAGTTCATTGACATCTGTCCATGTAAGATTTGTGAAAGCTCCCTTCATAAGATTACGCATCATTTCAAGACTTCCACCTGCATACTGCTGTAAAATCTGCAAAAATTCTTTCATAATATCAGGGTCTTTCGTCAAATCTTCCATTTTTGCAAACGCTTCCGAAGGCGTTCTGGCTCCTGTTGCTTGTTGTACCGCTCTGAGAAGTAAAGTTTGTGTTACTTCATCCTGTGAAATCCCTTTACCCATAAAAGCCTCTTGAACCCGTTCAAGTTGTCTACCCTCCATTCCTGTTTGCAGACGAACGGCACGCATAATAGCAGCTATGTTTGCCGCATCTATCTCACCTGTTCGAGAAAGGATATCATCAGCAGACCGAACAAAAGTAGACATGCTTTCATCCATAGTAGAAGCAATTTCACTAAGCGGAATTTGAAGTTGCTTCATAGTTTGTTCAAAAGACCGAATAATAGCAGATGAAGAAGCTGTTTGTCCTTCTTCTGTACGAGCGAAACGCATTGCTCCTTGCATTCCCATTACCGACTGATCACTAAGCCCGTATAAACGCTGTACAGCCATCAAACTTTGTGTTTCCGGTACAGGTGCTACAGTTGCTTCTTTTCCGCCGGCGGCACGAATAAGTTCAGCACGTCTTTGAATGTATTCACCTACATTCATTCCCAAAGCAGAAGAAGCGTAGCTACCCTCTCTGAAAGCCGTAGCCATAGATTGTCCGGCAGTTGTTCCCATTGTTTGAGAATAGGCTATAGTTCTTTTTTGAGCTTCCATAGCTTTTTCTACAGAAGTCGTAAAAATACCAGCAACCACATTTGCAATAGCCGTTGTAACTCCGCCTAAAAATCCTCCTACACCGGGGATTAAAGAAAGCCCTTCCCCTAAAATTCCGCCTAAAGAAGAAATAATCCCGCCACCCATAGCAGCCGGACTTTGGAAAGTGGCTCCTACGCCGGAAATAACCCTTGTTGCGATATTGGTAGCAGTGCTTCTATCGCTGCCTCTTTCCACATTTTCTTGTCTTTCCCTTGTAATAGTAGTTGGCTCTCTGTCTACCGGTGTCGGGGTGGGAACCGGAATAGGTTGTATTCCTGAACCTCCGCCAGATGTACCCCTTCCGTTGTACAAAGTTTCATCTATAGAAAAAATACCTTCCTGTATGGCTTCTAAAGCTCTTGTGCCGGCTTGTACTTGTTGAAGTATTTGTCCGGCTATACCGGAAATATCGCCATTCCCAGAAGCGATCGCCTCCACCACAGAAGCAAAACCTTCTTTATTGATACCCAAAAGTGCATTCAAATCTATAGCCCTTGCACCACCGGTTTGATAAACGTCAAGTTGTCCTCTAAGACTATCTATTTCGTCTTGCTTCGTTCTTCTCTTTCTTCGAGTAGGAGTTGGTTGTTCTATTTCTCCTTCTTCCGGTTGTGGGGTTGGTTGAGTGGGACGAACAGGAGAAACAGGTTGCCTTCCTCTTTCGGAATTTTGTCGTCCCAAAAGATTCAATTGTTCCCTAAGCTGATTGATAGCATCATTTTGCTGACGAAGAATATTGTCGTTGTTTTCAACGATCCTTCGCTGAATGCTTTCCATTTCCCCACCTATAGCCCTAAGTTGAGAAGTATCTACCGAAACTCTAAGTCTTTTCTCCGTGTTCGCCATCCTGTTTGTTTCCTTTTGCCTTCTGTTCAAACTCGATCATCTTGAACATTTGATCTTCGTAGAAAGCGGTATCTTGTTCCGAAATTTCACCTTCCGGTGCTTTTAGCCAATCCCCAATATTAGGAATGTATTCTTGTTTTTCCTTTTCTTCTTTTTCCTGTTGCAGTTCATAAAAAACTTTGTCCTCTTCAAATTCCATAAGCTCTGCAAAGAAATCGCATTTCTTATGTTCTTCTGAAAGAAACGGGATTTTATGCTTGTTCCTATACCATCTATCAATAGGAAACATATTATCCCATCTTATGACAAAGTTTTTATATTCTTCTCGGTTCATCAGTCTACAGATGAAAGGATTTTTTCGGCTTCCTTCAAGAACGGGAATACGTCTTGCATATAAATATCACAAATTTCTTTGTAATCTTTCAATCCCAGTTCAGAGAAACTTTTTACTTTCAAATCAGACATTAGTTGCGGACATAAAACAGAAATAGCAGCTTCCACATCTATCATATCTAAAGCACGCTGTGCTGAAATAGTTGGGTTGCCAATCATGGAATTATAACTTCCTTTACCAAGTCTCTGTTTGTTTACCTCGATTTGGTAATACTGTCCAACGTTCGGGAAACTGATCTCATACTTTCTTCCTTTCACTGTAATCTCTTTGACATCCATACTATATGATTTTTAATTGATTGATACGCACAAATATACATATAAAACAGAGAAAAGCGGAATTTTCATTCCGCTTTCTGAAAAAATTACTCATTCCCTTTCTCTTTATTTGATTCAAAAGAAGTCCTTATGATTTTGCTCATAGAAGAATCAAATTCATCACAAATTTCTTCTTTTGAATTTTCTTCAAATTCTGTCTGCAATTGAATAGGAGGAGTTTTATATTTCAATTGGAACAGATCATCAAATTGTTCTTTTGTTTGAGAAACAGACATCAATGTTGTAACTTCTATGATCTGCTTCTTCAAATGTTCTCTCCCTATTTCTGGCGTCAAAGATTGATGCCACTTATATTTCCAATTCCCCTTTGAAGTTTTGCCCGTTTTTTCTTTTATTCTATCTACAACACCCTGCGGAAGTAATTCATAAATATATTTATTTGTTAGTTTTCCAATAAAAGAAGGCTTGTTTCTAATATATTTAGGAATAAATGGCAACCCCCACAAACGATATATATTTTTATAAAAATCATCTGTAAAAGTAAGCTGCCATTTCAATATTTCGTCCGATATATAAGCATTGAGAATTTTTTGAAGTTCAAATCTCTCTCTGTCATATTGATAACCTGTTGCTTCATCTACCAAAGATATAATTCCAACCTTGGCAAAAGACCGAACCAAAATTTCACATTGATCCGCTATTATCTTTTGTCTGTCACTCAATTCAATACACTTTCTCGCTTCAAGCATCCCATCGCAAATATCCACCAACACAGTAGCTTCGTATCCATTGATTTTTTGTCCGCCATCATAGCATTCTAAAGGTTCAAAGTGTGCCGGGTCTAAATCTTTAAAAATAAAAGGTTTAAGTGTTGAGTTATTTAAAAAAACAGGGATTTTTGTGCCGGTGTTTTTATTCTCTACTATTTTTAAAATTCCCTGCATTCCCCTCCCAGATAGCACTCTTGTTCCGTTTTCCAGCACATAGCAAGGGATTGAAAAATCGCCTAATTTCAATTCTCCTTTACACTCAATCTTATTGATCATATCATTTACAATTTGAATTAGTTAAACAAAATTTTATTCGTCTCATCATCTCCCAAGCTGTTTTTTGAGTTACTTCCAATTTTCTGCCCATTTCAACAGAATTTATTGTATCATCATACAAAACCAGCCATAAAGCCTTAAACCACTTTATAAGTGGAATTGATGTCTTAAAAAAGATAGTTTTCGTTTTTACATCAAAAGCCTTATTTGTATCACAACAAATATACTCATTACCACGAAGCCTAACTTTAGATTCTCTACTATAAGGAGAAATAGGATAAGAATCTTCCCATCTAAGGGCTTCCAAAAATCTTATACAACTTTCTTCTGTAGGGAAAGCAGCATCAAGATCATCTAAACATTTAAATCTACTACTCATAACAAATTGAATTTTTAATACACGCCACAAAGATAGTAAAAATTATAATCCAAACAAATATAATAATAATAATTTCTAAAAACAAAAGGTGGACAAACGCCCACCTTCCTTTATTATGAATAATAAGATTGAATGTAATTGCTTCACAGCAACGAAGCAAATATAGCAACTTATTTTATTCTTACAAAATCAACCCAAAGCCCTTATATTAACAAATTTTATAACTTATCTTGTTAAATGTAGTTAATATTCAGCAGTTACAATCGGGTTAAGATAACGTATGTTAACATTAAAACTTGAAACAGATTGCTCTTGCAACTGCCAATTCTGATTCTCAATGAAACAAGGTGTCAAAAGAGCAACTGTCTGTCCTGTCGGATCAACACTTGTTACCATCTTACGAGAATCATCAAAGTTCTGTACCAATTTCTTATAGATCATGATAGAGAATCCTTGCTCTGCAAATGTAAGAGTGTCCAAAACCTCCTGCAAAGTACCCAGACGATGAATCATCGCTTCCACCACCGGAGCTTTGAAAGACAAAAAGAACTGATCTACCGTTGCCGAACATCTGTAAGAAACCGGCGGGATTTCCTGAATAGGCAAACTACCCAATCCCTGTACGTCCACACGATTGATTTGTTCCTGTACGGTTATATTTCTGACAAAACCGGCTGTTTCGTTGCCGATCTTGATATATGCCATAGGTGCACTGAATGTCTGCATAATATCTATGTTTTAGAATTATTATCCACGAATTAAGAAGCCGGTAAAGAACAACTTGTTGATTTCATTGTTAACAACGATCTTGTAAGTAACAAACCAAGCATCTTCCTGTCTTGTAACAAGAACGTCTTTGAATGAAAGTAATAGGTTATCCTGTGCCTCATTTGCCACTCTCGATTGCAAATAAGCAACCGTCCAGTCTTTCACCGCACCGGCAGACAATGTATTGACGTTTACACCGTTTTCCTGTCCCAACAAGTCAATAGAAGCGTTTACAACCAATTCCTTGTTGATTTGAGCAACGATACGCATAAACTGAATGCTGTGGCTCTGTCCGTTTGAATTGAACAACACTTTGTTGTCCTGTAAAGTGTTTACACCTTGTAATACGACAAAGTTGTTCGTATAGTCATTGTAAACCGTCACAAGTACACCGGCATTCAAAGCCTTAGTCTTTTCCGTATCGTTCAAAGTATGTTTCAACTTGTCGATACCGATTGTCTTGTTTGTAACCGGGATATAAGGCGGTTTTCCTGCCGTTCTACCCAAAATACAACACAAGTTATACATTACTCCCCACCAGCGTGTTTTGATACCTGTAATACCGGAAGTCATACCTGCACCGCCATGTACCAACTGAACCAGCTCGCTGTTGAATCCTTTCGCCAAATCAAGTGATTTAGAGAAATTGGCGGCATCGTCATAACCTCCCACAAACAAGAAGTGGGTGTACTTAGCTTGACTATTCATATGAGCAATGTACTGTTTCTGCAATGCGGAATCAGCATTTATACCGAACTGATCCGTAAGGGCAAAACTATAGTCCAACCCTGTGATGGCAGCAAGAGCCTGTGTCATGTAATCGGCATTGTAAGTTTCCGTACCACCTTTTGCAAGTACGAATTTCTTTCCTGCAAGTGCCGTTGTTACATCATTTTCTCCTACAGTTCCTTCGCCTTCTTTCTTTGCGTTACTTGTTAAAACAAATAAATTCGCAAAGTTAGAGTCCGATTTTGCCCAATCAATCAAAGTCTGAATGTTATCAAATTCCGGTGACTGTAATACCAAAGTAGGCGCTGCCTGATCTTCCGGTGTTTCTCCAATAGGATAGCCATCTTCTGCATAACCGGTAAAAGAACCGACATAAAACTTCATGATCCATTTTTCAGGGTCATCTTCTCCTGCCACAATAGAAACGCCATAACCAGTAATCAAATTACCAGCTTCCGAAAGCGTGCCATTTGCTCCCTTTCCTTCGTCCAAAGTTTTAACTTCAAACGTTCCACCTGCCGTTGTTGTAAAAGTGATAGTTGCAGAAGTTGTCTGTGCGGCTCTAACAAACAAAAGCTGTGAAATGCCAGTAGAGGCAGGGTTTGAATAATCCGGTGTAAAAAGTGCCTCTGCAATCTTCCAATACATACCGCCTTTCATGAAAGAACGAAACTCTGCCAATGTATCAAATCTGTAAACTGCGTCCAAGTTCTGATAGTTTTCTCCAGCTACGCCAGAACCACCACACCAATTAGCACCATAAACACCAGTATCAACTATGATGCAACGACCGTAATCAAGCGTTCTCGAAGGGCTTGTTTCTCCGCTTTTTATGGTAGAATACGCCCCGGGGAGAGTAATTTGTTTATTTCCAAATATGAATGATGTGCTCATATTATTTATATTTAATTATTTACATATCGAATTGTATGTCTAAACACTTACTTATATACTCAATCCTTTCTTTATAATCAGACGGCAACTTTCTGTTTTTAGACAAATTATCTTTTTTCCACAAAGGTTGTAAATTTCTCCAATTAAAACAAATCCTTTGATGATCTTCATTTGACAAATCGAAAAAGGAACATGGTACAATATGGTCGATATGCCATTCTATTCCATAATTTTCCCAAGACATACCTTCTTTAAATTGAGATTCTAAATATTTCTTCAACTCTATCATAGAACAACCAACGAGTTTAACCGTAGAAGATGATTTGTCTTTTCCCTTTAAAGAATTTTTAACACGAGCTCTCAAACTTAGCATTATTCCAAAAGAAGGGTCTTCTTTTCTTCTTTTGGCAACATAATTTTTGAGTCCTCCTTTATCTCTATACCTTTTACTCGCTTGTCTTTGTCTTTCTCTTGCTTCTTCTGTATGATAATAAAGTTCCGCCTTTTCAGGATGATTCTTTAAATATTCTTTAACACCATCTCTACTTCTTTTTCTAAACTCAGGGTCATTAGCCCACCTTTTCTTTCTATATTCCTGTTGCTTTAAAAGCGTTTCTTTTGATCTATTCTTCCAAACAGCTTTATTATGTTTGCATTCTTTACAAGAAGAATATAAACCATCTGCTTTTGTTCTATCTTTATGAAAATCACTCAAAGGCAGAACTCTATGACAACAAGAGCATTCTTTTGTATTGCTATTATATGTAATTGGCATAATTTTCAATATATTATACAAAAGTTTTAATTTCCGATTCTACTCCCGGAAGTCCGTCAATAGCGGTTGGATCGCCAAGAGCAATACTATCCACTTGATTGACCTTTCCAAAGATGATCTTTCCAAGTAAAGTTGTATCCACAAGTCCTGGAGCTATTTCTTCCGAAGATAATTCCAATCCGATAGAACGGATAAAAATAGGAGTTGGCATCAAATGGTTCTCCATCATCAGTTCTTTCATGGAAAACTCTATTTTAAGAAATTGAGAAGCCAATAAATCCCAAGAACCAAGTAAAAGTGCATACAAAATTTCTGACATCAAAATTGATTCGTTCATATTTACAGAAAAACACATAATTTCCAGTCCATACTGTCTTGTATCTCTGTACATAGGAACGCCACCCATAAAAGATTCTATCTTGCCTATGGAATTGGCAATACCAGTTCTCTTTCCCGGTTCTCTAATCACATAAGACGGAAGTCCTGCTCTGTCCTTTGGATATTCCAGCAATACCTTTATGTTGTTAGGGTTTGTTTCTTTCCGCAAAAACAAATTCTTTGCCTGCTCATAGAAGTTGTAAGAACCATCCTGCGTGTCTCCCAACACCTTATACAAGAAAGAATCCTTTTCATTGTTTTTACTTTCAAAGTCAGTCTGAACATATTCCAAACAACTTTCTACAATCTTTTTTATTTTAACTATCTGTATCATAACTAAATAGCCTTTAAAAATTCGTTTATAACCCTATCCGCGACAACATCTATTTTAGCTTGTTCAAGAGCCTTATCCATGAGCTTATATGGAATAATACCACCATTCCACCAACTGTTAGGATCAGAAGCATCACTTACCCTTCTCCATGTAAAGTAACCACTTCTTGTTTCGTTTGCAGTAGAAGCAATGTTTACTTTCGTCAAGCCTTGATAAATAGGTGCTTTGTGCATGTAAGATGGTTTGTTTACTCCCAACCTGTTTATCTCTTTCCTCTCTCCTTTTTCGGCAAACCTTCCTTGTAAATTTCCAATTCCCAGTCTTCCTGTCTTTCGAACTGCATCGTAAATCTGTTGAGGCATTATAGTTGAAAACAATCCAGAATCCGCTACCGCTTCCGAAGTTGCGTGACGGAAAGGAATATCAATGTACCAACCTCCACCTTCCGCTTCTTTTCTTTTTGGGGAATTTCTAAAACCTTCCTTTTCGTCAAAAGGCGGTTGTCCTTCTTCTATCATCAAAGGAATAGAAGATCTGTTTGTCAGCCCGAATGTAACGGACAAAGGGGATTCCCTTTCAATGAAAACTCCCCTTTTATATTCATTCCTTGTAGTACGAAGCTCCCTGTTTATCAGATTTTCCCACCTAAGCTGGTATTCAGTTATAACGACATCTATAATAGAAGAACCTAAAAACGTAGATTGATCCTGTGAAAGATCAAATTCTTCCACCAAATCACTTAAATCTATGTTGATAGGCACTATCATTACTCACTCACTTTCATTTGAATATTATCATTCAAAATAACTCCCGATCCATCAAAATTAGGTTTTTCAAACACAATCAAATGTGTTCTTCTTGCCACTGCTTGAATAGGAAGCCTTGTTCTTTCCAATTGTCCCGTTTCCTTGTTTTTCTTCCAAGAAGCCCGGACTTCATGGGGAAAGTCCAATACATGAAATTCCAATTGATGTTGATAATAAATACTTACAACCGGATTTAAAGACATATTAGCCGTCAAAATTACGCAATAAGGGTTCGCATCACTTATCTTGTAATCTGTCGGAGAAAGTTGTCTCAAAGGCTCTGTAGACGATTCAAACACATGTATGCTATAAATGCTTAACGGTTTATAAGTCGTGAATACAAAAGAGTTCTCTCCGTCCGTCCTTACAGGCAAATTTTCGCTAAAGTAAGAGAACTCTTTTAAAATTGTGATCCGGTCAAAATATCCTAAATTGGGTTTATCAACGTCTGTTACCGTTACGTTAATTGTTCCTATCAGTTCTTCTGACCAACGTTTGTAACTATTATCCCCGTTTATGCCGGTTATAAGAGCATGAGTGTTTGTAGGATTGATATAAAAATAACCTGTACCAAAACAATTCTGGCAATCCACTAAAGGCGCATCCGGTGCATTACAAGGACATCTTAACGCCTTTTCCAATATCACCTCATACCCTTTCAAATAAACGGCAGAATCAAACTCTGAACGTATAAATTCAGGACTTGCATTACTCAAAGGCGGAACCGGTGTTTGTAAAATGCTCTTTGCCATCTCTTGCCTCCTTACAATACCATAAGTCTAAATTCATCGTACACGAGTTTTATCCGTCCTACAGTTTCCTCTATTTCTTTTTGATACTGTTTCAGACGCGCTCCATAACCTGCATTTTCAGCAGAAGCGGTAGAGTTAATGGATTGTCTTAACCCATCTATTTCCAAGTGCATAGAAGCTATACCCGGCAAGCTGAATATCATATCTCCGGCAATATTAAGTGGGCCAAATGAAGCAAGTTTACCGACAAGATTAATCAAATCAGTAGGCATCTTATCCAAATCAAAACCGGTTATATACTGAATATCCCAATAATCCGGTATGTTTGTAAACCGCTGAAAACCTATTTGCGTTGTCATTCCGGTAAGAATAACATCTGCATTTGCATTAACCGAATTTGCACCAGTAGGAACAACGCTCATTCTTCGTTTTCCTATCCCGTCCATATCTTTCTCACAACTAAGCCAACCTTGCGGGTAAATAATCTGCTCCATCTTATTAAGCATACCTGTAAGTGCAAGCGGAACTCTTACCGGACAATTGGTTTGAATGATTGGGAATTGCTGGAAATAATCTGCCCTGTAATAAGAATGTGTTTCCGATTCAACCAATTGCTTTACAAATTTGAGATTAAAATAATTCTCGATCTCTCTCTGTGCAGCACTCAAATAAGTTCTAAGTGATTCATCAGAAAAAGAAGTCCCCGTACCGGCTTGTATGGTAATACCGTACAGGTAATTGTTCCACATCTCCGCAACGGAAATAACAGAACCCGTATTTTTCTTATACTTTACTGTAAAAATCAGTTGTCCCGGCATAACTTAAATGTCTTTTTTACTTTTTAGGTAACGCAATTATAGCATCAATCAGTTCGTCTTTCTGACTTTCTTCTTTGAATCTTCCGGCTTTCTGTTTACTCATTCCGTTTTCAATAGCAAGTGCCTTCAAATCCTCAAAAGTCATTTTAGACATATCTTCCTTTAAAGAAGCAATTTCTTCTTCTGTTGCGCCGGCTTCTTCTTTAACCGGTTCTTCCACAGTTTCTTTCGGCTGACCACCGTTAGACAGTCTTTCAACCTCTTTTTTCCAAACGTCAATAGACTGCTCCAATTGTTCGATTTTCTTGTTCTTATCTTTGATAATACCGTTCAAACGAGCAATTTCAAACTCGTATTCTTCTTTCAGAACTTTCAGAGCTTCATCAGTATCTTTTTCAGATTCAGATTTTTCCTTTTCAAGCGTATTAGCTTCTTCTTCCAAAGCAATACCGGAGAAACCGCCATTTTTGATGTATTCCCAAGTTTCGTCCTTTACTTCGGCTTTCCCGTTTTCAAACTCCACAAGCTCATTCAAAAACTGAATGGTAGTGTTTTTATATACTGTTGATACAATCTTTTTCATACGAAATATGATTTATTGATAATAAAATAGGGAGAGGAAGGTGTTTCAAAAACCTTTCCCTCCCTTTATAAAATTCCGAGACTAAATACGTCTTAGTTATGCACCCAAACCTTCATCACCGATATTGATAATACGGCAAATCTTAGCCGGCTGATACAAACACGGCGTACCGTAGTTCAAAATAGCGAATCTACGAGACGGTGCAGTGATAGCAAAGTCAAGTTTGCGAGTGTCACCGAACTGCAAGTATTCGTTGATCTGACTGTCGTTGTAGTAAATCAAAGCAGACTTTGTGCCTGCAATGATACGGTTACGGTCACGAACCTTTGTAGCGTCAGCACCATCATATCCAGCAGCCAGCATAGAAGCCGGGATAGTGAAGATAGGATAGTATTCTGTCGTGTCGGTCAAAGCAGTTACTTTCTTGGTACGATAGATAACGTAGCAAGTAGGAGCATAAGCACCACCAACCGGAGCGGTAAACTGCAAATCAACAGACTGATTAGCTGCAACTGCCAAAGCAGTATCCGTCAATTTCAAAGGAGCAGATTCACCATAACGGTTCTTAGCTGTTACCAAGTAGCCATAAGAGCCGGCATGTAATACGAAGTTGGTCTTTGTATCGACAACAACAGCAGACTTGGTAGTACCGGCAACAGGAACACCCGGAGCCTTCGGAGAAGAAGCTGTAGCAGAAGCCTTGATCGGACGACGAACATCAAAGAACTTGTCGCTCTTAACGGAAACCTTACCGAACTGCGTCATGATGTCGTTTACAGACTGTCCCATTGTTGCACCTACAACGCTGTTAGACATACCAACAACAACGCGTTTTGATTCATGGAATTTCTTCACGTAGTTGTTGAATACAACCGGAGCAGAAACAATACGATCAATGTAACCGTTATAAACGTTTACAACACGATCAGCAGCATCTTCAACCAAAGCATCAGTCAGAATACCACCCTGTGCATCAATTACAGCCTGTGAGCCATAATAAGCATCCAAAATCTGTTCTGTACTCATACCTTCCGTAGAGCCTTTATCAACAGCAGCAACACCCATCATGTGCTGACGGAAGATACCGTCAAACTGTTCTTCTATACAAGTAGAATCAGCATCAGTCAAACGAGTGTCAATCAAAGTCAAAAGCAAAGTAGTCTTATTCTGTACTTCACGGGTGTACATGTTCATACCACCTGCAAGTTTGGCAAGTATAGCCGGATCAGTTACCTGACCTGTAACGCCCATAAACTTGGCAATGATTGACTTACGGATGTATTGAGTATCAGTTTCTTCCGGTGTTTCACCTTCACGATTGAAGATACCGATTTCTTCACCATATTTGTACAACTGGTTGTACTGGTGAACCGTATTTTCAATTCTCTGTTTCGGCATTTCGTTATAAACAACCAACTGGTTCAAACGGTTAGCCAAAACCTTGATATAAGCATCCAAAGATTCAACTTTCAGACCACCACCATTGTTGATCTGATTGTCATATTGCATACCGGTCTGCAAACCGGCTTCCATTGCTTTCAGCACATCAGCAGTATTATCAGCACCGCCAAAAGCAGCCAAATCGTTATAATTGTACAAATCCATTGTTCTATAATGTTTTATATTTTTCAATCGAAATATTCCTTACTTCTGGAGCTTGATATTGTACTTTTCGTACATGAATTTTGCCAAATCCTTACCTACCGTATCAGCTTCGGTATTTGCCAAGAAAACCAAAGCATCGTCACCGATTGACTTTTCAAGTTCCTCTCCGGCATTTTCAATAGCCTTGTTGATGGCAGCCATCACCAAAGGACGTTGTTTTGTAACAGAAAGAAGTGTCTTACCTTCTTCATCAACTTCCGGCTTCATTGCTTTTTCCAAAACAGCGGAAGTCTGAACGCCTTTGAAAGAAGGTGTCTGTGCACCAAAAGATTCCAAAGATTTTTCAATGTTGCCAAAACGTTCGTTCATGACTTCTGTCATACCCTTAACGATGTTAGCAGCCAAAGAAGCACCGAAAGCCTTCATATCATCCATAGAGAAAGATTTCTCAACCTTATCCTCTTTTTCTTTGATATCTTCTTTCAAATCCTTCTTGTCTTTTTCATCTTCTTTTTCGTCCTTTTTCAAATCGTCAATGTGCTTTTTGTCATCTTCGATATTCTTATCCTCTTTCTTTTCAGATTCTTTCATATCGGCAACACTTTTCGATTTTTCAAAAGTCACATCTCCGTTCGCTACCATAGTAGCGATATCTTCTGCACTGAAACCAGAATTTTCAAGTGCCTTGTATAACGGATCGTTTTCAAATTCCTTTAAATTCATAATCGTTATTGTATAAAAATTATTGTCGAACTTTTTCTACGAATGTATCTAAAACACTTTTTTCAACCCTACCTTCTTGAACTGCACGATAAATCTCCCAAAAAGCATCAACATCAAAAGAATATGATTTTTGAAAATTCACCTTGAAATTATTGTCAATCTGGACAAGTCCGTTTTCTGTGCAATACTCAAAAAGAATAGTTGATTTCTGTATTTCCAACAAATCATTCACACTACCGCCCTTACTCTTTTCAATATCCAAATAGGTCTTAGTGTTGACCGGTGTCATTGTAAGAGCAATGTTTGTAATAAGAGCTTTTGTCACTCTTTTGGGATTTTTCTTATCCCGTTCCAACGCCTTACCTTCTACGCTCATACCCGGTTTTCTTGTCGAACCCGATTCTTGCATTTCAATTGCCTTATCCCAAAAAGCACGGGCTTCCGGCGACTTTTCCCACAATTTACCTTTTACAAAAAACTTATTGTCTTTCACATAGGCTTCAATAGGTTCACCAATCCAAAAACGACTTTTGTTAATAGGTGAACGTGTGGGCAAATGATCGAGGTTAAACAAACCGGATTTCAAAAATCTATCATATATAAACCCGGACGGCTCTAAGACTTCTTCTTCATCATCTTTTGAAGAATCGGAAGCGACACCGGAAAATACCATGTTTGCGTATGGAGATTGTTGCTCTGATACCGCGCTTTTGGCTTTCTCCAAATCCAAATCTACATATAATTTAAAACTATCAAACATTTTGATTGGTTGAAATTGAAATAAACGTATTTATAACACTCAAAAATACTGCAAAATTAGAATTAAATCACAATAACTCAATATTTTAACTTTTATTAATTATTATCGTAATTTATCTCCAAACTCCTTAATGCAATTGCAATCTATATTTAGACTGTTTGAGTGTTGCAAGAAAATCATCAATCCAGCTTACCTCGCCAATGTATTCATCCTTTTCAGCAAATTCTTTTCTGAACTCAATCGTTTTGTCGAATATCATTTGGCAAATAGCAACCGGATCGTCTTCTTTCACTTCATCCCCTTGTATTTCTCCGTCTTTGAATCGTCCGAATCCCGACTGACCGGCTTCCGCAATCTTATCTTCAAATTCCGAAACTTCTTCTGAAAGTTCATCGAGGTAAACGTGCTTGGAGTTATCTTCCTCACCCCAATGAATATTTTTAAGACGTGTTTTAGCACCTTCCAGAAAATTGAGATAAGTATTGAAAATACTCTTATCAGTCTTTTTGGACTTTTCAATTTCTTCAATATTTTTGTTTTCAACAGACAATTCGTTTTCCTGTGATTTTCGAATGTTTTCTGTTTTGGTAGCATTTTCAAGACGAAACTTACCGTTCCATTTCCATTCCTGTTCCCCGTTTTCTTCTGTCTTAATAACAACGGAAAAAGGTTTACCAAGATAAGTTACCTTTTGAAGTATGCCTAAAAAATCAGCAAACTTATCTCCTTTTCCACCATCATTATCAGAGAAATTCATATGAAACTCACCGTAAGTATATTTATTCGGCTCTTCTTCTACCTCAACTTCTTTTTCTTCGTAGATGGTTCTCTTGAAAGTAATAGCCTTTTCAATACCTTCCCCTACGCCATCCTCTGTACGAACAATGTTTTTTGCTTCGCCATCCAAAGATTCACGTTGTAATACTTGTGCGTCTGCCGTGTCCATAGTTTTTTCTACTTTCCAATCTTCCGGTAATTCATCTTCCAGATTAAGTTCCTTTGCCCGTTTCTTGATCCATTTCTTTACTTCTTCTTTCGACATAGAAGAACTACCGGACAAACGAATAGCATCTTTCAAATCCTGCCGATTGCGAATAGGATATTTGCCATTGGGCATTGCTTCACCTTTCTTTGCCAAATCCTTTCTTTCTTCATGTGTAAAAGAAGTTTTGTTCGCCGACTTTTCCAATTTTTCCAGATTCTTTTCACAATAGGAGGTGAATACGCCCCTTGAAATTCTACCCTCTTTGAAAGATTTCATCACCAATTGAAATTCATCCGGCACTTCGATACCAAGAATACGCTTGATATTATCTTTCATATCAAAAATGAAATTATATTGGTCAAGTTCAGTGTGAGGATTAATCCATTCACTACCTGTTTCTTCTTCTCCGTCCACAAGAATGTTTGCTGGCGCGTCAGGATCAATGCAGCACATGAAATAATGAATTTCAATGCCCTTTCTCTTTGGGATGTATTTGCCAACCGGCATCAAAAGTTCTTCTGACATGTCAATACCTGTTTCCTCAAACAGTTCTCTTTTTGCAGCTTGTAAAAAAGTTTCTCCTGGATCAACATGTCCACCTGGAATGCACCAATCGTTTGAAACCGCGCCCTTTTCTCCCACACGATTCAAAATAAGAAGTTTGTCACCTCTAAAAACAAGCACGTCCGCAAACTGAACTTTACCTTGTTTCGCCTTGAATAAATCGAAGTAAACAGATTTCTTGATTAAACCCTGTCTCCATAACTCACGACAGTTTTCAAGCTGACGAATGTCTTTTGCCATTTCAGCAAATTCTTCATCATTTTCCAACTTTGCAATGGATTTCTGGATAGAGCTTCTTCTTTTATATACGTCCATTAAATCCTTAGACTGTTGCTTCAAAAACTCATTAAAACAACTTTCTGCCTTTGCAACTGCATCAGCATCTTCACTCCCTTTCAGTTCATCATACTGCGACTTCTGAATAGAATAAATTTCACCAAGTGAACTTATCTCTTGGCTTATCTCTTTTCCTTTTTTAAGAAGTCTTTTATATTCAGCTATTTTTTCATTTTGCGTCTGCAATCCGAGCAACGCTTTCAAATTTAAACCCACGTCATTAAAATTTAAAATTTTATTTATCAAATTGTCGCATCCGGTACACAGACATTATCTGCAAAATAGAAGTCCGGCTTGTCAAGTTCAAAGGTATAGAAATATTGCGAAACATTTGCAATAGGTATCTGTATAATGTTGGTTACTTTGCCCTTACATCCATTTTTAAGCATAAGAACATCGCCCGGCTTTATCTTATCCACTCTTTTTGTTTTATTATGGCACAAAACGTAAGAGCCGTCTACCACTCTATGTAAAGCATCTTCACGGTATCCCTTTTCAAGAGTTTCATCTTCCGTAACGTAGCATATATCAAAAATACGAGGAACAGAAGACAGTTCAGACTGGATAACCTTTGTCACCCTTCTGTAGCCGGAAACGGTTTTTATCACATTTCCTACTTGGATGTCCTTTATCCATTTTGAACCATCTATAGTAAGAATACTGATAAAACCGGAATTAAAAATCGTTCTTTGTTTCATTACACTTCGAAATATTTTGTACCTACAGTTATTTTTACCTTTGATTTTCTCTGAACCCGATTACTTTCATCTACTTTTTTAGGTTCAAATGACTGTGTTTTATCGTCCCACTCATAACCATCTGGCAACCAACGAATTAAGCATCTGCAATTTGGATGGACAGGTGACAATGTGGCTTTCCAATCTTTTGATTTTCTGCCTATATTAGTGCCATTAGCAATCAATTCAGACAAATCAAAAATGATGGGTTTAGAACCTATACCATTTGTAGTGTAAGCGTTTATACAATATCGACATCCGCCCGGATATACTTCTTTATACACCTTTGCATGAATACCATGCTCTTTCATGATCGTTTGTGCTATACCTATCTGAAAGATGTTCTCCATTTCAGTAGCAACAATGCGTCCCCAATCCCGGTTCCATTCATCCAACCTATGCCCCAATGAACTAACAATGGATTGTACGGATTTCCTTTTCAAAACGCCTTCCGTCAATTCTTCTCTAATAGCCGTTTCCACTTCCCTTTCTCGTTCTGCCACCGCTATTTTCATTTCTTCTTCTGAAATGGTAGAAGAAAGAGAATCTTTTATACGTGTCCCCATTCCTTTTATATAAGAATAAGAACGCATAGCCGCAGCATTATATTCTGCCTTTTCTCTTGAAGTAAGTTCCGAGTATTGTTCTTTTTCAACATATTGTTGAAGATCGTTGAAGTTAAGAGAGGATAATTGCGCAGGAGTAAGAATTGCCGCCAAACGTCCAAATATGAATGCTTGCCAATAAGGTGGTATTTTTAAAACTTCTGTCTTTAAATCGAAGTCAAATCTTTTCAGCATATCTATATCTTCTTGGGAAAGATATTCCTTACCCAATACATCGGCAATTACACGAGCAATACGGTAATCGACAATGAAAAACAACTGCTGTATTTCTTCCGGTGTAAATAGCATCCTACTTCGATTTTTGTTGCACCATTTTCTTCGTCAAATCCATCAACATATTGTTTATCTGTGTCGAAAAGATAACTTGTGCCATACCTTCATATCCTTCCTGTACTTTTGGATAACGCATAGGGTCAACATGATGGTGTATGTTTGACACTAAAGGCATCTTTTCGACCTTGATATTTTTGACATATCTCACATTCATAGATTACTTCTCTCCCCAGTTCTTTTCAATGTAAGACATCGCGGCACTCATGATAGGGTTGGAATCAAATGATTTCTGTGTATCTTCTTTGTCTTCTGACGCAATTTGTCGATCCACTTCTTCATTCATTGTATCACCTCCGTACATAGCTTGCTGCATCTGGTATTGTCTTTGAAGTTGGTAGGATTGATTCAAAATGGTATCGGTTTCCGGGTTGAATTTACGTCCAGAGTATTTTTCAAAAATATCTTCCAGACAAACCATACCGTTTTGAATTTTCTTAGCATCAATCTCAACCTGTCTTCCTTCATCTTCCGCATCTACACCTGTAAAGACAAACTCAAAATCTTCATCCAATTCTGATACAAGATAGTAATTGATCACCTCTTGTAAGAACACAAGAATAGGTTTTAGTCCTTTGTCTTTTGAATGTTGTAAACGTTCCTTTTGCCCAGCTTGTCCAAAGATATTTGTCTGATCTTTAAACTGAAAACCAAGTTCTGACGGGTCAATACGATAGACGGCACAAGTCATAACAAGTAGGAATTTCACCCACTCACTAAATTCCATGTCCCGGTTGGTGTTTTTAGATAAATCAACCCATTGAAGGTCTAACCCATTGATAATCGGCGTTCTATGGCTATTATGGGTAAGAATACCATTGGCAATAAATTGATGTTCGTTGTCAAAAACTTCCACATCATACATTTCAACTTCTTCTTCTGTCTCCTCCAAAAATTTGATTTCCGAAAAATAAAAATCATTATATTCATAAGGAAGATCAAAATTCATTTTTTCGGCAACTTCAAGAAGCCCAGCTTGCGTTATCCCATCATGACCAATTCCTATACCAATTAATTTTCTCGAAAGATTCTTGTCTATTTGATTTTCTTCTTTGAAAACATTTCTTCTGAAAGCCTCTACCCTCATTTCATTAGCAATCCTCTGCATCATTTTAGGATGCAAAGAAAACGGTTCTTTGTAATCCAATAAAGAAGACCTTTGCTTATAAGGCTGAATGAAAGATATTCTTTCAAAGAAATCTTTTCTATTTTTAATCAAAAGAAGAAATCCACCTTCATGTGGTTCTTTATTTAATTTTGTCTTTCTTCTTACATTGCCTTCCGAATAAGTACATTGGATTCCCTCGGCTAACAATAATTCTCTAAATTGATGTCTTAATCTATTGTTAACTATTGTTATTTGAGGAGAAGGTGAACTTTTAATAGTACACCCATCAGCAGAAAACATACCTCTTATAAAGGCACATCTGCATTCAGAAGAAATCCTAAACAATACTGGAGCTATTGTCTTACCATCGCAACTCGGAGTAAAACCCAATTCCATCAAAAATTCAAAAAACTGTTTATCAGAACACAAAATAGAAAGTCTTTCCAAAAGAGTGGATTTAAACCCATATCTCCTTTTTGTATCTTCTGCCTTCTCTTCTGTTATCTTTGTTCTTTTTATATAATTATTTATTCCATATTTATTTAAAATTGAATGAATATATTCGCTTATATAGACTTCTTTAATGCTATGAAAATAAAAAGAGATTCTCTTTCTGCTTGGATTTCCATTATCAATATGTCCGTCACCAATCAACCACCCAAGCATCTCAAAAAAATCAGCTTCAAGTTCTTTACCTTTATAATACAAAGTTAAAGTTTGCGGCAATGACTTTCTATTGGATAAAACATAGTCTCCCAATTTAAGATTTTTTCTCTCTTTCCACTCTATAACACCATCATCAGATACAACCTTAAATCTATGCTCTGGAGAAGATTCAATATACATCCCATTAGCAATACCTAATTTGCATATCTTTTTCTTCTTTGTTTTTGTAATACGAGCATCAGTAAAAGTTTTACCTGTCCATATCTTTACATCTCTGTACTCCAATCCTTTTAAGCTGTCTTCTAAAGAAATAAGCCCTTCGTTTTCTGTCACAATTTTAGTGCTTCCGACCAAACAATTACGTGTGCCCACCATTGTCTGCTGCCATGCCTGTCTAAATTCACTCAAAGAAGCCTGTGATATGTTTGGATTCTTAACGTTAATAATTCCTTTAGGTTGTGAACCTTTGCTAAAATAATTTCCGTTGTATTCAAACCCCCACAAAATCCACGTCATAACACTGGACAATGTTTCCAGTTCTGACGTGCCATACCCATTTTTATAGATGTTGGTGGATTTATTGCGGATACCGATGCCCAATTCCCAGGGATAAAAAATAACACTTTCGTGTGTAACAGGATTCTCCATGATCTGTCCCTGCCAACACATACAATATTTTGGCAAATAGCCTTTAAACCGATACTGTTCAAATTCTTCCCGGAACTTTGGATCAATGCTATCAAGAAAACGTATCAAAGAAGCATCCACAGCCCGGTAACGAGCCAAATTCCAAGACCTGTCTCTTACTATTTCAAAAGCAAGCTGATCAAGAGTAAGGCTATCAAACACAACCTTTCTTCCAAAGTCTTGGAATGTATCGAACGATTCCCATTTATCATGAAAACCACCTTCTTCCAAAAACTTTCTAATATAGTTGATTTTTATCTGATCTTCTCTTGATCGCTCCGCACTTGTCTTTTCAAAAGGATTTCTTTTTCTTCTGATAGTGTACCCCTCTTTCTGTTCGTCGACACTAAAATGAAGAAAATTCTGAACTTGTTCCACACGAGTATTGACAACAGCCCGAATAACAAAAATATCTCCCATCCGGCGAAGCACCTCAAACGGCATAGAGCCGTAAAAATTAGGGTCTTTATACCCCCTACCTGTATCGCTCGCTTCGTCTGGATTAAAAAATACAGCTTTTACACTGTCTTGTCTCTGATTAGCATTATCCATATAGAGATTAGCTTTCACCAAATCCCCTAAATCGTCTGATCGAGACATCTGTTGTAATTTAGATTGAAGTACAGTAGGAAGAGTTTTTTGCAATCCTACAATATCTTCCAAAGAAAGGCTGGTCAGACCCTTTAACAGGTCTGACTTTCCTTGATTTTTATTTTTATCTCTTTTCCTACTCACGTCAATAAAAAATTAAGCGGAAGTGCCTGCTGCCTGTGATAGCGTAATTGTTATTTGCTTTGTTCCTTCCGATTGTTTTACAACTGCCGACCCTTCTCTCACTGCACCGGTATTGGCTGCCGCCACAACGGAATATTCCGTTGTCCCTTTCGAAAACCCTGTACCGGAAATTGTCGTAGTATAATTCACAGCCACAGGACTACCACTGTTCTTTCCGTTTACCGTCTTTTGTTTTGTAGAAGAAATGGAAAGCGTTTTTGTTTCACCCGTAGCAGCAAATTCCACCCTTGAAGGGTTGGAAGACAAATTATAAACATAAGCAACAGTTGCTTTCGGTTGGCTTAAATTAATCGTAATTGATTTTGCGTCCGACCCTTCTTGTGTCACAACAAGAGTTCCTGTTCTTCCGGTAGTCTCATTTGTATTTTCAGTGGCGGAAACAGTATAATTTGCTCCCGATTGAGTTTTCAAAGAGAAACCCGTACCGGTTACCTTTCCTGTAGTATTTACGGTAGTTGGAGAACCACTGTTCTTACCGTTCAGCTTCTTTTGTCTGGTAGAAGTGATTGTGACCACTTGATCACCTGCCGTTGCAGCAAAAGTAAGAGTTGTCTTATTGGCTGTGATCGTATTTTCATAAGTAATAACAGATGCAGCTTGACTTAAAGAAATGGTTGCTGTTTTTCCACTCTCATTCTGAATGATTGTAGCTGTACCAGTTCTTTGCTTGTCAGTAGGATTCTCTGTAGCAGAAATTTGACTTATTCCCGCATTACCCGAAAAACCTGTACCGGAAATTTTAATCTGAATAGCAACGGCTATAGGCTTTCCATAAGGCGCACCATCCCTATATTCCTGCTTACTGGAAGTAACAACAAAATTCTTACTTTCTCCCGTATTGACAAAAGAAAGTGATTTTGTTTGCAATGCAAATGTATATTCCGTTCTGTCGAGAACATTTACATAATTAATCTTTTCTTCTTCCAGTCCTTCGGGATAGCCAATAAGACCCAATCCATTAGCAAGACACCATTCTTTGAACTTACCGATATTATAGGTAACACCAGCATCAATTACAATACCGAGAGATTTATAATATTCAACGTCACCTACCGTATTTTCAGTTACAAAGACGTTCATCTGACTGTCAATACCATCAGTTATGACAGTCATTTGCTTACTTAAATCCTTTGTTGTAAAAAGAAGTCTTAACATAGCTTCTAAAAATTAATGAGCCACTACTTCGAACTTCTGAACGCCATCGTCAGACATAACAACAAGATTCAAATCTTCCTTTTTAGACAAACCAAGATCAGCCAAAGAAAATTCCATAGGTGTACGTCCGTTTACTTTTGAAACAAGTACTTTCTTGTCACCTCTGATTGTTCCATAACGTCCTACAGAATCCTTTAATGTTACTGTATTGGGAAAATAAATCTCCACTTCCTTTTCTGCCGGAACAGTCGTAGCAATTTCCAAGATACAAATATTGCTACTATTCCAAGAAGCCTTTACAGAAACAATTTCATTCAACCCCTGCGGTTCAATCGTCAATGTAAGAGCATTATTTTCAGCAAATTCTACCAACTCTTCATGTTGTACGCTTTCACCGACTTTCCATTTCCAACCCAAAGCAAGAAAAGCATCACTTCCCTTTTTTTCATCTTCTGTAGCATTAGTAGAACCCGGAGTTACAACGCCACGAGGTGATTCTGTGATAAATACTCTTTTTTGTTCACAAGAACCATCTGTGACAACCACTACATCAATTTTCTTATCTGTGTCAACAAATCTATATAGTCTCATCTGTAAAAAATTTAGATTGTATCTTTTTCGGAATCACCCGTCTTTCCTCCGGGCTTTCTTAAAAATCCATTTTCGTCAAATTCCCTTAAATATTTTCTCACCCACACAGGAACAAGACTGGGGTTTATCTTACCTGAATTTTCCACTATAGAAATAGATTCTCTCACGATCAACGCTGTGCTCATAAGAGATCGAAACCATGTAAAAGTAGTGGTTGTCTGTCCGTCTATAGTATATTCTCCTAAAACATGAGCTACAATAAGTAAGCACCCATATACAAAAATTTTAGTCAGGATCATTCCAAAGCCTTTCGATGAAAAATCTTTTTGCTTCAAATGGAATACCCAACTAATAAGAGTGTCCACTATGATAAGGACAACAAGGAATTTCAGAAACTCCCAATCCTTAAATATGTATTTTTCCACCCAGTCCACAATAGGAGATAAAGGTATAGCGACAAGCAATGGATAACAGAAGCTACCCAGGTAAGACTTTAAATAATGTATTCTCTGTTTTCTTCCCATCACTTTGCAAGGCTTAATCCTCTTTCTTGTCGGATTTTTCAGATTTATCGGAATGCTCTTTTTCTTTCTTCTTATATTCGGTATCTTTCTTGTAAGGCATACCCACAATTCCCTTTCGGCGATTTTCGGGGGTGTCTTTGTAGAAACCCAATTTGTTTTTTACAGGAAGTCCGGTTGCTCCGGCTTTTTCGATTGTTTCTTGATCGGCATCCTTCCACTCGATCTGTGGTTCTCTATAATATATAACAGATTTGTTGAAGTTTTCGTCAACCACAACAACACGATTCAGGGACACAAAGTCAATAGCTCCATGTTCCTGCTCAATTGGATCAATGCTTTTTACAACGTCAGAAGCAAAGTTTTTCACCTGTTCCAACGAATAAACCTCCCAGTTGTTCTTTTCTGCAAGGATTAAAAATTCATTTATAGGAAATTCTTGTACACTCATGGACGTAATCGGGTGCTTATACACTTCTTTGCACCAAAAGTATATTTTCACGCTTCATAGGGACATTGTTGAAACCATCAACCCGTAATAATTTCTAAAGAGGTCTCTCCACATGCTTAAATTCCCGGTGCACCACCGGTATCGTTAATAAAATTGATGATTAACATAAACTGGTGCAAAGTTATACTAATCACCTATTTATAATTCAACACATACAAAAGTAAAACTTTTTTCCTATAAAAGAACAATTTAAAAAGAAAAACTTGTAAGCGACATTTTCTATATTGGTGCGGCAACTGTACTCATATCGCTTACAAGTGCCGTTCTCCCTCCGCACAGGGATCAAAGGTAACGACGGAGCCTTTAAAAGAAGGAGCTTACAGCTACGTTCAAAGACGCGGTGAACAGTGTTACTTCAAAAGAAGCCTTTCTCACGAGAAACCATTTATCTCACGACATCCTACAAGCCGCCATTTGCCCTACTTCGGGACTTATTCGTTAGGAACGATTCTTATAGGGGAGCCGGCACTTCCATACTTCACATCCGAAAGATGTAGCATTAACTCCTTAAATTTTGGGGAACAACCTAAAGTCATTTCCCATCAACCTCACATAGCCTTCAAAAAGAAGAAGGGAAGCTATCGCGAATCACTTCCCGACTTCAACTTTTAAGCTATCTCATCTCGACTGCAAACATACAACTTTTGTATGCAATTATTGCAATTTTTGATGTTAAATATCCTTAATATCTATCCCACATGCAGAAGCTATCAGTAGGGACACTTCACGTTCCTTTTCCGGCATCTTCTGGATAGAAGCCTTATATCCTTCCGGATTACCGTTATAACTCTCTATAATCGCCTTCTTTTGCTCTTCTGAAACGTTATAGAAAGCCAATACGCTTTTCTTTTCTTCTTCTGATAAATTATTTCTATCTTTTATAGATAATATTTTCTTTTCCATGCTATCTATGAGTTTTCTTGTTCTTATTTTTCTTTCTCCGCTTAACAATATCCTTTTTCTTACATCCCTTCTTAGTAGAAGAATGAAAATTAAGCATTTCACCTAAAGTATCATATCCACCTTCATCATAACCATCTTCACAAAAAATATCCTTATCCTCTCCAATCGTCTCACAAAGATTTTTGTAATTAGCTATTCCACAAAATCCGCGTTTTTGTTTATCTTGATTCTCACAAACAAAATATTCGTCTATGTCGATCCCCACTATACATAAATCTATCAAAAACTCTTCTATCTCTATAATAGGTTGACCTTCCATATACTTCTTATAAAACTCATTAGGATTTTCAATAAACATATCCTTAAGTAAGATATGGCTATAAACCCTTTGAATAGGACTTTCGTTCAAAAGCGATTCCATTTGTTCGAAAAACTCTATCTTATGCTTTGCAGTTTCCTTTATGCTTTCAAAAGTATGAATTATACCATTAACTTTAATCAAAATCTTTTCCATGACTAAGCTATATTTTTTGAAACGACTCTCTTGTAATTGCCATAAGTAGTGGCGTAAAATAGACCAACATTAGATTTTCGACAAAATTCAGTCCCATAAAAAGACTTCTCTTTGCGCCCCTTCTCTTTCTTTTTATCAGTATCTTCTTTGGCAGAAGCACGTTTCTTTCTCCAATATTCGGATGCAATAGGAGAAGGAACGTATTTCTTTTCTTTTTTGGGCTTTCCAAAAATAAAATCATGGAAATATTTCTTCAAAAGTTCCCGCTTTTTTCTCCATTTCATGGCTTTAGAAATACAAGAACAGCTTTCTCTTATTATCCTTCCCAAAGAAACTGTCCTATCGTACTCTTTATTACCTTCATTTGAAGAATTTTCTTGATATGCCTTGTTTCTTCTTTTTTTACGAGACAATTTACACATCTCTTTATATTCTTCTTTAGTATATTCTTTTCGTAAGACAGAACGTCCAGAATGACGTATAAACAAACGTATCTTTCTCAATATAATAGCGTTCCATTCCCGGAATGGAGGAAGATTGATTTGAAAATTCCAACTTCTTGGGTCTTTTCTGGCAAGTTTTTCTTCTGGAGTGGGTTCTCTAAAGAAATCTTTACCGAAATAATAAGATAGTTTTTTTAAAGTATAACGAACTTGATCAACTGTCCATCCCAAATCATAAGCCATAGTTGTATGAGAAATATATAAACAAGGTTTCCATTTAATAGTGGAATCTTTTTTGTAAGCCTGTGTCCAAACAAAATTTATAACCCTTCTTTTGTTTTCAAGATAACAAAGCATAGTTCGTTCAGGAATACCAAGCCTTAACTCACTATCTGCAAGATTTTGAGTGAATTTAAAAGATTCAATAGGAAAGAAAAGATATTTCGGAAGATTAAACATTCTACGATAATGAGACCTTTTAGTTATCACAAAACGCCAAGTTTTTACCCCCTCTTCCTTTACGGGAACAGCCTCAACGTAAGTTAACTTTTCTTCTAAAAGTCTTACAGCCACCTTACGAGAAATATCACCAAAAACTTTACGAACAAAGTTCAAAAGTTCTTCTTTCGAAGAGAAAGATAGTTTTTCCAAATTGTGATGATTTTCTTCTTCACGGAAAGTTTTCACTTTAGCATTAATGCTATCATCATCGTAGCCACTTTTCTTTAATCTTGCTACAAGGGATTTTTTTCTTTTTTCAAAAGCAGCCTTTTCTAAATCTGACCGCAATATAAATGATGTTATGTCCATTTTATGAAAACCATTTAAAATTATACAACGAACTTAAATGTCATATCTTATATAACAATGCAAAGATAACAAATAAAATTAAAGACATAAAAAAGCACGTAAAAATATACGTGCTTTTGTGTCAATGTTTGGTATTGCGGTTACCAAAATTTTAAATGGTTTCTGTATAGTGCAAAGATACAGCAAAATTCGACAAATGCAAAAAAAACGAGAAAAATTTTACGAAACCAACATGCAGACACCCGTTCGCACGTCTCGCCACCGTCTCGCGTGCGCCCGTAGGGTTTCCTCCCCACCCTCCATCCCTAAGTCTTGTTTTTCGATTTTTCCATTCAAGCGCGTATGCGCGTGTTTTTCTTTCCCTCTTTTCTTTAATAGGAGTAATCCTATTTTTGTCCTATTTCTCTTTTTCTTAATAAGAGTTACTACTATATCTTTTTCATTCTTTTTCTCTTAATAGAAGTACTCCTACTAAAAAAGGAATCTTTGAAAGTAATCGTCCTAAGAAAGGCAATAGAAGGCAATTCCTATTGCCGAAATTGCTTTTCGGGGACTATAGTTATAAGAAAACTTTATGTTTTCTATATAATATATGTAATTACTACAGAATGTTGGGAAAAATGGAAAATGTAAATTTTTCATTGACCAAATGATGTTTTTAAGAACGAAGTTTACGAGTTTTGAAAAACAGAATGCAGTGTCCTTGTTCCCCAACATAGTCCCCTTTGGGAGGTCGAAAGGGGGTTGGGGGATTGGGTGGGGAAACATGAACAAGTATTGTTCATTTATACATGTATAACGATTATATAAGAGTTTATCTAATCCACTATAAAAGAAATTGAGGTCATAAACATATATTATCATAGATAAAGAAAATGGGTAGCAAATCAAATGACTGCTACCCACCCATCGAATAGTAAAAATAAGAATTTGAAGAAACTGTTGAGGCTTTGGTAAAGATTATGATTTTAACACACTATATCTGCTTTTGAAGATTTGGGTAGGAAGGTATTTCACAATAGTTCCTACCCTTTTTTGATGATCAGAACTTAATTTACACATATACTATGATTAAAATTCTTGGTCTTTTGTTTCGTTTTCTACTCTTTTGTCCAAAGGTAGTAAAGATTTCACAAAAGATTCATCGAATTTTATAATTCCTTTTTCTTTTTGTTCTTCTATGTATCGTATCTTTTCTTCATCTGTTACTTCCACAAGACCGGGAAAAGGATTTTGATCCCTGCCATATTCTCTTCTCATTCGTCTGGCAGCACTCCAACTTGGGTTACGTAAAATGCCATCACCTATTCTTAATAGGAATCTCTTTCCTGGAGTGAACCCTACCATCAATAAATCTTCATTTGATCTGTTTTGCTCTTTGGGAATGACTTCTACATCCATACTTCGCAGAAAGAAGTTTGACAAGAACGCTTTCATTACATCTCCATCCCATTCGTAATATAAGTACAAAAGCCTTCTTCTTTTGCTTATAAAATATTTTACTGTCCTTTCCATATTCCTATTTCTTTTTCTGTTTGTTCATGTCGTAATAGTTGGTAAAAATGAGATCAAGCCCAATCGTTCCGTTTTGTTTCAATTCAACTACACTAAATCCACCGTCCCAAAAGAAAGCAACAGTCTTGTAATCTGGTTTGTCTATATCTTCGACCATCCCTTCTTTCTTTAATCCTTTCTTCTCTTTCAGATAATCCAGAATTTCGTCCATAAAGGTTTTCATATCTTTCATATCGTAAATATCGAACTTTGTTTTGAGGCTTATAGAAGGAACTACGCCTAATTTTTCGTCAAAAACCTCATTCACATTTATCTGACAACCGGTATTGAGTTTATATTCTACGGATTTTTCATCAGAATCCAAAGCAATTCTTTCGCCGTAACATTCTTTTGGAATGAGTTTATCGGCTTCTTCAACTAAAAAATCTTTAGAAGAAGCATCCAATATTTTAAATTGGATATCCATGAGTTGATAGGTGTTCAATTCTTTGGGAGTTTCTTGCTCTTTAGAAATTTCTGATTCTTTAGAGGCTTCCTGTTTGCATCCACACATCGAAATAAGTGCAAATAATACACTGATAAATATTACTCTTTTCATGCTATTTTATTGCTTTTAATGATTTCACGTTTGATGTTGTTGTTTGTGTCCTCGGCCAGAGGAACTGCTATCAGGATTGAAAAAATCCAAAATCCTGTAAACCAAAGTAGGTGTTCGACACAGTTTACCAGATCGACCTTAAATAAGGTGATTGCAGCTCCTAAAAGATTGTACAGGGTACAGATGGTCAGGATGGATGCGATAATGGGTTTACCGGTGTAATAAAGCCCAAACCCTCCCCACATACAGGTCATAATAAAAGCCCTAAACAGCTTTTTCTTTCTCGCTTCATAAAGCAACGCTTGTCTTTCCGTCATCTTTACTTCCATATCTTCTATTAGTTTTTGATTGTATAATTGATCTTTGTGTTTTCTTCTGTACAAGATTGTGTCCAGAGTGAAGGGATTTCTATTTCCGTTTCATCTTCTGTCATCATTAAATCTGCTTCAGATTCTTTACCAGCAACGAAAAACGTTCCACTTTCTGTAAAGGTAAATTCTTCATAATCATCTTTACCGAAAAATACTTTTGCCAAAATAGGATAGTTGTTGTTGTTCGGATTTTCAAAAGAAATGATTTCCACTCTCCTACCATTTCTTGTGCAGACGGGTTTGCCTACTTTTGCTTCTTCTAAATTGAAAGGTTTCATGATTGTTATTTTTATTGTTGTTACTTGATTGTGCTGCAAAAGTAATATCGTTTTTGTACAAAATGCAGTCTATGGAGTTAAATTACTTTAAAATGTAACATTTTAGTGTTACACTCTCGTTAATGGAAACAAAAACTCCCGTCCCTCAATAAAGAAGAACGGGAGAAAACATGAAAGAATTGATTGTCTAAGCAAGCGATTGGATCAACTTCAAGTAACATGACAAAGTTAGGAATTTGACGGGTGATTCCAACGAATTTTCGTCAAATTCATAGTCATTCAGCCATTTTTCCAATGCTTTTATGTCAATATATTGCCATTTTTCCTGTTTTAGACACTCTGCAAGTGCAGGAAAAGCATATTCTTTATCCTCATTAAACTTTTTGCACACTCTTTTGAGATAATTTTTCCTACCGGCATACCAAACATCACCCGCAGATGACATACAGTAATAGGAATTGTCCTTTCTTTTTACTCCAAACCGTGTCACGATAGGGAAATACACCCTATCAGCAAGGAAAATGAAAGGAATATACCAGACACCGTACAAAAAGGTCATAAATCCGTTCAATTTCGCTTCCGGTACAAACTTTTTGAGGGTTTTTCTGAATCCGTAAGCAAAATACCAATTGTTCGCGCCTCTTTTTACCTTTACAGTGTATTTCAAATGATTGTTCCTATCCTCTACTCTGTCCCAAGGTTTCAGCTTTTCTGTATTCATGGATGGAAGGTAAGTCCAAAAATGCTTTAGCGCACTGAAATAGGGATTGTAAATGGTATGTCCGTGATCAGAAACATAGGAAAGGATGTTTTTCAGTATTTCTTTTGCTAAAATGCCTGTTTTGTGATCTTCCATCCCCTCCGCTATTAATGTAAGAGATGGAAGTAAGTTCCAAATTTGGTCTTGTGATACAAAAGGAGAAAAGCAGGGGTCTTCATTTTCAAGTTCGATACCGTTCGAGTAACCGCTTTCTATTTTGTAAGCATTAAAAAGGTCTTTTGAATTTACCGATATGTCGTCTCTAAGGAAGAATCCAGGCTCGTATTTAAAATATACTTTTGGATTCTTCATCTTTTCATCCTCATAGACACTCAAAGAAAGTCTTTCTATTGATTTAAGACACCAGTAAATTTTATCTACACAAGATTTATCCCCCAGCACAGCTTCTATATACAAATAATGTAGGTATTCCGCCATATTGATCGTCCCGTCTCCCCAATATAAGGTTTTCAGCCCTGTTGTGTTACTCTTTGTCACTTTACTTGCTGGGATATTAGTTCCCCGGCAATTGTAGTTCTCTGCCACTACTACAAAATCTTTAAAGAAAATGCTTTTCAGTTTTGTATATTTTTCGTCTATTGTCATAGCTGTATATATTAATGTATAGTATAATAAAGGCGGAACTTTCGCCCCGCCTGAACCAATAAAAACAAAAGTGTGATGAAGAAGATTATTCCTTTTTCTTGGTAAACAATCCAAACAGCCATTCAATAAGCCCGGAATCAAAAACGCCGTTCGATGCTAATCCTGCTCCAAATCCCCATAAGAGTGCTTGCCACCAATCCAGACCTTCAAACATTCCAAGATTGAATCCCCAGGCAAACATTCCAAGTCCGATACCGATCACCCAAGAGATGATCCGTTGTACCCATTCGGAAGGTTCTACTTTGAAAAGTTTCTTGATAAATTCGGTTACGACTGCTGTAACACCCACTACTCCTGCAAAAGTAGCGAAATTTGCAGCGTAATCTACTGTTTCTTCTGGAAGTTCCCCTTGTGCAAAAATACAGGCGACATAGGAGAACATAAAAGCCAATGTCAATAAAATTTTGTTCATGATGTGATTTATTTTGAGTTAATTAACCGCTTCAAAGATAAAGGAAAAGGGACACTTTCGCAAGCATCCCTTTCAATTACTGTTTATCGCCAATGATATAATTACTTCATTCAATTCATCTATTATCAGTTTCTTTTCACTCCCAACTTAGCTCTATAAGCCTGTCGAAGATTTTCTACTACGATTTCCAAAGCATTTACATTCATGCTTTCGATGATTTTCACTCCCGGCACATTTGTTCTCCAGATAGCGTTTCCGTTATCATCAATAGTCTGTTCTATTGTTGCGTCCGGGTAAATCTTTTGCAGTTTTACCTTAGCTGCTTCCAACCTTTCTTGATATGTAGCCATAACTGTATTCTTTTTGTTTTCAAAAGTAAGTCCTCTCCTATTTAAAAACAAATACTTTAACAAATGTTAATAGTGTTGTAACATTATACTGTTACATATATCTTTGCACCAACATGAGAAAAGATAGGCGAACAGAAAGCAGATTGATTAAGTCGGTAATGACGTATCTTGTAACAGATGGTTTAGCAAAGGTATGCACCCTTGACAACGAGATGATCATTGTTTCTATCGCAGTTGTTCTTATTAGTGTTATTTTAACACTAAAAGTTTTTGACTGAATTTCGATAAAAATGTAACATTATATTTTGTCATGTAACATTAAAGTGTTACATTTGCGGCAGAATAAAGAAAACGATTTTAAACTTAATGCAGAAAAATGGATTAAAAATCAAAGAGATCATGCAAGAAAAAGGTATTTCTGTGACCCAGATGTCAAAAAAATTAGGAGTAACAAGACAGTCTCTTTATAGATGTCTGAATGGAAATCCTACCATGAACCGGTTAAAAGAAATAGCTGATATTCTTGATGTATCTCCAAAAGACTTATTTGGCGATGAGAAGAAGGGTTGATTTATTTATAGTAACAAACAAAATTAAAACTAAAAGTATGGAAACAAATTTTAAAGAAGGCGATGTTATCCGAATCAAAAACCTTGATTGGTACAATAACAACAAAGATAAAAATGGGAGTATAAATGTAACCGGCTACTCTTGTTCATTCACAAAGGCGTTAAGCGAATTTTGTGGTAAATGTTTTGTCATTTCTAAAATAGAAGGTACGAATTTCTATTTAAACGATCTGTCTTTCGTATTTTATGAATGGATGTTTGAACCGGAGAAATACGAATTAAAACCTTTGGATATAACCAAAAATTCTTTTGGAACTAACAACCCTTTTATTTTCAATGCTGCAAAGAAGCCTATTTCTGTTTGTGGTGTAATTTCAGTACCTTTATATATCGCAGTAAAGATTCAGGAAACACCAAAATTCCAGCCTTTTCAAAAAGTGCTTGCAAAAGATTCTGAGAAAGGGATATTTGATACTTGGCATTGTTGTTTGTTTTCTCATACTTCAAAAGAAGGCAAATATTTTACCTCTTCCGGTATGTGGGATGAATGTATTCCTTTTGAAGGAAACGAACATTTGATAGGAACAAAAGACGATCCTAAAAAACAATAATCCAGAGTTTCCATATATTTTTAAGTTTTCCGGCGGGACAGCTCATCATCTTCCCGTTAAGATCGGCTTCCGCCGGGTTTTATCTCATTTTTAATTACTGTATCGCAATGGCTTATTTTATCTTACAAAACAGAAGATTGCCCAAACAAGCTGTAACAGGCTTCAAGTTTCAAAATGAAACAGATAACATTCGTCCTTTTCTTTCAATCAGAATAAGAGGAAAAGAAGAAATCATTCCTTTTAAAGAGAACAAAGACATGTCTCCTGTAAAACAGGATCTTTGTTCTGTATTCCCCAAATTCGTAAAAATAGGTGACTGGTATCTCAAAATGTCAGAGATCAGAGAATACAAACCGGTAACTGCCGAGGATAGAAATCCTTACATCTTATTCAAGACATCTAAGTTTGGAAATATAAAAGTTCGTTTTCCGAAAGACGAAGACATGAATGCAGAGTTATTGGTATTAGATCAACTTTTTGATGTAGAATAATCTAATCATCTCAAAAACAACAAAATATGGAAACGAAAGACAGAACAAAAACAGAAGTCTCTATTGAATTAAGGGAAGTTCAAAGAGAAATCAGTAAAGCAAGAAGTACAAGAAATTGGGCAAAAATTTCTTTTCTGAATCAAAAAAGAATACGCCTGCAAGAAGAACTGGATTATCTGAAATCTAAAGACAAATTCTATTATCAAGAACAAAATTTAGAAAAATCACTTGTTTCTTGGGCAGCAAAGACACTCAATCTTTCTCTCAATATGGCTGATTTGTCTGTATATTATCTGGACTTGTATTTGCTTCATTTTAAAGAAAGAGGCTTTGTTCCTACCGATGAATGGAAAACTAAAGAAAAAGCATTTCATGAAGCTACAAAAGAGCTTGCAGAATATATGCGATATTTCTTTAAAGGTAAATCTTCTGACGACAATTCGGAAAGTATGTCGGAACTTATGGATTTGATCGAAAGAGACTACTATACGGATAGAGAAAAAGTTCATCACAAACAATACGAAGAAAAGCTATGACAAATTTGAATAAATTTTTGGGAAGATGCGGGATTGCGTTGTTATTCGTATCGCTATTTGCAATTGGTTTTAAACTTTATTTTGGGTTGGAATGATCATTCTTGCTATTGAAATGATTGTCGTAGCTGTTATAGTAGATGAAAATTGTTAAAGTAACTGAACATCATGGACAAATTATATTTTAAAACACGAAAAGAAGAAATTCAATCTAAGATTGATAGTTGTAAGAAAGAAATGAAAGAATTAGAGAATGAATACATAGTCTCTAATCAAAAATTCCCTATTGGGAGTAAAGTTTGTTTGACTATTCCCGCTTATGAACTCCGAGGTCTCGGTATTAATAGAATAAGAATAGTTCCAGAAGAAAAGAAGTTTGCTTATGTAACTGGATATGAAATTGTGGCAAATGAAGTTGTTCCTATTCTTATGAAAGCAAAGAAGGATGGAACAATATCTAAATTAAGAGAATACACATTATTTAGTAAATTTACAATTGAATTAGCAGAGTAGGTATGAAAAAAGAAGATATAACAAAAGCATCTTCTGTCTTCAAAAAGACAGTGAAAAGGGAAATAGGGAACTTTCATAATGATATAAGCCTAAACAGTGTTGCAGTTGCCTTTAGAGAGGGTGTTAATTGGTTTATAGATTTTGTATGGCACGATAAAACAGTAAAACCCAAAATTGGTGAGTTTATTGTTTGTGTCCATGAGAAAGGAAAACTGATGGGCATTCTTCAAGAGGATCAAGTTTTTATATCGTCCCGTCCAGGGTGTATTCTGTATCATTTCGATGAAATGATAAAATGGGCATATTTGAATGATTTGTTAGGTATTATAGAAGATTGAGTTATGACATTTACCAAAGCATGTTTTATACGCAAAAATACCCCAGAGCTTCGCAACAAATTAAAAGAGTTGGGGTATGAACCGTCAGAAAGAGTATCTGATGATAATGAATTGTGTTTGGCTACAGGAATGGACAAATTCACTACCATTAAAAACGAAACTTTTGATTCTTGTAATCCACATACGACATGGAATTGTGCCGGACGGATAGATTGCAATTATAATGAAGAACTTTTCTTGGCTATTGCCGCAATAAGAAACGATACAGACGCAAACCAATGGTTTATATCTCGACAAGGACTTTTTGCTTTCAACAAACAGAATGAAAATATGTCGGAAGTATCTACTAATTGGCGTAAAGCTACTGTTGAAGAATTAATTGAATATTTTAAGGAGAATTGAATCATGGGTAAATTAACTACATTGAATATAGCAGAAAGAGATGAGATTTAAGAAGATTGAATCTCTGAAAAGCAGATTGTTAAACTTGAAAAAATGAAATTTTGAAATGAAGGAATTTGATTTAGAAAAAGCGAAAGCCGGACATCCGGTATGTACAAGAGATGGGCATGAGGCAAGAATCTTGTGTTTCGATAGGGAAGGGCAACATCCTATTGTGGCCTTAGTAAAAGATGCTGGCAATGAAACTATTTTCTCTTATAACAATATGGGAAGATATAGTAACGATGGAAGGGGATATCTGTGTGATCTTTTCATGAAATCTGCAAAACAAAAGAGATGGATAAACTTGTACAAAGATAAAGATGGACTACTGTTCCCGGGACTTAATCTTTTTGAATCTGAAAAAGAAGCAAAGGATAGGATGGAATCAGGTGAAAAGTCAAGTCGTTTGTATTACAAAACAGTAAAAATAGAATGGGAAGAATAAGGTAAAAAACAAAAGAATGAATATGGAAACTAAGAAAAAGACATGTCCTAAGTGTGGACAAGAAGATGGGTCGGGACAAAATAAAATCCATGATATGAACCCAGAACATTTTGTCAAATGCGATATCCGTTCAATTATGGAAAGAGACGGTGTTTGCTACCATTGTGCATTTTGGATAAGAATGTACGAACAACACAAAAATGATCCCAATTGGTTGATTATAGATGGAACATCGTACATTGCTAATCCATTCGTTCCTAATACAAATAACAAGACAAGACGATTTATGGGTTTTGGTGGTAGGACGATGGAAGCCATTAAAAATTCTGGTGAAAAGGTGATATCTAATGATTGGTGGCATCAAGGTGATGTGCCGAAATGCTTTAGAGATATAATACCGGATAACGCGAAGTGGAACAACAGCAAACAATAAGAAATATGAATAAGAGAGAAGCAAAGATATTGGCGTTAGAAACCTTTGCCAATAATGTAGAAATACTTATTGAATCAGCCGGCGTATCAGACAAAATCCGAACATCTAAAGACTGTGATTTGATTAACATCGCCTTTGAGGAACTGGCTGATAGTTTGCAGAAAAGAGCGGATAAATTGAAGTCTAACAACAAACAATAAAAATCATAGAAAGACTTTTTACTATGAAATAGGGTATTTGTTCCAACAATCTTGCTATATTTGCAGCGCAAGCTACATTGATGCAGGTATAACAGGTTTTCGGAAAACAAAAGAAACGAAACCAATAACCGTTCTATACATAATAAACGGCTTTCGCCTTCCCAACGTTAAGGAAACCTCTATACTTCCTAATGTGGCTTGCAACCGGGAAAGGCAAAGCCGTTTTCTTTTGCCTACGAACATAATTAAAATACAAAAGTTATGAACAAAGAAATTGAAATTTTAGTAGAAGATCAGTTGATCCCTATCAAGAATAATGATGGGAGAACAGTGGTAAACGCAAGAGACTTGCATGAGTTTCTTGAAAGTAGAAAGGATTTTTCAAGCTGGATAAAGGATCGAATTGAAAGATACGATTTGACTGAAAATGAAGATTATGTGGTTTTCACCGAATTTGGGGAAAACTCAAAAGGAGGTAGACCGAAGAAAGAATACGCTCTTACTTTGGATGCAGCAAAAGAATTGTCTATGGTAGAAGGAAATGAGAAAGGGAAACAAGCCCGGAAATATTTTATTGCTTGCGAAAAGAAATTGAAAGGGGAAAATCCGTCTTATCTGATTGCCGATCCAATCAAACGTGCAGAAAAATGGATTCAAGAAGAAAAAGAAAGGCAGTCTCTAAAAGAACAGACAAAACAGCTTGCAGAAGAAAACAAAAACTTGGAGAACCAAATAGAAGAAGACTTGCCCAAAGTGATTTTTGCAATGGCTGTAACCGAATCCAAACGTTCCTGCCTTGTTGCCGAACTTGCAAAGATCATCTGTCAAAATGGAATGGAGGTAGGACAGAACCGATTATTCAAGTGGCTTCGCAAAAGAGGGTATCTTGGAGTGAAAGGAGAATACTACAATCAGCCTATGCAAAGATGGGTAGAAGCAGGAATGTTCGAAATCAAGAAAAGAACGATTACAAAACCGAACGGTGATCTGATTACGGTAAGCACACCTCTTGTAACCGGAAAAGGGCAAGTGTATCTCGTGAACAAGTTCTTGAAAGAATATATCTCAAAATGAAAATTAAAAAATCACCCGATTTGTCGCAATATAATGTTACATTTTAGTCTGAAAATACTGTTTGACATATTATATTGTGACAAATCCATAAAAAGTTTGTTACTTATAAATACTCTCTCCCTCTCTCCTACCCAAATGTTAAAATCAAAAATCCATGTTTTAGACATTAAAATCACTCTATTTTGAGTCAAAAATATACAATAAGTAAATTCATTTTCGCCTATAAGGGAAGTCGGAAATTCAAAATTCATAAATTATTGATATTTAATTGTTTAACTCAAAAACTATCCAAAACTGCACTTTTTCACCTTATTGAAAAATATACAATAAGTCCAATCACCATTTTCTTGTCTCATTTTACCTAAATTGTTAAAACCAATCTGAAAAAGTAAAAGTAAATGGTTGCATTTTGATGCGAAAATAGTTAAGGAAGGTAAAATAGGAGGAATTGTACTTTAAGAGGCTAAAAATTCATTCATTTAGGCGTAATTTGTAGCAATCCAGTTGTGTCCATAGTAGGAGATTTACCCTATTTTGTAACAATAAACTATTACATTTTAGCCTGTTTTTAGGTATTTGTTGGTATCATTTTAATAGAGATAGCCTTTGTTTACTTTACAAATAGTCAAAATTCAAAAACAGTCGAAAAATAAGCTGAATGAAACCCATCAAAAATCACATAAGTCTGAAAATCAATAATTTAAATTTTTCAATTTTCGTCCACTCCCTTATAGCGAAAAAAGTTTTGAAAACCCGATTTTTCCTACTTTCATTTTGATAGAAAAATCAATTGTTTCTACATCATTTTGTCAAAATAGGGAGATTTTATGTATTGAGCGAAGCGATTGTCCCTCGGAAGGGAGAAAGAATCCGTGAGGATTCCCCTTCCGAAAGAAAAACGGATAGACCAACCCACCAAAAATCGCCAATAGAAGTCCAAATCCATATTCTCGTACATACCAACAAAGAAAAACAGGAAAGTCAAACCTATAGGAAAGGAAAAGAAATACCCCTCCCCATTCAAAAAGAGAAAAAGAAGATATTGCAGATAAAACAATGTTTCTACTATAATAGAAAAAGTAGGATGGTAAATTGCCAATAGGAGTGCATTTTTGAGATTTTATATACATAAGATGCTGAAAATCAATAGATTGAAAATATACTTATTTTGAAAAATCCCCACCAAGAGAACTATTTGAGAACTTTTTCTTGTGGATGGAGAAAATAAATGACTGTTTGTAAAAATCGCCTATATGGAGAGCAAAATAAAACTTTTTCTTGTGACGTATTAGGCACGCCACCTCAATATGGAGAGTCCTCAAACAGTCCCTAAAGATACCCTACTAAAACAAAATACCCCCGGATAACCTGCTTTTCCGCTTATTTCTGGCACTTTCTTTTCAAAATGATACACCAATACCACCCAAAAGGAAATAAAGCCTTAAAAACGATTATTTGAGATTATGGAATTGGATCACAGGAACGGGAAAAGGAGAAGCAAAAAGGATATAGAGGGAGTGCCACCTACTTACATACTCCATGTACAAGGATAAAAGGTATAGGAGTGCTTGTGCCAAAATGAAAATTCTATGTATATAGATATATCTATATACATAGAAAAACGAAATATAAGGATATATCCAGAGCAAAAGAAGATATAAATGCATACGAAGCTATATATGATACTCGTATATACAGGTAATGCCCTATTATATCAAAATAGGGTTATTTGTGTCAAATTTGAAAGGTTTCAGCTTAAAATATCCCTATTTTTATTGTAAAAAGTACAATAAGTTAAACTCTTTTTGCCTATAGGGCGTAATCGAAAAATTAATTCATTTAAAATATTGATTTTTAGCAAGTTATCTATTTTTACTTCAAAAACTCGATTTTTTAGAGTGATTAAAAATTATACAATAAGTGATTTACTCTATTTTAGTGTCAAAAATGAAAAGTATTGAAGTTTTACAGGTGAAAATAGGTACATTTTGGTATTAGTATAGCTCTCAAAAATGGCTCGTACATGGTGCGTTGCAGCACCATAGAGCCATTTTTAAAAACAATAGATATATATAACTCCCGTAAAAAAGAAAGGCAATGTATAGAGTATAAAAATAGATATAGAAGGTGATCAACAACTATAGGAATAGAAGCGAAAAGTAGACAGCAAACACAATCGCAAACACTCCAAGTACCGCTTGAATAGTGGGAAAGGTAGGATAATAGAAGGATAGGAGGGAAAGGATTGGGGGGAGGGTGATGGCAGGTGAGGCGGACAATTACATACACAAACACCTCTAAAATTATAAATTCTAAGTTTCAAAGCTAAATTTTTAAAATATGCACCTAATAGAGATATACCAAAGTTTACAAACCATACAAAAAGAAATATCTGCATTTAATAAAATCATATAATCTAAATTTTGAAGCATATCTAGAAATACATAAATCTAAAAAGTCACAAATCACATTTTTACACCTACCTACTTATCTAACATTTTCATATTTACATTCCTTTGATTTCCTTCTTTTCTCTTTTTCCTATTCGTTATAACTTTTAGTTATAGTTTTTTCGACATGCTTTTTCTATTCTTTTTTCTTTTATTTTGATAGGTATTTGTGTAATTTGTTAATATTCAAATAATTGTGTATCATGCTATTTAGATTCATTCTAAATAAGGTTTTCTTTATTGGTATTAAGTTATAACTATTTGTTTTAAAATTGAGGTTCCGCCCGCGCCGGCGCGCTTTCGCTTCGCCTCAATTTTGATATAAGTAACAAACAAAACAAAGAAAAACAATCAAATTAACCTTTCTTAACTATAAAACCTTTGGTATGTAACATTAAAGTGTTACATTTGTAATGT